CGTAGCCCAACAGAGAGCCACTGCTACTCGATTAGAGGGAATGGGTCTTGGTGGAAATCTTTCAAAGCCAGCCCAAGAAGCTTACACAAAGTCTATCAATCAGACCAAAGTGGCGATGGACAAGTTCATTTCAGATCAAGCAAAAGGTCTAGAATATTCCGCTAAATTGATCAAGAAACAAGAAGATGGCTTAAGAAGTCTAAGAGCCACACAGCAAAATATGACCAAAGATTCGAAAGAATATTTGGATGTACAAGAAAAAATCCAGAGAGCTGAAGCAAACATTTCTAGACAAAGAGAACAAGTAGCGGGCCGCTATAATGCTCTTAATCAGGGAATAGATGCCAGACAAGAAATGGATGCCACATTTCCAAAAAACAGATTCCAAAGGGTCATGGCTAGTCCCTTCATGGGCGGCGGCATACGTGCTGGTGGATTTGCAGCAGGCTTGGCTGGAGTTGCGGAAACTGGAAGTAGATTTGCTGGATATAATCAAAGGCTTGAGGAAGCTAGAGGATCAGCCATCCAAGGGACTGTTGGTCAAGATCTAGCTAGAGTTTATGGCGGTAAATCTGCGTTTGAGCAGATGTTTATGCAGGAAAGAGGTGCAGCAGAAGGCTTATCTAAGCAGAAAGAAGACAGAAATAGAATCACCGACTACATAAAAGGTCTTGCTGGAGTTGCGCTTATAGGTGCAGGTGCGGGATTGTCAACCACTGGAATCGGAGCTACCATAGGTGTTCCAATGATGGCGGGCGGCGTGGGAATGCTTGCTAATGATCGATCTCGTTTAGCTGTAACTGGAGGTGGTCAAGCATATGAACAAATGCTTGGTTCAGAAAGAGCGAAAGATTTTCGGACTAATTTGGAAAATTTAAAAAATCAAGATCCAAGAAAAAGACTTGCCTTAGAAGCATATGAGCAGAACTATAGAGGAGAACTCGATACACAGAGAACGCTAGGCTTGAGTGATCAAGAACTTCGTGGTGGCGGAGGATTCCAAGCGCGAGGTCATCAAGCGGGATTCATGAATGATCAGATGACTGGGATGGCACAAAGCATCGTCGGTGCTGGCGGATCGGCAAGGATGGGCGGTCAAGCACAATTTGGTCTTCAGATGCAACGTGCTGGGTTGACAAATGCCAGTGGAATACTTGGTTCTCTAAGTAATTCTATTCAATCTCCAGAATCCACAAAACAAGCCACGATTAGTATCATGGCAGAAGCGTTTCAGCGAGGATTAGATAGTACGACATTCGCTGAAGAAAATAGACGATTCACTCAGACTGTTGCTCAAGCTATCGGAAGAAGCGGTGCTACCAATGTAGAAGATCAAGATAGAATTTCTAGGCTTATGGGCCAATTCCTTGGTGAAAGGACAAATCGTGGAGTTGAAGCCGCAGGAACTGCTTATGAAGCATTCCAGCAAAGAGGATCGCAGACTTCTGGTCGCCGTGGTGCTGTTAGAATGGCTGAAGCAATGAGCGATCCTAATTTGAGTAAGCTTGATACGCAAGAAATAAATGAACTCATGGCAGCTAGACCAGATCAATTAAATTCTACTAACCCAATGGTTATGGCATACGCTAAGAAAGCTGGATTAAATCCAGATCAATTATTGGATAGTTTGCAGAGTGGAAGAAATCAATCGCGCTTCTTAGTTCCTGGTAGAAAAGCGAAGGCCGATGAATATTCGAAAACTATAAATGATTATTTGCAAGTTAACGGCATGAGTTACGCTGAATTCGCCGAAAAGGCTAATCGTGGCGGCAATGAATTAACTGGTCAAGGCGCCCAAGGCGCTCAACAAGCTTTTGGTATGTTGCAAGGTTTGATCAGTATGGAAAATCCACAGGGTTATAACGAGAAAGACATTACTGCTCAGGCTGGCGAAGAAATCAATGCACGTAATCCTAATGCTCCTGCAGATCAAAAAGCTAGGGCGCAAGCTGAACTTGAAAGACGAGATAGGATGGGAGACCAAGTAGAAGCCGCAGGTGCTGCAGGTGAAGATCAAGCAAGAAAAGCTTTAAATGAATTGACACCCGATATAAGAAAAATGGCCGACGCTGCTAACTTATTCACTGATGCTATTACACATGCTGCTACTACATTGCAAAGGCAATCACCAGGTCAATTGAATCAATTGCCTCAAGGTGGAGGGATGAATCTGGACGTTATGAGTCGTTTCAATACATCTACTATTGATCCACAACAACCTCAAGGTGGAGTTCCTAAACAGTAATGGCTCAGACTAAAGCTTTCACCAAATTCATAGGTCCATTTGGATCAGATACTTCGGAGGGCAATCTAGTAAATGAATCTAGTCCTGCTTGGGTACTTACGTTTGTTAGATGGAACGTAAGAGATACTCTTAGGGCTATTCCTGAATCTGGAGTTTCCGCAGACTTGTTAGCAGTCAGACGACCGTTGGTTGTAGAAAATGACTGTATACAGGTTACTACCACTTCTAATAAATCTACACTTACTCCTTCTATGACTGCAATTCTTAAAGAAACCGACGAAAATTATGCTACTGCCATTGCTCCAGGAGATTTTGTCTTTGTTAATATGCTCAATTGGGAATCTCATGCCAGGGCAGTTGTAGACATTGCAAGATCCAAAAATATTGGACCTATCAATAAGCAAAATCAAGGCTTCAAGGGCATATACAAAGTTCAAAGTGTTAGAAAGACAATCTCCGTAGACCAGGAAACGGGGATAAAACAGGTAGTGATAAGAGTTGACGGTTATGCATTTACTGAGTTTAACAATTCTATTTACTATAATCCTTATCTGCGAACCGATGTTCAGGGTACTCCAAAAGACGATCTTTTGTTTGCTTCAAATATTCATTTAGATTATAAACAATTGATGACTGGCGACAAGAAATTCTACACTCAAGATCTCATAAAATTTTTGATACAATCTTTCATTGGTGTAGGCATTACTGATCAAGGCGGAACTTTTGCAGCTGGCTCACCAATAACCGCAAATACTCATTTTTACATTCCACAACAAGTTGGAATTTTTCTTGGATCTCCACAAGCTAAATCTGCAAAAGACGTATACAATTATTTATTTGGTATTCAGCATTATTCTACTTCACAGAATCAATCTTTGGCAATTGGTATGAATCCTTCCAATATTAATCCTACTGTGGATAATAGATTTTACAATACTAACATACCGTGTGAAGGCCAGTCTATAATTAAGGCTGAGTATTGGAATTGTCAGAATGCGTGGTCAATTTTAAATCAGTATACCAATGCTCCGCTTAATGAGATGTATACGTGTTTTAGGATAGCGCCCAATGGTTCTGTTATGCCAACCGTGGTATTGAGACAAATCCCTTTTACTACGGATTTTTTCAGTACTAGCACAGATCCCACTCAGCAATCAACTAATGTGACCGTATTCTCTTCTCTGCCCAGATGGCAAATTAGTTCTGCTTTGATTACCGCATCTGATATAGGTAGGGACGAGGCCGCCAGAATTAATTTCGTGCAGTTCTATGTTCAGCCAGGTGGCGATCCAACTAAAGCCGATGGATTTATTGCTCAACAAACCGCAGATAGAAATTATTCGTATGATATCAATGACGTAATGAGAAGTGGCTTGAGACCACACGTCATTACTACCAATTTCGACGATCTAACCATTCTTAAAGATGAGAAAGTCGGTAGAAAATGGGCGCTTATCATGGGCGACGCTCTGATCGGTGGGCATCTGAAAATGAACGGCACCATAGAGTGTATTGGTATAGCTCAACCCATTGCCGTGGGCGATAATTTACAATACGATCAGATGGTATTTCATATTGAAGAAGTGACTCATAACTGTTCGATCAATCCTACAAACGGCGTGAAGAGTTTTAGAACGATATTGAAACTTAGCAATGGCGTCTCTCTATCGACTACGAATACTGGTATAGCGTACCCAGAAATGGTCTACACGAATGCCTACAATGATCGTAAAAATGATTATAATAATATTGATCAAAACATGCCTGGAGTTTCTGAAGATCAAGACGTTTCCTATCGTCTAAATAATCCTTCTCCTACGGCAAATCAGGTTAAACGTCCAGATGCCCCTTTTGCTCAACCAGGTCAAATAATTAAGGTAAATACACCAGACGAATCAAATGAATAATTTTCTTGGCAATGGAACAGTATTACCTTCTGGGCTTCTTACGCATAATCCTGCGGCAAGAATGGACGCTTTTAAGAAGACATTTCAAAACACCACGATGAAAGTGGGCGTAGTAGTTGCTACTTATCCAATTGATGATTCCAACAATATCAGTAAACTTTTTCAAGAATATGACATATTGGCATTCGAACAAAATGATAATAGCGGTGCTTCAGTAGGAATATACAAAAACTGCTATATGGCCTCTTCTCTTGGCGGCCTAGCAGATTGGTTCGAAATGAGCATCAGGAAGGTTGAAAAAATCACCACAAAAGGTCCTGTACCCCAATTGTCTGGCCAGAACGGATCTATAGTATTGTTGCTATGTTTGAATGGAGCGTCGGATACTGGAGTAATTGTCGGTGCTCTTGGTCATCCAGATAGACCAACTACTATCACTTCTGACGTTCCGCATTTAGAAGGCGAATACAACGGCGTTCATATAGTAGTAAATGCTGATGGTAGTACTAGTCTTACGTTCCAAGGTGCCACAGATAATAATGGCAATGTTGTAGATTCTACTCAGGGCAATACCGTAATGAGTATAGCCGCCGATGGATCCTACCAGGTTTCCCACAGCACCATAACACAAAACTTTAATCGAAACGGTAACGCCAGTTTGACGGCCACTAATGATATCTCCAACACCACACAGACTAACTTCAATGTAACTACACAGAAAGATGTCAATGTAAATGCTACAGGAAATATAAATACGCAGTCAAACAATTTAGTAATAAATGCATCTGGATCCGCAAACATCCAGGTACAAAAATGGATTTTGCAGTCTCAGTCTGATGTCAATTTGACTGGTCAAACCGTTCAAGTATCAGCCGCCTCGATGGCTGGTATTAAAGCGCCTTCTATTGCAATGGATGGAGCAATATCAGTTGGTGGACCAAGTGGTAGTGGACAGCCGCTTTTACTAATGTCAGCAGTATTCATGGGGATAGGTAATTTAGGTCTTCCCGTCATTTCGCACGCTATCTCAGGATTTTCGGTCAACTCGCTCGCAACATAGGAGGCGACGTGGATTTTACACAAATGGCATTACAATTATGGCCCTGTTGGCTTATGGGTATAATCATGATTTATTTGACATGCGCATCAAAATATGGGTACATGATGCGTGTAAGTTTGAAAGGACTATTTACATTTGGTAAGTTTCTTGCTTGCATTACGTTATTTAGATTCTTGATGTTTAAATTTTTGATACCTCATGATATGATTGGACAGATTCAGCAATCGGCAAATTTTATCCCACTGGGTGCGGTTTTTGGGGTATTTTGGGAAGATGCATGCCACTCCCTACCGCTAGTTTTGGCGTCCCGCATGTTCAGAGATAAGAAGTGGTATAAATATTTGGCCACTCCTTTGCTAGCCATAGTAATGGCATCTTTTGCCTGTGGACACATTTATCAAGGCTGGGGACCCGCAATGGCGATTTCTTTGTATATCCCCATGGGAATGAATTTAGGAAAGAAACATGGATTTGGAACAGTAATGCTGGGACACATTATGTATGACATGTCAACTTTAATAATGATTAAATATCTAATCGGATAGCAATGGCAGACGAGAAAGAAGATCCCAAAAGTCCATATGGACAATATACAACTGCCGATGTGGTCGAAGTTGAAGCTGGCCATTATTTTATACAGGTCGGCGGGGATATTTTTTCTTTTGATGGAAAGATGGCTTTTACCCGTGATAGAGTGGAAAAGCTATACGACAGTATCCATGGAGATTTGATGGCCATGAAAGAAAATGGGACCAATAAACAAAAAGAAGACGCGGAAAGTTGTTTATTGCTTTTGCGTATTCATCCAATGCGAGTACACTAATGATAGTTCAGGCCGACAGAATTTCTTTTTCATCTTATCAAGTACTTGCGCCTTCTCAAATCAAGAGCATTCAGCAAGCACAAGCTACTCTTACTGCGCAAATCGCTCAGTCTCAAGCATTGGATACGGCTAATGATAATTTATTCGCTCCAGTAAATACCCTAGTTACGCAATACCAGAATGAATTTAACTACATAGACGGCAATACCAGAACTACTATAACAGAGCAAAATATCACCGATGCTGCCAATAGAGTATTAAATAACTTCTTTTTTCCAAATAATACTCAAAATTCTGTCGGTCCATTGGCACCCAATAATATATGGACGCAAACTATGCCGTTTGCTATGTGCGCTGGCATCGGTTTACCTTACTCTGGTACTTTTCCAACTCCTTCTTCCACTGGTGAAAATGAACTCATCACTGTTATTTTGGCTTACGTCTCCGATCCAGGATCTGGAGTTTTGGATCCAATTGTAAACAATTACATTGCAACTTTAAATAATGAATCTACCGCACTGGCTGCCAATACGGATACTAATAGTGGTAATCAAGCACAAAATACTGCAGCTGCCAATAACATCAGTAATGTAATTTTACCTGCTCTCAATTCTTACATTTCTTCTCCAAACTTTACCGCTTTGCAGATTGCCGTGAATACTAGGAAAACTTTTATCACCACAAGAATATCGCAACTGGGCACAATTCTTGGCTCGATTACGCAGAATATATCCAATGGATCCATAACCGCCAGCAGTGGTCTGTATGGTCAGAGATACGGATACATGAATTTGAGACTTAATGCTTTGAATGGTTCCTTGACAATTTTGGCAAATCTGCAAGCGGCGAATAATGCACAGAATTCTACTATTAGCAATATACAGGCCAATTCTACGACTTACTATGGCATACTACCAACAAGCGGTTTTCAATCAAGCGCTAACGGTACTGCGTCTGTCTCTTTGATTAATGCTAGCTTCGTAAGTCCTGGCGATTCTGTATATGTCACAGCAGATAATCAGATAGAAATGCAACTTGCCGTGAAAGCTGTGGCGGGAAATTCCGTTACTTTGAGCAGTGCGGTACCATCAAAGTATACTACCGCTAGCAATGTCAGACTTTACAAAGATCTAACTTAAGCGATTTGTACCACTTTTCACGTCGCATTCAAAAGTGGTACATTAAGGATCGCAGCGATTAAACATTTCATCGAGATATTCTCTCTGATGATGTTCTATGCAGAATGTAGAAGGGATTCTTGGATACATTATGCTTAAGGGACATCCATCTGCATATCTTCCAGGTAGAGCAGCGTAAAATGGCAGTTTACGAGTCCATCTGCTAATCCATGCTACCGTATCCTCTATAGGGATCGACTCATACGGTGTTCCATCGGCATAATCATGTGGCCTATTGCACAAACAATGTGTAAGTTCGTGAAATAAGAGCATTTTTCTAGATGCCTTTGAATTTTCATTCCACCATCCAGTATCCAGATCGATTTCTCTGATGGATCTGCCCCAATTTCTGTAACACACACCTATGACTTGACCCGCTTTGATATTAGTAAAACCCACTGTGACTGGTTTTGTAAGTTTTATATCGTGCGATTGTGCAAGTTTTACATAATCGTAAACAATAGGTTTTGCTCTGCTGTCAATTCCAATGTAATGTGGAGTGAACCTATCTTTCAGTTTTGGTACCTTGGATTCATTGCAACTGCATGAAAACAATACAAAAAGTAGCAAAAAAAGTCGTCCCATATAAGTGATATATCATATCTGCAAGGGCATGCCCTAACCCCACAATCTTATTATGATGAAAAGGGAGCGCGTTTAAATGGGTTTTGATACTCTAAGTGACCAGAACAACAACCTTATTGACCCAAGCGTCAATAATGTAATCCCAGCTTCTAGCCTTTCTTCTTTACTAGGAACTCCTGGCGTTAATGCCGCCAGAAATACCCCTCTGGCGTGGCAATCAAGTTCTATTACTAGTCCTTTTTTTCAATTCATTAATATTGATCCGACTAGATGGAATCAGCTATATCCATATCGTTTGTTGGTTATTGATGTCACGAATAATAATCTGGTCGTCAATGGCGGCAAACCATCTGATTTAGCGATCAATGTTACTAAGGGTAACGGCACAACTACTGTGATTGATTATCAAGGTTTTGGTGCTCAATGGGCATTTGAATTGCCGATCACGCCCCAACAATTGACTATTCAGGATATGTTTTCTATTAGCACTTCTGCTACACTCAGAGGAGTCATAGAAGAACACAACGGCGTAAAATTCAAGATGATAAATGCTGCAGGAACGATGGGCATCTGGCCTGGTCGGGGAAGCGTAGTTGCTCCTCCAACTAGTCCATCAATTCTGCAGTCAGTATTCGGCGGCACTCTAGAAGCGTTTGGTAATTTGGCAAATCAGGTGCAGGCTACCATCAATGTCGCCACTGGTAAATCAGCCGCTCCCAAACCAATCACTCCGCTTCCAGAAACGTCCACGAATGGATTAGTTAGCACTGGTTATTATTCCGCAATGAAACTTCAGCAATTTCTTGAGCAGTATGCTGAAGCAAAAAAGAATCCTGCTAATGCTGGATGGCGATTAGTATTTGATATACCAAAACAGAATCAGTCTTATATCGTTACGCCGATGCAGTTTAATTGGCAACAATCTCAAGCTAAAAGTATGGAGATCTTGTATTCTTTCCAGCTTAAAGCGTGGAGACGAATCGATCTACAAAACGTACCATTTGTTGCCGAGCCTGGAGTTTCTCCATTAACTCCTGGAATCCTACAGAGAGTGTTAAATACACTCTACCAAGCTCAAGTTACGGTTGCTGCAGCAACCAATTTGATTGGGGCAGTAAAAAGTGACGTTGAGGCTCCTATCACCGCATTGCAGCAGACTACTTTGTTGGTGAAAGGTATCGCTGGTGCGGTAATTACAGCTGCAGATCTTCCACAACAATTAATAAGTGATTATAAAAGTGCTATCGGTAATGCCTTAAATGCATTAAGTCTAAACAGTTTGACTGGTCAAGCTAATAATAATCCAACGGTTACTACTTCTTTGAAGAATTTACAGAAAAGCTATCAACAAACCGAAGGTTTGAGTATTACGGCTGTAGGCAATGGACAATTAGGAACTACGTCTTCTCAGAGTCAGCCATCTAATCCTGCTTTGAATATTTTTAGTCAACCAGCTGTTAATTTTCTATTGTTCGATCAAGTACCAGTTAACAGTCTGGTATTAACTACCGCGCAACAAGCGGCTGTACAAACTGCTATTAACAACGCAAATGCCCTGACTGTGGCAGATTTGAAAGGTTTCAGAGCCACCATACAAACTTTGGCCTTACAGCTTTCCAACAACTTTGGAACGGGAGACGCATTCGTTAGCACTGTCTATAATCTTCCAGCGCCCATTACTCGCGTTACTCCAATTTCAATCACCAACTATGAAATCTTAGACGCCCTATACGATACTATGTTGGCCTATGATTTATTGACTGCATCAACTCAGATTGACGATAATACCACGCAAACAAATATGGAATACGTTGCTGGATTGGCTGCCACGTCTGGTATTGAATTTACTGTACCCAACAGCAAAATTATTGTACCAGTTCCTTTTGGTTTAACGGTTGAAGGAATTGCCTCCAGATATCTTGGTGATCCACAAAGATGGATTGAAATTGTTACATTAAATAATTTAAAAGAACCGTATATCGACGAAAACGGATTTCAGCTTCCTTTATTATCAAATGCGAACGGAAATTATGTGACTGTTTCGAGTGCAACGAATTTATTCTTAGGTCAAGCTGTAACCCTTTTAGGTATTGGACAAACGCCTTCTGCTCGGCTGATCTTAGATATTGATCAACTTTCTGCCACTAGCGTTTTATTAACATTAGATGGCCTGCCAAATTTAGACAATTTTACGACTGCAAATGCCGCTTATGTACAGGCTTATTTGCCTGGGACAGTGAATAGTCAGCAAAAAATTTACATTCCCAGTGCCCTTCCAGTGCCAGATGTGCCAAATGTAGTAGTGCCTCCCATAGCTTCTGCCGATCCTCTAAGCGGCCTTAGTGAAGTAGATCTTTTGCTGACGGATTCTGGCGATATAGCTATCAATGTTTTTGGTGACTTCCGTTATTCCTATGGAATGACAAACGTGATTCAGGCTTTGAGAATCAAATTTGGTAGTGTTCAGGGAACCATACTAACGCACCCAGAGTTTGGTCTTGGCGTCCGACCTGGAACTATCAACTCAGATTTACAGGTTCAGGATTTGTATAATTCTATCAGCCAATTGATCGCTGCGGATAGTAGATTCGCTGGTATATCGAGTTTACAGATAGTTTTGGATGGTCCCACACTTACTATTAACCTTGGAGTAGTCCTAGCTGGTACTAATGGGGTATTCCCCCTTTCTTTCACTCTTAATCCTGCTGTAAGCTAACGTGATAGACACATGAAAACAATAGGAATCTTTAAGGTTACACGGAGTCAATAATGCCATCGAGCAACGTTCCACAGCCAGAATCATATGAGCAGTTGCTAGGCGATGCCCTATCGAGCTACGCTGCAGCAGTAGGAATCTCAGACTTCAATGTAGGAAGTGCGGTTACGTCATTTTTCGAGGTTTGTGCGTTAATGACCGCTCGATCTAGCGGCGATATATTCCAGATCTTGACCGATTATAGCGTTATTAGAGCGACTGGTTCAGCTCTACAACTGTTGGCTACAGAAAATGGCATCACGCCGATCACCGCCACGCCAGCAACTGGTTATGTAACTATTACCGATTTAAGTTTTAATGTAATTTCTACACAAGTTTACGCTGGAACCCCTTCTCCAAATATTGGCTCAACTACCATCAATGTCGGTAATGCATCGTTGTTTCCTTCAACTGGATCAGTTTATATCGGTCGTGGAACTCCCAATGTCGAAGGGCCGATTTCTTATGGCGGAGTATCAATTGCTTTGATTGGAAGTACGATGACTTCATCTAACGTCATTACTGGCATTCCTTCCACTGCGAATTTGTTAGTTGGTTATCCCATTTTCTCTCCGAACAACGCAGGTCTAATTCCAGCTGGTGCAGTTATTACGTCCATCGATTCTGCGACACAAATACATATCAGTTTACCAGCTACTGGAATGGTGGTTGGCGCCTCATTGACTTACCAAACTCCTCCTGTGCAAACTGGTAATTTCTGGACAATCACTCTTAATGCCGCAACAGTAAAATATCATAACGTAGGTGAGACTGTAGTACTAGCTCAAGGTGGAAACAGATCCATCCCCGTAAATACCATTGTTGTAGCTCCAGCAATAGGCGGAAATCCAAATATTCAATATGCAGTAACAACTTCCGCTATTATTTTGGATGGTCAAACAACGGTCTCCAATGTTCCAGTCACAGCCCAATTAGCTGGCTCTTCTGGTAACGTTCCAGCTGGTACTATCAATAGTTTTGCTGCCAATCCTCCAGGTTTACCAAATGCATCGGTAACTAATCCTTTATCATTTTCCACTGGTCAAGATAACGAGACTGATAATTCTCTAAGAACCAGAATCATGGCGAAACTGTCATCTATCGGTCTTGGTACGGCTTACGCAGTAGAAAGTGGAGTCATTGGAGCACAAGCTTCAGATGAACCAGGCGCAACATTGGTCAGCGACGATCTATTGATCACTTCATATGGTTCTATTTTGTATATTGATGATGGAACTGGTTATGAAGCTAAATTTGCTGGTGTTGGCTTAGAATCTATCGTTAGTAGCGCAATCGGCGGCGAACAGTATTTCCAACTCGTCACTGGTGGACGCCAAGCCCCTGTAGCAAAAGCTTTCTTGATCAGCACCTTAGGCGCGCCATTCGCTCTGACTGGCGGTGATAGCCTTGCTGTGGTAGTTGGTGGAACTACTTATCAACATAATTTTGCTACTTCTGATTTTCGAACACCAAACAGCGCAACGGCATATGAAGTTGCAGCCAGCATAAATGCTGATACGGCACTTGGGTTTTCTGCCACAACCTCTGGTGGAGGCACCTATGTTGTAATTTCTGGAAAAGCAGAAGGCCACGATAATATCCAGACAACTACTCCTATTACCGAGGGAAGGAATGCCGCAGTACAGCTAGGATTTCCTTCTAGTCAATATCAGACTCTGCGTCTATATTTGAATAATATTCCATTGACAGAAGATGGTAACACCGCCACTGTTTCCACTACCGATCAAGCTCTTTGGTCCGCGTCCATAACGAATGGCGATACGCTTGTTTTGTCGGTTGACGATACTGCCGCGATCACTTACACTTTCTTGGATTCAGATTTCATTGCAACTGGCCTTTATACTAGCGTCTCCTCCATCAATTCTTTGGCTTCATGGGTCGAAGTATTTAATAACAAATTAACGGGCATTACTGCACAGATCGTTGGATCACAAATCGCTATCACCAGTAACTTATTAGCTAGTAATCGCGCATCCGTAGTAATAGAGCCGTCTTCCACTCTAGTTACGAAGGGAATGTTTGCTACTTCGGTTGGATTGAGTTCTCAAGGTGCGGCTTCCGATTATACCTTAGATCGTAATACTGCTCAATTCCAATTAGTTACTCCTCTCAAAGCTGGTGATCAATTATCGGCTGGCAGTACTGAAACTCAAGCTAGATTAGAAAGTACGGAAATTTCTGGTGGATCGATCACTTTTACTGGTCCTGGATACATGTGGTTATTGATCGATAACCCTGGTACGATAATTCAAACGGGCATTTTCCCAAATACTCTTTTGGGAGTATCTAAACCTTCTACCGACGTAATCAGATACAGTACCGATGTGGCCAATGCTTTTAATAATGTACAACCTGGAGACTATTTGATTGTATGGTCTACAGATCTCGTGTCAGCTAATAGATTAGAAGGTCACGTTCATGCTGTTACCAATACTACTTTGGATGTAGTCGTAACTCCAGCCGAATATGCGGCTGCTGTACCAACCAGCGGAGTTACATTTACGCAAGGTTTTGTAGTTTTAAGAAGTTCTAGGGTTCCGCAGAAATTTGAGGTTACTGGACTTCCACAGCCATCTTTTCCAGCCACTCTTACTTTAGATCAAATTGCCGCAGCAATGCAAGCTCAGACTAATAGTTTGAATTTCAGTGTTCAATTGGAAGAGTTTCTAATCATGGCTACGAATAGCAATGATCCTACTAAGGGAGAGCTGTTAGTCGTGACCGCAGATTCCCAAGGACAATTACTAGGTTTCCCAGCTGGATCGACAGATACTACCACAGATTCTTTGATTGCTTTTTATGATAGCCAAGAATATGATGCACAATTACCGTTGTTCGTTCATTCTACAATCTCCACTGGAACTGTGGCATATCCGCCAGATACCTATATCCAATCATTTGCTTCTAGTACAGATTTGACTGGAAGAAATCCGAACGAATTGATCTCGTTCCTGGAACCGTATGGCATACCAGATGCGCTCACCACTACTGGTAACATCGTCGCTTTGAGCAATCAGTTGACCAGTTTAGCATCAGTATCTGGCATATCATTTGGACAATTTATTGTTGGTAATGGTATACCAGTGGACACTACGGTATTATCCATTTCTGGTACTACGGTTACGATGTCAAATAATGCAACGACTAATACGACTGGTGTCACAGTTACCTTTAATACTCTTGCTCCAGACGATCAAGCGTATGGCGAATATATTCAAGAATCGTATCCGCCTCCGACTACGACCGTTAATATTTCTTATCCAGATTTATCTTCGAATTCTGATTTATTCGTTTCGAGGGATATTCGACGCTTACGAGGCACTGACGGTCCAGTTCCCGATCGTTATTTTATCGCTAATCCACTTGATTTTGGCCCGACCGATACGATGGTCATAGTTTTAGATAACAATCCAAGTCTCGAAACGTTTGATGTGCCTTTATACAGACCAGCAACCACCAATACGACATTGGCAAATAACGCAACTACATTTAATGCATACGATACTGCTGCTGGACCTACAGCTAGTTTCGCAACAGATTTTGGCTCGACGTTTGACTTTTCCAATTTCAAGGTACTAATGAAAGCTAAGAGAGTGCTACTGGGTGGAACTCTTGGTAACCAGACCTCCTTATTATATCGATCGGCTGAATGGGGCACAAGTGGTACATACGTAAATGTTGGATACGTTTATCCTTCTGCTCCTAATTTACCAATAGGCAGCGTAGTAACTGTTAATGATATAACGACGATTTTAATTAGTTTGCAGAGTGGTGCTGCTATTTCGAGTGCAATCAATGCAAGTACGGAATGGAATATAACGGTCACAGAAAATACGCCATCAGCTGGTATTGAACAAGTGACATACACTTGGAATGGAACGGGAACTGCTCCAGCTTTGACACTGAGTGGTGGCGAATACGTGAACATTACTACTGGTACAGAATTCGACGTCGCTAACACTGGTATATTTAGAGTTTCTACTGCAACTGGATTTACTCCAACTGCAACCTCCTTTAGTGTTCAGATGGCTAATGGCACTGGCGTTGCGCAGACTAATGCCGCCACGAATATAAATGGCGCGATTACTTTCTATGCTTCTAATGCAACTACTGCTGCAGCTATCGCCGCTTATGTAAATTCCAGTCTTTCTCAGTATTTGACAGCTACTATCGTTAATGACGGTGGTACGACTGGTTCTGGTGTCGTAGTGTATAGCACTGCTGAAAATAGCAGTTTCGCTTATTCAACTGTTCAACTGATGGACGGCATCAACTGGATCGCTTATAACAATTTGACTGGATCTCCCCAGTTCGTTCTAAAGAAATCGTTAGCTTATCCGTCTGACACTGGTTATGCATTTAACAATGGTGAACCTTTGATATTAAGTCCTACGACTATGGATCAGGTAAATAGATTCATCTCTACTTTAGCTGTTAGTGGATTTACCACAGAAGGATCGGTATCTGTTGTTGATAGGGGAACCACCCTTGAACTAGCCACCCAAACCCTTGGCAGTGCTGGCGCCGTTCAGATTTTGGGCGGCCTTGGTAATGAATACGAAACACCAGTTTTGGGTTCCGCCACCAGAGTAAATAATTCATTGATGAATATAACTGTCAATAGTGTTGCTGGTCAAGGCATCAACAGCGATCAGTGGTTTAGATTACAAGCTACTAGCGCTCAAGCGAAAGAAACGCTGGTATCATCTAATACCAGCGTTACGATAATTCCAAATTCCCCAATTGTCGGTCAATCTACTATTCAATTACTTAATCAAGAACTCAACCAACGATATTTTGGTAAACCAAGAAATAACGTCAGAGTTCAAGGGGACACTTTCAGGATAGAAAAACAGGGATCATTAGCATGTTTAAGTTGGAATCCGAACAGTGGAAGTAGTCCAATGTTCGAAACCAACGTCAATTTCAATGCTTCAGGAGGCGGTACACTCAATGTTGCTCCTGTTACTGGCTTACCAGATGAATTGCAGTATATCATATTGACTGGTGCGGCTAATTTTACGGAACTTTCCATAAATGATCTTGTGACGATATCTGGAATGCCAAATCCCGTAAATAACGGTACGTTCCTGGTTACTGGAGTTTCCAGCAATGGAACAATTCTTCAAGTATTGAACCCTAATGGCGAAGCTGAATATTCTTCTGGCACTTTTACATTTACTGGACCGACGACTTCTGGAGATCAATTCGTAATTGGTGCCACTACTTTGGTGGCTGGAACTAATTTTGCTATCGGCGGTACTGCTGGTCAAACAGCCGCAAACTTCTCTGCTGCTGCTGGAACCGTACCTGGAGTGACTTCTTCAGTTAGTGGCGATGTAGTTACTATTACCGCCACTTCACCGAGTGCCTCAATTGCTATTTCTACTAATTCTTCTGAAGCTACTGCAAGCGGCGCATCTTTGACTGGTGCTCCGTATACTGGAAGTACTTTTTCAGCGACAATTGGAGTCACAGAAGGCGACACCGTTATTATTGGTGCCCCATTTAATGTACTTAATCAGGGTCAATTTAGAGTTATTCGAGAATACAATAACAGTATTTGGTTTGAAAACTCTAATATGGTTCAAGAAGAAGTAACGCTACCGTATAATCCAGTGGCGATCACTTTTGATAATACTACCTCTTTTAACGTTAATGCGAGCGGAAATTCTTTCTACTTAAGTTGGAATTATGGAGTTGGCACACAGCCACAACTAGGATTTGCGCAAGTTGGTGATATCATCACGCTTTCTGGATCAGAATGGTCTGCTGGAAATCGAGGCAGTTTCATGATCACCAATTCTGGTACGGCTCTCCAGCAAATCACTTCCTTCAATATGCCATCTGGACTTCAATTCGCTTCTAGCGGTCCAGGACAATACTTCCGATTATATAATGCTGGAAATATCAGTCCTTCGCCATACTACGTATGGTTTAATGTGACTGGAGGTTCCAATACGGATCCAGCTCCTGGTGGCACTGGATTGGAAGTTACTATTACTTCTTCTTTTACTGCTCAACAGGTTGCCGCAGCTGCAGCCGCAGTCATTTTGGCAGCAAACAGTGGAGCAGATTTCACCACTTCCTCGGCAAATGGAGTATTGACAGTAACTACTACTGGGTTTGATACAACTATGTCAGCAGTAAATGGTACGATGCCTTCACCTTTTGCTATCACTATTGTACAAACTGGTCAAACCACTTTCTTGGAAGCAATTAATCCTTCTGCAGTCAGTCAATCGACAGTATTAGTAACGACTCCTTCTACGGATCTATTGCTAAATAGACCTCAAATGGTATTTTATGAGTATGAAGCTACTGTACCTGGAGATATTTTAAATCTTACTAGCAGCAATTTCTTAACCGCAAACGTTGGAACGTGGACAATCTTCAAAGTTTTAAACGAATCGGAAGCGATCGTAACTGGTACCATGACTGCTGTTTCTAATGTTAGCTTAAATAACATAATATCTTCTTTTTTCATAGCAGAAGGTGTACCTTACTACGGATACAAACATGTGTTATTTACTGCTACACAACCTGGTGCACCTACAGATACCCTAGTAACTTTTACTACGAATGCTCAAGTCGATAAGATCGATCAGGCTGGCGGCGTACAGCTTACAGCATTGAACAAGTTGAACTATAATACAGTCATAAAATTGGGTATCGATAGCTATAGGTACAATACTGGCTTGATAGCAGAAGCCAATCGTATTATTTATGGAGATCCACGGGATAATTTAACTTATCCTGGTATTGGAGCCGCTGGTACGGACATCTTTGTGACTCCGCCCCTTATTTTAAGGATTCAGATTGATCTGGACATCAGATTAAACACTGGCGTTCCATTTGCACAAACTGCTCAACAGGTTCAGGATTCCGTTTCTTCATTGATTAATGCTAATCCACTTGGTCAATCTATATCGATTAGTTCTATCATCAGTGCTGTTCAGGCAATACCAGGTATCATTTCTGTGGCCGTAAGTTTCCCCGCTTTCAGTCCAACGAATGATCTAATTACTTTGGTAACTGGGCAAAAGGCATATATCGTCGATCCTACAACTGACATTACAGTCGGCTTAATAGGAAGCTAACATGGCAGTAACCACTCCTGCTCAGGAATACAAACGACTTCGTTCGTATTTGAATCCTTATATTAAAGGACCAAATACTGATGCTGTGTTGAATGCCCTAGCTTCGTCCATGTCATCATATCTGATCAATAATATTGCTGGTGTTAATGATCAGCTTTATATAGCTACTGCTTCTGGAACGTACCTCGATGAACGCTTAGCGCAGTACGGCATTTCTCGGCCTCCTAATGTTGGTTTATCTGATGAAATATTTAGTGAAATCGGTATTGCGGTTAAGAATCGTAAACAAGTAAGAGACTTAGTGAATATATTGCTAGACGCAATGTTTGGGGACGGATTCACCAAAGCTACTGATAGTTCTGGAGCAGTTGAACCATATAATTTGGCTAATGGCGATACTCTTATTATTAATTTTGATGGTGCCAATACGGCAACTATCATTTTTAATACAGCAGAATTTCAAGATATCGCTGCTGCAACGGCACAAGAAGTTGCCGACGCTATCACCTCTTCTTTGAGAAGCCAAGGAATTTCTGGTAGTGCAATTTCAAATAACAATGGCAACGGCAATTACGTAGAGATTATAAGCAACACGATCGGCGCTTCCTCTAGCGTAACAGTCATGGGTGGCAGTGCTGAGAATGAACTACAATTTGCAGCAGTCGTTCCAGCTGGTGGAAATATGTCCACCCAATGGACCATATCCTTACAACCTGGCGGATTCGTTAGATTTACTTGGTCTGGCGGCGCTAATCCTAATACTGGTCTCTTAACTGATGGCAATTATGTCAATATTTTCGGTGGCGGATTCACTTCTTCTGATAATGAGGGAACATATACTATTACTAGTTTCAAGGGTGGTGCAGTAAATGTGGCATACTTTGAAGTGGAAAATCCTTTGGGAACGAGTGGTATAGTGACGCAAGGTACTGATGATGCCGTATTATTTTATAATCCAGTTCGCAAAACGCTCATCAGCAATAGATCATATGCTGCCGTATATCAAGTACAAGCAAATATGCTTCAGATTTTTCTTCCAGTAACAACCACAGTCGTTAGACGTGGTCGCGAAGGTTCCGCTCACGTTCATTATCCTCCACAAGGCACTTTTGTTTTAAATGTAAATCCAGCCAGCGGCGATATATTTTCTATCACTAGCACAGTATCTTTGGTTGCTGATGTTGATTTTATTATCGGTGCTACTCCTGCTGAGACTGTGCAAAATATCATAGCAGCTATAAACACGGATATTCCAGGCTTAATAGCTACTGCAAATTCTACAGTTTCTGTTCAAGGTACTACTCTTTATGGCGATGCTGAGAATACTCTTTTGATTCAATCCGATGATGATTCTTTAGTTCTGACCATTTCTTATACTGGTGCCGAAGACATCGTAGCGAGCGGTCCACTTGGAGCAAATGTCTCTTTAGAACCAAATCAATATGGTCCCTATTCTTATGATCTCACGCAAACTTTCACTGTGAGTAGTGTCAACACTACGTTAGAGCAAGAATTGGATGGAACAAAGCCGCGTGTAATTCAGGTAGCCAACTCTTCGGAGTTTCCGAATAGTATAGGATTTTTTATGCTTGGCTACGGCACGGAATTACAAGAGGGACCGATTCCTTATCTTGGGACACCTTCTGGCGATACACTTTTGATCAGTCCCGCTTATACGATTAAAAATACATTTCAGCCTGGTACCACTGTGTCATTGATTGCTCAAAATAACCCTCCTGTTTTGGCTACCGATGGATCTGACTGGGAATTTTTCCTAACTGATATCACAAGCGGAAGAATATATGCGCAAGATCTCATTCAATCAATAACAGCTACTGGAATAAATGTAGTTTTTACAATTTTGTATCCATCGGACATTGGGCTCGGAAAATTTGGTACAATATATTCAGAAAATCCTATAGTGTGGGGGCCTTAATATGGCAGGTCCAGTAATTCTCACAGGAGCTAATTGTAGGCTGTATGTGAATAATAAATTGTATAAACAAATTCAGGGCATATCGTTTACTATTGATTATGGAGAAACGGAAATTTACGGAATCGACGTTCCTTATCCACAAGAAATTGGTAGCAATAAAGTTGTCATACGTGGTCAAGTTAGGGGAATGAGAGTGAAGTTGAGCGGTGGTTTACAAGCTGTAAGTTTAAGAACTTTATTTTACGATACCGCAGCGTCTCCATACATTTCTATTAGAATTCAGGATCGTGCAACTAGCGAAGATATTATTTTCATACCAAATGCCAAGGTTACTTTGGAATCTCATGAGATTCAGACCAAATCTACATACAAACTGAACTTTAATTTTGTTGGTCAGATACCCCTAATGGCTTTAGATAGATCAAACTAGATCTGCTTATTCGCAAAACCGACAGCGAGTATAATTGCTACTAGAAATACACCAAGCATCAGAGCGTATTTCCACTCATTTTTTCGTTTTAAGCCCATCGTGCATCTTTCTGGTCAAATAGTACCAAATCGTGAAAGTATTTTTAGCATCTGTCAAAGCCCTATGCTTATCGCCTTCGAATGTTAAACCTAGCCTTTTCATCGAATCTGCAAGTCCACCAGCGTATTGACCGTCTTCAAATAGTTGAATGCTCTGAAAAAGCGTCTTAGCATCCAAAACTCGCCAGCCCATGAAATTCTCTTCAGGAGGCATGTCATCGTGGAGATCAATCCATTCGTTACAGAATTCTTCATACAAAGCTAAGCTATCGTTTCTTATCCCAGATCCCCATACCAAAGGATTCTTGAATGCTTTATGTTTTTTATGAAATTCTTTCAATTCGTTGAAAGCCTCTAGAATACCTGGTGCATTCTTTACGTCTTGATCGCGAATGCCAGTTAGATTGGTTATATACTCGCTAATAGGTTCGCCTGGATTGACATATGTTTCAAAAGTCCCCATACACGCTGCTGACCTGGCATCATAGACCGCAGCACCAATTTGAATGCATTTTCGGCTAGGTTGCATGTACTCACAGTCAAGGACCATTATTTTGCGCGACATTTTCATCTCCAGGATCCAGATTATCACAAGTTATCATATTTTGGAAATGTTTACTTAGTTTCTTGCGGACGTTGAGAACGTACTTTAGATTTCTTGGATGGCCAGGTTCTCGTCTACTTTCGTTAAACCGCCCAGCATTGAAAGCTGCAATAGTTTTGCACCAATTGTTGTAGCGGTCGTATTGATATTTCAAATATAGGGCAGCATATCTTGCGTTGATCTTTGGATTCAGGAGTCCTTTTGGATTCCCTTCGTATCCAAGCATATGCGCAGTTTCGTATTTGACTTGGCAAATGCCTATGGAAGCGCTTCCACCGTCGTGTGGTACGACCACATTATTTAATCCAGTCTCATGAGTGCATACGGCCACAAGAATTACGCTCGAAATTTTCACCGACTTAGCTGCGGTTATTAATATTTGAGTAAAATCCATTGAACCTCCAGGTATTAGCATAGCACAACTATGCCAAAAAGCAAAGATTCGATGTATTCTTTAATAACTTCAGCTATTTAGATGGAACTTTGATGGGGCCTTGTACCTTATCGGGACTATATTTTTGGCCTTTTGTACGATTTTCACAACAATTGCATTTGCGGAAGTAATAAGTCTCGCCAGCCCTCATATAAAGGTTGATTTCGAGATAACCATCCAGGCATTTTTTACAACGCCATTCCTCTTTGAGCCGTTTAAGCATCTTTTCGGCACTTTCTTCCTGGTCTTCCCTGGCATAATGCTCTTCGATTATATTTTTTACATAACCGTGACGATCCAGGTCCAGTCTGGCTAACTGCTTTCTTATATTGGCGATTTCGCGTTTTAATCTTTTATTCTCGTATAGAGCTTCTTGAAGTCGAGTGTATTCTTTGTCGCCACGAATCGATTTGCCCAAAGGTGTCTCCTTTTGAGTAAAGATTCGGTTTACATCGATTGTACGTGATATATCAGCTATAGGCAACTCCCAATCTTATTGAGAGTAGCATGATATTGAGGAATAAATAATGGCAGTTCAGAGACGCGCTAACATTCTATCCCAAGAACGAATAGACGTTCCTCTATTTAGATCAATAGAATCAGCTGTTTCAAATGACTTTGATCAATTAATTCAAGCCTTTGTAACCAATACCACTCAAGGATACATCCTTCGCGGATTTGAGATTCTAATGTCTGGCGCCATCGGTGGCGCCTCCAATGGTCTTTTGCTTGAAGTCGATCCTGGTGCTCTATTTCACATCGACGCTAGTCAATCTGGCACCGTCTACATGGTTCCCCCTGGAACGCCAAATCAACAACTTAACAGTGCAACAAATACCAATGTAACGGGTGCCTTTACCCCTAATGCCATCAATTACGTTGGTGTAGATTACGTTAGATTCTTAGATCCAACGACCGACGCCCAATCATATTTCTGGGATCCTACTTCAAATAGTGAAACAACTATGATCGTTCCTCAGGCTGAAATCCTGACTTACACGATCAATATCTCGACTACTTCATGGCCATCAAATCTGCTTCCAATCGCTACAGTTACAACCGATGCTGGAAACAACGTTACGTCCATTACGGATGCTCGTTGGCTACTTTTTAGACTCGGAACTGGTGGCGCTAGCCCAAATCCTTTCTACGTTTATCCTTGGACTGCTCAGCCAGAAGGAAGGACGGAAAATCCCTCTACTTCTACTTCTAACAGCGTAAATCCTTTCGAGGGCGGCGACAAAATGCTGTTCTCCTTGAAGGATTGGATGAATGCCATCATGTCGGCGTTGGAAGAAATCAAAGGTACAACTTATTGGTATTCCGCCATATCTTCAACTGGTTCTCTGCTCTCTCTTAGAGAGGATATTGCTAATACAGTTGTTACTGGGAATACGACCATTTCTCATGGTATATTACCAAACGCTACTCCTATCCTTACTACGACTGGCAATATTACAGCAAGTTCAAACCAACTTACTTCTTTAGCTTCTACAGCTGGTATAGCAGCTGGACAAATGATTCTTGCAACTGGATTGCCATCTGGCACTACCGTTGTAAGTATTGCTGGCTCTACGGTTACGATGTCGGCAAATGCTGCCGTAAGTACTACTGGCGTTAGCGTTTCTTTTTACGATCCAGCCGTAGTCACTGCACCTGGTCAAATCAACTGGGCAAGCATTCCTGCTGGCGATGGGCAAATATATTTTAAACTTATCGGTTCTCAGCTAGCTTATCAGATTGCAGAAAATCCAAGTGGTTCTACCGTTACTCTTGCCGATGAAGAAGTAGCGTACATAACACTGACTAGAAATGTAGGCGTCACGCCAAATTTATTCTTCACTGCCAATCCCATTCCCGATACAACTACCGTAGTTTCCATTGGTAACGTTGTGTGGACGACTGGGCTGATGGCTGGTGACTGGATCAGGGCAACTGCCGACACTGATGCAAATTATTACGAAATTCATTCTGTAGATTCTCCCACTCAAGTCACTTTAACTGGCCAATATACTCCAGCTGGACAGACTTCTTCTGGCGTTTTGGCTGTTTATGCTTATGGCGTTTATACTCTTCCAGGCGAGACAGATACGTCGCGTGATATGGTCATCGCCGCTAGACCAGATGTTCCGATCAATGCCAATGTCGTTTGGTTATTATTTAGATCAGATGATGGCGGCTCCGTAGCTAGAGTTTACGTAAAATTCTTAGGCGCTGAGTTACAAGATGGCGATTCTATCGAATTGTCTGGTCCTCAACTTGATAACGTACTGCAATATATCGGTTCTCCGATTGAAAGCGCTACTGCTCCGAATTACACTTCCGCTCTATATCCTGGTTCAGTTCCCGAAATCACACAAATTACTACAGGCGCCGCATCAACCATGGCGTCCGATCAGTACTTCTACATTTACTCTTCTGGAAATTTTAGAAATTATTACGTTTGGGCGAATATCAATGGTGGTGGCACGGATCCAAAACCCTTAGCCAATTACATCGGTATTGAATGGATCATCTCTTCTGGAATGACCGCTGCTCAGGTAGCTTCTGCTCTTTCTACTGCCCTAAATGATAATCTCCCAAAAGATTTTTCAGCAAGCGTATCGTCAAATGTAGTTACAGTAACGAATACTTCTGCTGGCACGACGAATGCTGCAACAAATGTAAACGTCGGTGCGCCCTTCGCTATTGCTGTCACACAAGCTGGTACTGGTCAGGGCAACTATATTATTAAAGATGGCGATAATTTAACACTTGCCATAAAAGAACTCGATCAAGCTCTGGGCAATTTCGTAGAAGGTTTGGATAGTCCAAATTACGATGAAAATATTTTGATCGTTGCTTCTGGTGGATCTACTCCTCCATATGCTGGCAGCGGTGCTCCTGATTATAATCCAGTACTTTTGAATGGTCCAATTTCCGCATCGACAAATATTACTTTGCCAGAAAACACAAGGCTTGGAAATATTCAAGCTTATTATACGGTTGGCAGTGGCAACTTAGAAGTTTATCTTAATGGTCAATATCTGGAACTTGGTATTGATTGGCTTGAAGTTGGTGTTTCAGATGCTGCAAGCGCTCAAATAGAAATTTTACAATCTCTAGCAGTCGGCGACACATTAGAATTCCGCATCGGAACAGGTGGCGGCGGTGGAGGCGGAGGCGGAGGACAAGGTCCTCCAGGACCAGCGGGACCTCCAGGACCAGCGGGATCAAATGCCGTTGGTGGCCCAATTTCCATATCGACCAAAACTGGAAATTATACGGTCATGTCGAGCGATAACGTATTGCTTGGAAATGCTACTAGCGGAAATATTACACTTTCTTTACCTACCGCAGCCTCTTCTACTGGCCGTGTATATTGGTTTAAGAAAGTAGATTCGTCGACTAATTCTGTAATTATTGCAGCAAACGGATCAGATCTTATAGATGGTGCAAGTACTATCAGCTTGACAGTTCAATATCAATCGTTTCTTTTAGTCACCGACGGGACCGCCTGGAGTATATTCTAATGGCATATAATCCAAATCTTTTCGGTGCTGGCGCCACCGTAGCAAATGCCAGCACATTATATCAGAATGGACAAGGTTCCACACTTGTCCAGGGTGCTCCAGTTAGTCTCAATGGCGCTGGACAGGTAATTCTTACAGACGTGACCGATATCGCATCAGTCCAGGCTTTTATTGGCTTCGTTGGAACAACCATTGCGGCATCGGCTTATGGCTCAGTAGTTTCGACTGGAAGACTTACAAATTTATCTGGCTATTCTTTTGTTACTGGATTGCCAGTTTATATTGGTATTGGCGGTATCTTACAACAAACTAAGCCCGATTATGGCGTCACTAGCTTCCAGGCTGGAGATAGCATCATTTTTTGCGGAGTAATTGTAAATAATACAGCCAATCCTTCTAATCAGGATTTGCAGATTTCCATTCAGAATTTCGGAGTCTTGTAATGGGCCAAAGAATCAATCTTATGATATATCAAGTAGTCTACGTTACTACGGGAGTTAGCTAATGTCAGTTTTCAGTAAGTTTTTATCATTGCAGTCGGCTGTTCCTAGGACCGTAGATTTATCTAGTGCGTCAAGCATTCTTGGCTTGTCCAACATGCAGCTTTTGGGTTCCACTTCTGGATACATCCAGATGGCCGCCAACTCTACCACAACTCCATACACGATTACGTGGCCCGCCGCAATTGCTGGTGGATCTGGATATGTGTTAACAAGCGATGCTTCTGGCAACTTAACTTGGGCGCCCGCAGCTACTTCTGGGATCACACAATTAACTGGTGATGTAACTGCAGGTCCAGGAACTGGATCACAGGTTGCCACTTTAGCCACGGTTAACTCAAACACTGGCTCTTTTGGATCATCGACTGCTATACCTTCCTTCACAGTAAATGGTAAGGGGTTAATTACTGCAGCTAGCACAAATGCTGTTGTAGCCCCTGCTGGAACATTGACTGGCACAACTTTAGCCAGTAACGTTGTAAGTTCTTCATTAACTTCAGTTGGCACGATTACCTCTGGAACTTGGAATGGAAGCGCAATCGGTCCTATCTACGGCGGTACAGGCTTAACATCTTATAACACTGGCGACACTCTCTACGCCAGCGCTTCCAACGTTTTATCTGCATTGCCAATCGGCACTAGTGGTCAAGTTTTGACAGTAGTCGCTGGCATTCCCGCTTGGGAAACTCCTGCCACTAGCGGAACAGTAACATCGGTTTCCGTAGTGTCTACAAATGGTTTTGCTGGTACGGTAGCCAATCCTAGCACCACGCCCGCAATCACAATTGAAACAACCATCAATTCTCCAGTTTTGGCTGGTAACGGTACAGCAATAAGTGCTGCAACTACCACTGGTTCTGGATCCACTGTCGTTTTGGCTGACGCTCCAACATTTGCTGGTAACGTTAATTTGGGCGGTTTTGAAATCAATGATTTGGCCATGGCTGGATCACCCGCTGGAACCGATGCAACGAACGTAACTTACGTCAATGCGCAAATCGCTGCTGCTATCAACGGTTTGACTTGGAAAGGTCCAGTAAGTGCTTACGCAACTAGTAACGTTCCTCTGACTGGCGGTGCAACTCTTACAATCGATAGTTATGCTGTTCAAAACGGTAACTATGTCATATTGTCCAATCAGACAACGGCTTCGCAAAACAACGTATACGTTGCAAGCGGAATCGGCACTGCATACACCTTGTCTTTGGCTCCTGCTGCAGAACTCACGACTGCAATTGGCGATGCATACCTGATTGAAGACGGTACAGTGTGGGCAAATTCTGCTGTTCAAGCAAATGCGATTTCACCGAATAACACATATATTCAATTTGCTGGCCCTAACTTTTATACCTTTACTTCTCCATTGTCATTGACTGGAACCACTGTTAGTGTTGGTTACGACAACTCCACTATCGCTGTCAACGGTAGTAATCAACTTTATGTTCCAACGAGCGGCATCACCAGTACGCAATTGGCCAATGGTGCCGTAACTTATGCCAAAATTCAAAACGAAAGCGCTGATACTTTGTTAGGCAATCCAACTGGCAGCGCTGCTTCTCCAAGCGAAATCACTCTTGGTGCTACGCTGAGCTTCTCTGGTACGGTTCTGGAAACTGGCGCTGGTACTGGCGATGTCACTTGGTCCGCTAATAGTTTTGTTACAACTCTAGCAACCGTAAATTCAAGCCCAGGCACTTTTGCAATTGCTACTTTAACTGTCAATGCAAAAGGTCTCGTAACGGCAGCTTCGGCAGCTTCTACGACTGGTACTGGCGCTGTTGTTCTCGCTAGTAGCCCTTCTCTGACTACGCCAAATATCGGTGCCGCAACAGCTTCAAATTTAAATGTGACTAGCTTAACGGCTAGCGAAGCAGTATTTACCGATAGCTCTAAAAACTTAGTTTCCAATCCCATCACTGGTACTGGCAACGTGGTTATGTCTGCATCGCCAACCTTAACTGGCACGATCAGTGCTGCCAACCAGACGTTATCTGGTAACTTGGTTGCTCCCATTGTACAAGTGAGTGGAACCTATCAAGGTCCTCAGACTTTGGCTGCCAATACTACCTATGCGTTGCGATGGGGAATTCCTTCGAATTCTTACTACACGTTCACGATTCCTTCTTCCAGCATCACGGCAGGCACTGTTTACACAAATAACGGGCAGACTTTTACTGTTGTAACTACTACATCTTCAAGTACTTCCTTGTTGACATACGCTACGGGTGCTCCAACATCGTCTGGAACATTGACGTTTGTTTCTGGTAGCCCTTCGGGCAACTTATCGTTTAGCGCAGAAAGTGCGACTGCAGAAGTTGCTGGGGATCTATATCTAGCTGACTGGAATACTTCATTGGTTGGTCTAGATATATTTTGGGTTGCAGGACTTTATAACTCTACTTCTAGCACACCGACTGGAACTTCAGTAACCATTACAACTAAGGGATCGTTTACATTAGGAAGTTCTGATACTGCATTTGGATCTGTCAATCAAGGCAAACCTTACTGGTTGGGATCTGCTGGAGCGTTCACCCCTAATAGCACGTTTAGTCCCGCCAGCGGAGATGCCAACGAAAAATTGGGCATTGTAACTGGCGCCACTACTGTATGGGTGGATCTACAAATGATGGGCGTATCTTAAGGGATAATTAATGGCAGGTACATTCACTAGATTGATCAATGGAGTTCCACGAACCATACAGATAGATAATGAAGTCTCTCTGTCTAGTGGAGCTACGTCAAAAGTAGTGACGTTTCCCCTCTCTTTGCAAACTGGTAATGCTTCCCCGCGCGTCGTAGCTTGGATCTTTAATAGTACCGATACTAATCCGCAATATTTTCCAGTGACGATAACTGCTAGGTCTAGCACTGGATTCACCGCTTCCTGGGATAATCCCACGGATACTGTAAATTATTTATTGAGTTATATTGTAGCAGATGGATTTGTGGCATAATGGCTGGTAGAAAGTTCGACATTAGACAATCCAGATTCTACGGAATCTTACAACAGATTCTTCCATTCTTGACTTTTCAAGAAATGGATACTGTAGTTTTGTCTATTGATTCGGATTTGACCGTTCCTTTAAGGGTTGATGCCAACAATCCATCCAGTCTTATCGTCAATGTTAAGGGTACAGTAATAACAAATACTTACTCTAATAGAAGTAGGTCGATATCATTCATTAACAATTCTCTACCTACTTTGGTTAGTGGAACAGTAACGTTTCCTTCTGCAAGTGGTGGAAATATCACGACTTCTACTGGCGGCACGACAGTTTTAACATGTCCTCCTAGTAATTATGCTCAAGTTTTACTCTCTTTGGATTCTACTGGAGACTTGATTGCTACGGCTGGTGGAGCAAGTCCAACTTTATCTAGTGCTACTGTACCATCCCCGCCGACTAATACGCTGCCATTTGCTTACGTAACAGTATTTAATGCAGGCGGAACAATTCAAAATATTACTCAAAGTAATATTTACCAACTTCTGGGTGGCGGCGGTAGTTCTTCAGGTGGTACCGCAACGGGTTTTGCTCAAGAAGTACCATTGACAATTGGCACTACCAATGTAACCGTTACATTTCCCTCTTCCTTAGCTGGCACTGGTTACATTGTAAATGCCCAGATGGTTAATACGATAGATGTCAATCCAGAATTTCAGGCAGTTACTATCACCAATAAAACCGTAAATGGATTTACGGCTTCTTGGAATGCCGCATTGGACACGACGAATTATAATCTTGACTATGTAGTTCCAGGTGTACAGTCACAAATTGGAGAAGTGTCTATAGGAATTGGTGTTACAAGCATTTCTGTTACTTTACCAATAGCTATGACTTCGACTGCTTACGTAGTTACGGCACAAATGATAGATACTGTTGATGGAACCCCACAGTTTCAGCCGATAAATATAACGGCAAAAAGTACAACTGGTTTTACCGCAAGCTGGAATACTTTAACTGATACGGCGAATTATCGCCTAGACTATAACGCGGCTGTATATCAGTAACTTTAGGAGAATCAAATGTCTGTAATGCAGTATGGTGGAATTATCGAGCAAGTTGCTTCAACAGCAACAGCTGGAGGCACCACCAATTTAACGAATACATCGGCTCAAATTCAGGTTTGGACGGGTACACTTAATCAAACTATCGTTTTACCAAATGCAACGACATTTACTACCGCTGGTGCGAAGTTTGAATTTTATAATACTTCTACTGGCACTCTGACGATCGAAACTAACGGATCAGCTTTTTTGGCAACTGTTTCTCCTAACAGTTCATTGGTTCTTAAGTTAGCTAACAACAGTTCATCTGCTGGTACTTGGGTAGAGCAAACTGGCGGTACTGGAACAGGAACTGGTAGCAAAAATTACCTTTCTGCTTATACCGCTTCCACTTCTGGAGGCACCGCAAACACTGGCAATGGTAACTTTGAGAACGGATCTACTTCTGGTTGGGGCTTAGGCGCAGTTGGATCTCCTATTACAAATGGTTTGCCTGTTGGAACTCCTACATTTACTACAGCAACCACTCTTTATACTTTTCAAATCTCTGTAGCGTCTCCTGGTGCGGGCTCAGTTTATACTAACAACGGACAAACATTCACGGTTTTATACACCGAGGTAGCCAACACTGCTGTTGTAATGACTGGAACTGGAGCACCTTCGGCTTCTGGAACATTGACGTTTGTTTCTGGTAGCCCTTCGGGCAACTTGACTTTTAGTTCGTTCGCAACTGAAACTCTTTCAACAGTCTCTGGCGGAACTCAAATAGCTGGTTCATATTCTGGATCATTGGCAATGAGCAGCAACAGCACGCTTGGTAACTGTCTCGCATCGAATGCATTTTTCATTGATGCAGAAGACCAAGGAAAGGTTCTTACTGTAAAATTTTATTATCAAATTGCTAGTGGTGCATCTAACGCCAACTTCTCTGGAACATCGTCAAACAGTTTTGCTTGGGCAATCTACGACGTAACCAATTCAGCATGGCTTGGAACTGCTGGTCAGTTCGGAATTACCCAGAGTTCTGGTAGCGGTTATGTTACTGGAACTTTTCAGACAGCAATCACGACGACAGAACTACGTTTCGTATTATACAATTCCGCTTTCACTAGTGGCGCTGTTACGATGTATCTCGACGACATTTTTGTAGGTCCTCAGACTGCACCTATCGGTCCAGCAGTGACTGATTGGGTATCTTACACTCCTACTGGAACATGGACATCCAATGCCACATACACGGGTAAATACAGACGTGTAGGAGATACTGGATTTTATGATGTCACAGTAACTCTTTCAGGTGCCCCCAATGCTGCTAACCTGGGCATCAACATGCCAGCAGGTCAGGTATTCGATACAACAAAAATGACTAATTCCGTTGGCGGAGCAATTCCAGAATTGGGCATCTGGGGATCTACTCATGCTTCTTTGTTCCAGGCTGGTGTGGTCTATTGGGCTGGCACCACACAAGTAGCCGTCGCATACATAGAAAACGTTCTGGGACAAATTGCTACCGTAAGTAACACCCTACCTTTCACGTGGGCATCAGGGGACATCATCAACGTAAGATGGTCAGGACCCGTAGCTGGCTGGTCATCAAACGTCAACATGTCCTCGGACACTGATACTCGTGTTGTGGCTATGCAATATTCAGACACATCAGGAGCATCAATAGGAACGAGTCCTGCCGTATATAAGTTTTCTACTCAACTCTACGACAGCCACGCTGCTTATAGCACATCTACTGGTACATACACGGTTCCCGTGACAGGGCAATATAGAGTAAGTGCCTCGTTATTGTCTGCTGCGGTATTACTAACAACAGCTGAAAGCTTTCAGATTTATATTTATCATAATGGTGCTCAGTACACAAGCTTTGCAAATCTTGGTAATGGCGTTTCAAACAACTACGATACAACTATATCAGGAACAATTTCTTGTCTGGCTGGCGATACTATTCAGGTATTTGCTAGATCTGCAGTCGCGACAACCGCTGCAACTAATGCTGGATTCAACCTCTTATCTATAGAGCGCCTCTCAGGTCCCGCAGTCGTTGCCGCTACTGAGTCTGTGAATGCCAGATATACCTTCATTGGAGCTACTGGATTGCCAACTGCAACTGGAGAAACTCTTACTAGCACTTACGCTACGTACACAAAAGTCAAAGATACTCACAATGCATTCAACACTTCTACTGGAGTGTACACAATTCCTGTTAGTGGATCGTACCAGGTATCTTTGAGAGCATCCATGTCGCCATCTTCGGCAAATACAGGCGGATTAGCTATCGCCGCTACTCAAGCTGGTTCTGCGACAACTTCATCTGAAGCAGTCATGCCGTTTTCTGGGACTGGTACTCAGTCTTCTCCCGCAGTGACGGACATATTTAACTGTTTGGCAGGAGACACTCTGACTCTAACGGCAATACAAAATAGTGGCGGAACTGAAGCTTTCTTAAGTACAGCTGCATTTAATTCATTCTCGATCTCACGAGTCGGAAATTAATGTCTAACCCATATTTCGCGATGATTCAGCCGAACATAGATTCTTTTGGCGTAATCACGCAGAATGCCAAGCAGAATTGGGACGGTGGAGATACGACCCAGAGATGCGCCATGTTCATGTGTGCCATGCAATACCATCTGGAAGCTGGAAGAATTACACAAACTCAATTTAACGAGATGGCCACGCGCTACATGGGTATCATAAACAATCTACTTTACCGCAAAATTTGGTCGTTGCGTAGGCATCCAGATCCAACTAAATGGTATCACGATCCAAACCGCATGTCTAGGGATCAACTTACCTCAAATATCTGCGCACTAGGTTTCGCTAGTAAGTGGACCTTATTCAAGTTGCTTCTTGGAAATATTCTTAGGGGCATGCTTTTTACCACGAATACACGTGAAAACGGGGCTACCAAATCCAACGGTCAACCGATTAGTTTTCTGCAAAGAATTCAGTACTTTTTTGGATGGAGACCCGCTTATCCAGTGTGGGCTTGGAGTTTGCCAGACGTTACTGATCCATCCATCTGGGGAGCCTATATTCGCGGTCTAAGTGCGTGGCCGCTGTATCCTTTACTATTTTTGACTGACTTAGTCTTGGTCATCCAATCCCTCATTACTCTTTATGAGACTGACAACGGTACGGCAAGTGACGATCAATTGACTCAGCAAATGCTTTTGCTTCAATCTAACTATAGACTTAAAACTCCAGTTTCTATGCTTGCCATGTGGCTTTATAAGAAAGCCAATCCTATGGCTGCTTTGAATGCATATTTTGCACCAGCTAATGATGGTCCTGCAATGAATAAAGTATATACTGAGATTTGGGCTGATCAATAATTATTTGATTTTGTCTGCTTTAAGAATGGCATTGACGGCTTTTCTTATCACGTCTACATCTTGTCCTAGGTTGAATCTACCATAGCTATCATCCGTCCCCAAAGAAGATCCAGTAGTCCAATTTATTCCAGCTTTTTGTAGCAACTTATTGCATTTTGCATCAATTTTGCTATAGTGGAACATTCCCTCATCTCTAACTGGCCATGAATGGAAAAATTTCTCAAGCTTTGACCATTGCCCTCTATTATCGTCCAAAAATCCTTTCGCCAATTTTTCGAAACTTTCCCAGTCGAAATCATAAAGTGCATTTTTAATAATTTCTTGGCTTGCAATACCAAGACCACAGTATTCGCCCATCAAAAGTTCCCTGATTCTTTCTGACAACAAATCATCGTTAGTGGCTATCCATCCGACTCGAATACCATTTATGCCTAGTAGTTTGCTATAACTGCCAGCCAAAATGTCGTGAGCGGGAATGGGGATGAAACATCCAGAAGTATAAATCTTATTCAAATAGACACCATCAAGCAACATTGGCGACAACATAGATTTGCTAATGCCGTGGATAATGCCTAGTGGATTAGAAGGGATATCCAACAGAATTACGCTCTCTTTTGGATCTATGTGACGATTTTCGTCGACATGCATAAGATCTGCCGCTTTAATCATGGAAGGATATCTCAAATACCAAGGCGCATTTCTGGTGTGGCAATAGATAGCCCCACGTTGTTTTAACGCCCTCAAGCCTATTGTGACAGCCCCAGTTGCGCCATTGGTAAGAAATACATATTTCTTTTCTATTCCAGTCTGTCGCTTGATTACCTGCTTGGTAATTTCTATTAGTTCTTGATCGCCGCCATATGCTGGATAGTCGAATGTGGATAGGCGGTCTCTGGTGAAAATGATCATGTTGCCATGGTAAGTCTCAAGGAATGCTTTTCTTACGCAAACGGAATTGCCAAAACCTAAGTCCAACTTCATTTTGTTGTTACGCCTGCGCCAGCGGCAGCAATCAAATTGCCAGGCATACCTTCGTTAGCTTTGATAAGTTTTATTAGACTGATTTTTATTGTTTTATCTTCTATAGTATCGGCAAAGTCATAAAAACTCTTGATTACGTGTACGTATGTATTAACTAATTGCTCGCCTTGTTTAGTCAGGGAAGCATTATTTCCACGGGCTAAATTGGCAATCCTAGCTTTGATTTTGTATATATCATTGCTATTATCTTGATTTCTTTCCCATTCAGAAATCTCTTCCAGGCTCATTTGATGAAGCTTTTTGAGCTCTTCTTTCTTTTTCTTTTCTCTTTTTTGATTGAAATGTCTAGCTAGATCTTCTTCCGACATTTCGCCGCCAAACTCTTCCTCTGCTTTATTTGCCTTTTGGTCCATGGCTATATCAAATTGTATATTTTGCAATCCAGCAATTACTGGATCAACGGGAATAGGTTGCTCCGCTAGATGCGTTACTACACGTGGACGAGCCTGTGGGATAACTGGCGGCTTTTTCACTGCACCAGCTGAAACTTGACTCTGGTAATTGGCCTCATTCCAACGACGACTTTCGTGTTCCATTTCAAGTTTTTGCAAATCTTCTATAAGTGTCTCGGCTTCCTGGTACCAATCATCGTCGTCATGTTCCGAAGCGTCCATGGCGCCATTGACTAATTCCAATAGTTTGCCAATTAATATTGTCTGCATGTTTGCGTGGGAAACGAGATGTGTAACCGTCTCATTGAATGTTGTTTGATCTAATGGATATTTCATTTTTGATCTTCTCTGTACATATCAAAAAGGCTCAATCGCATTCTCTTTTTTGCGCTTATTCCTGTGTCAGCTAAAATGTTCTCATATTTTTCAATAACTTTCCAAGCTTCATCCTCCGTTAATCGGTCTATTGTGTGCTCATCAACTTCAATTTCTATGAAATGTGCCTCTTTTGCAGAATTGTCAGAAACTACTGTATAAAAAACAATAGTCGCATCTATAAATTTGTAAATATAGCAATGTTTATGTATCTTACCAACTTTTTTATATCCCATTTTTTCCAATGCCGCATAAACTTCTTCAGTTGGAGTACCAGTCACTATCCAATTAGATTCGAATCTATTGATTGAATTTTTTGCTCCCTCTTGTTTTTCTTTTATGGTCCATTGAGCAAAAAAATTACCATTTGAATCTGGTATATCGGATTTTCTATATCTACCAAAGTGATTAATACCAGGATTCACAAAGAAAGTGTCGGGTCCCTTAACTTCCAAATAATCTTCTTGATTTGGAATACTATTTGCAATTCGGATGAATTCTTTAAGAATGTCTTTTTCGGTTCTATATTTGCATTCAAATTCGGTAAATTTTGGTAATCTATCAATGGTCATAAGACGTTTCTTTGCCAGACAGCCATGCGCCCAGGAGAATCCTTTTCCCAGTATTTTTGTCAAAAAAAAGAAAATTTAATTTATCATCCGTGGTCCAGATCCTGATTCTCGGTACGGGGGAAGAAATGTTCAATTGTTTCTGATACTTGGACAATAAAGCATTGAGTTCATGCTGAATTTGATCCGCCTTGTCCATACTATAACCGCCTTGAATAGTCTTTTGTAATGGACCAAAGCGTTTCTCCATCCAGAGAAGTTTTTCTATTGCGTCCACATCATCATACATCTGTTTCTTCTCCTAGAATCTTATCAGCAAGCCCCAGATTAACGGATTCCCTTGCATCTAATATAGTATCGAAGTTTAGAAGCTCTTGCAACTTTTTAAGTTTGAACATAGGATGTTTCTCGTGAATTTTCTCTAAATACAAGGTTTCCATCCATGCAGAGAACTTTTTACATTCTTCGGTCCAACTCCATTGTGCTTTGGCATGAAGATCCGAATCGGCCAACAATGGGGTGCCGTAATGGATCAATTGCTTGGCATTTGGTGCCATTATACGCTCATCACCAGCCTGAAAAATGATGCTGCCCATCGAATGGACATTACCAATGCCAATAATTATTACTTTGCTCGTGCAAGCTCTAATGGTATCATAGATCGCCATGCCATGATATTCGTCGCCGCCGCAATTGTTCAACTTAATAGTAAGAGGAACATCTGGTTGTATGGCATCCAATATGTGTAACCCTTTTAAAACATTCTCAGCTACGACTTCATCAGAGTCGCCCACGGTAATGAGGGTTTTACTTGGCAAGTGGATGCCATAGTCATATAGCTTGTCGATATCGTCTCGGTTTATTTTCGCCATATTTACTTCTTGTCTACGGTTTTAAATGCACTACGAATGGTAGTTTTCCATTCCTTTTCTTTGAAATCTTTTTCTGGAGTGAAAAATCCACCTAATATCTCGATTGTATCACTTTCGGCATAGCCTGACAATGCAAATTCGTAAGCTAGGGCGTACCATTGATTCGACCTACCTTTTCTTTTATCCAGTCCAAATTCCTTGATTCTAGCCAATCTTTTCTTTGCCCATGGACGAATTTTGTCATAATTAAACTCGTCACTAGTCCTTTCTCTGACTGGCTTGTTGTTTGGTCTCGCTTCTGGGTGCTTTTTTAGCCAATCTGCTAAGTCTGCTATTTTAACTGGGCCTTTAAACTCAATCAGGCGTTGCTTTTTCCCTGGTTCTCTATAGGCGCCAGGAATTCTTATGGAACGACTTGGGTTGAACGTCTTCTGATCCGCTAAGGGGATAGCTCTTAAGGTCCACTGGGCAAATAGGCGGTATGTTTCCTCATTAGGAAAATCCTGGTCTAATGAGATTAAAACGTGCGCAGATTTATTTCCAGAGAATATGATAGCGCTATACGGCAAATTTATTGTCTTAATGTATTCAATCTGGGATTTTATGGATCCAGTATCAATTTCAACCAGGATATTTCTAAACGCGGTGCAGCTTTTATCTTCTCTCCATTTATTATTGGGATTTAATGAAACCAGGGTCAAGTCATTACTGTGTATGTATCTAATTGGGACATTACTATGGGGTGAAATCAATGGAACTTCATCGGACGAGACAGCATACAAAGGAATGCTATGATAGCCATATTTATTATGACTCACGCAGACGCTTTCGCCCTCTCTAAACATTAGGGAAAGGATTTTTTTACCTGTTTCGTCCATTTACGCCTTAAGTAGTAATAGCAGTTCCTTGAGCAGCTTCTTTAACGTCTTTAATAGCCTTTTCTTCTGCTTCTTTAGCTGCCTTTTCTTCTTGTTGTTGCTTCATTTGTTCCCTAATTATTTCTAACTGTGCTTTGTAAGTTAGCATGGTCTCGTGGAGTTCTTCAAGTGTGGGATATTTTTGGACGAATTGTTTAGCTCCGTATGGCGTCAAAACAGGCTGATCTACCTCTTTCGTAGTTGGTTCTTCGCCTTCTTTGCCAGGAACGATTTCCGTAACCTTTCTGGTCACCAATTGAGAAGTACCTTTTCTCAGGATGGTTTGCCACTTGCTGGAAACTCCAAAGACTTCTTTAGACAATTCGTTCAGTTCCATTCGAAATTTACGAGAGATATCCATTATTTTTTCCTACTTTCTATTAATTCCTTCTTACCGCAACTGCAACTATTGCAATAGGCGGTTGGCTCCGAGCATGGACTAACAGCCTGCGTTGGTATGTCCAGTGGACTTCTTGCATCTAGCACGTCCATTTCAATCTTACCACCGACTGGTAGACCAAACAACATAATTTTATTGTTGGGAAAAAGCGTGGATAATTGACGCTTTAGCCCACTTAGGTCAGTTTCAGACGTATCATCCACGTACACCTTTACAACCAAGACTTGACCTGGCAAAAGGTTCAATTTTGTTACTTCCACTTCTGTAATTTTTAACTCATTCTCCATTTTCTTCTCCTGAATCAGCTTGCACGTTAGGCAGCCCGATTCTCCTATCTGCGTCCCTCATGTCTCTTTCTAGTTTCATTGCGGCAATTTTTGCTATGAATTCATCATCGTGATTGACGTATTTTCCTTTATCCCAACCAGTTTTGTATTCTTTACCAATGGATTCCGTAAAACGGCTCTTCCAAACCTTCCACTCAGTGGCGTGATTTTCGAAATCCGCAGACATCTCGACTACAAAGGTAGCTGAATCTGCTATGATCTTTCTTCCTTTGATCCTTTGCTGCCAAGGCGTTCTGTCTTGATCGTCTGGAGGATTCATTTGACCCATCAAAACTATAGGAGCAGGATAGATGTTTTTATAACGATCCAACATACGAGCAAGTCTTGCTTGTACTTCGTTTTCACTCATGAATTGGTCTTTTTGGGAATAAATAATGTTCTGATAATAATCGATCAGGATGACATCGTAGTAGATCTTCTTTTCAATGAGATTATCAAAGATAGAGGCAATACCCTCTAAGCTTGTGCTGACGCCATGACCGCCAGAATAAGTATTGTCGGCAACTGTTATTAACCCGTCTTTTGCCCAAATAGGGATTGCTCTGGTGAATGTTTTAGCCTGTTCGTCGGTGAACTTGCTATGATTAGTGTAAGTCCAACCCTTTTGAAGTGCTGTAACCCTATTATAAACGTCTTCTGCTTTTTCTTCATTGGTAATTACGAAGGATCTACGATATTTGCCAGTGGCTGGATTTATTGAATTTTTTACATTAAATACTATATTAGCAACAGCGGTAGATTTTCCTTCTCCTGTCTTGGCACCAACGAAAATGAGGTTTTTCCTAAAGAACGGTACCACACCATTAAAAACATCAGAAATGAAATACATTGGCGACTTGGCAGATTCTATGTATTCATCATTATTTCTTTGAAGTTCTTTGATTTGATCCTCTGTGAGAGCGTCGTAATTAGCATTTTTAGCTAATTGCATGTCTTTCTCATCTTGTTGTAACTTTTCTAGCTGAGAATCAACTCGTTTGCTATCGATGAGAGCGCGCTTCTTAGAAGTCTCATGTTTGAGAATCTCGTACTTTTCTTCTTCTGCATTCTTTGAAAGAAAGTCCTGTATTGCAGCAGTATCTTTTGGATCACTCATCGTCATCTCCATCAAGATCTGCTAAAGGATCATTATTTACCATCTTGTCTGTAACCTTGCCAAAACCTTTGCCAGGTATATAGCTTGGTTTAGTAATGACGTTTTCTTTTATCTTAATTGGAGGTGGTCCTGCTGTCTTTTCGAGATGTATTTTGGCCTTCTCTTGCTCTATTGGCTGGGCTTCTGCTATGGAAAATTTAGAGGGAAATCTTTCTCTTACTGCATGCATCCAATGTCTTTCGATCTGGATACGCCATTCTTTAAGCTTTCCTTCGTACTTATAAGGAGTGCAGAAACGCTGAATGTCTAGTGAAAGTTTTTCACTTCTTATTTGTTTTTCGCTGTAGCCAATTCCAATGAAAGTCAGGACCAATGAGTTCATGGCCGTTACATAATCCCTAATTTCAAAATAGGGCATACCTTGGCGATTGATTCTCTCGTTTCCGTGGAGTCTTTGCCACTTATCGAGAAGATCATTCAACTCTTCATTGGTTAAAGTAGGAACCTCTTGGCTATTTTCTGGCATATTCTATGCCCATATTCCTCAGGTATTTCTTTGCGATACCGATTTCTTCTTCAAAAACTGGATTATTTTCGTTTTTTTCGATGAAATCAAACAGGGTTTTTGCTTTTTCTTCCTTTGGACTATTTTTGAACACTTTCACTTTTTTGTCAAATCTTATTTCCTGCTGCTCGTTCATGAGAATTCTTTCTGGATTCATGTTATGATAATGTTCGTGTGGATCCAAACCAGCACCAGCAAAATCTAAAACGGTCAGATTCCTTTGCTCTAGGGGAACCGCAATGTACCAGCTACCAGCAAATTGGAACGACTCCCCGACTTTTGCTTTGGCTTTTTTCTTTATAGCTTTAAACGCCACGCCATCAAGCCGTTTGAATCCATAGGCTTCGTTGTCCTCAATAAGTTTGTAAAATTCACTGGGCGGCTTGCTGGGACCATAAAAAGCGACGTATTCGTCTACCTGTAGACCCTTGATGTTCTTTGCTTTCTGACGGCAGATCCTTACTAAGTCTTCCATCCTCTGTTTCATGAACATTGTAAAATTTGCTTTATTCTTCTCTTGAATCTCTTTTTTGCCAGGGGTTTTGTTTTCTTTCTTTGTATAGTTTACATAGAATTCTTCATATTTCTGGATGTTCCTTTTTTCATCGAATTCGAATAAACCTAGAAATTCCGTCAAATAAATTCGACCAATATTCATTAGGCAATCTGCATCCATGCCAACGGTATGAAAAAGATACACGTAAGTATAGAAGGTCTTACGTGTCAAACGCCTAACTATGCGCATGTAAGGCTGCATTTCCAGCAATGTGGGGTTATAGTCAACCCTACGCAAGTACTGATGCCTAAAATAGCACAGCTCGAATTCTTCTTTTGAATGAATCTTTCTCTTTTCTGCTTGCGGTCGTTCTACTAATTCTTTCATTTCTTCCTTGAAAATAGATAAGCCAGACGCGACGCTCTTTAATTCATGCTCATAACAAAATCACTTGGTCTACCGTCAGCGTGTTCCCAGCGGTGTCCATTACCATTTCGGGCTAGGGTGCCAGGCGCACCCTTCCACGCATTTATCTATGTTTTATTTGCATCTAGCGCTTTTAGTTGATCTAGAATTGCTTTTGCCATCTCTGGATCATCCTTGATAGCTAGAGCGGTTTCTTTTTTTCCATTGTAATTAGTGCCATTAAAAGTATAAGTTCTGTTGTTCGTGGTTGTGATTATGCCATTGTTTTTAGCCAAGAAAAAGATCTCCTCGTGTTGATTAATGATACCTTTTTGATAATCCATGGTGAACACTCCAGATCTACCTTGCGGCCCAATAGAATTTGCTTCACATTTCACGTATATACGATGCCCAGTGAGTAATTTATTATCGCGCGCGTCTTTAATGTCTTCTTCAAAAGCTTTTCCTTCAATGTCTGCCTTGTCTTCAGCAGCCCCCGCACGTTTGAGAGAAACAAAATATTCGAAAGCGTGCTTCACAGCCCACGACGCTTCCATCTTTTCTTTTGGTCCGTATTTACCAGCTTCTAAATTACCGCGCATTTGCGATGTTGCTATCAAAAGTATTTTATTACGTTTACAAAAAGGTACCAATTTTGAAAGACCGATCTGTACCGTTAAGGCGTGATCGCCCACCAAATGATCTGTGGCCGATTCCGCACCCTCCCGTTTCACGCCTTGAATATTGGACAAGGAATCCACAGCAAGCATTCTTAGCGGCATCCCATCCTGAACCATAGGCTTAATGTCATTTTCTACACGATCAAATATCTCCGCTGGACTATTGGTGTCGTAAATAATCATGCGATCCTGATCGATTTCAGGGAAGATTTTACCTTGGAGGGCGCCTCGCAATTCAGTGTTAAAAATGATTGCAATACCATCTGGATCACGACGCTGCATTTCTAGGACCATGGAGTAAATGGACAAAGATTTTCCTGCCTTTTGTTCGGAGAAGAATAGTACAGAAGCGTTTTTTGGAATACCGTGGCTTTTGTTAGCAAAAATCCAATTAAAATAGGGACTTGGAGTATAAAGACAATTTTCTTCAGCAAAAGAATCATAATTAGGATCAACGGAATCGTCATACCCACGCAGTTGTTTGGTCCATTTATTTGGCATTTTTTATCCTGTAATCGCTTTAAGACGCTTCATTGCGGCTTGGGTTTGTATTTCTAAAATACGAATTTCTAGCATGGTCGCCAATTCTGGAATTTGATGGAGGGTACGGGTAGCGTCAAAAATATCATTGTTGAATTGGTCATCCAGTAATGTTCTAGCGAGGGAGATTGTAACCGTACCATCTGGATGCATTTTACGAGGACAATCAGAAAGAATTTTAAACGCTTGCATTAGAGTCACTATCGTTTGGTTTAATTGCGTAGATTCCATTTTTCTCCTAAATTTTTAATACAAATGAGGAATTTGTGGCAGGGTGAAGAGGCTCTGCTACCTGTTGGGCTACTTGGTTATTTGTCAACGCAATTATGGCGTCGGTAAGTTGCGCTACTCTTTTTTCTAAATTATCTAATCTCATGTGTAAAATATTCAATTCTTTCTGAAGCGCAAAGGCTGTGCCGTTAGGATTAAAGTGTTGGTTATCAAGAGATTGGATTAATCCGTCCATGTAACTTTGTGGATATGGTCCCATTACTTCAACTCCAAATCTAATTTTATGTGGATTGCTTCGTTGCCATAATAACCTCGATATTCGTCGCCTTCAAGCGGACTAACATCGTACGTTATCGGTATATCGTTTCGATGACAAAATCGCGCAAAGTCATCTCCACACACATCGAAACTATTTTTAATCAGCCCTTCCAGTTGGCGATAGGGAATATCAGTTTGGCCACCTAGTTCCACAATCTTATGCGCAGTATCAATCATTTCTAGAACTCTTAACTTGGCAGTAGACACTTTCAGTTTATTAAGTTCTTGTAGTATGTATTGCTTGTTTATTTCGTATTCTTTCTGCAAGCTCATTTCTTCCCCGATGTAACGTAATAGTCAGCGCTGGAATTTCCGCTGCGCATTAAAAGATCCATTTTTTTCCTCATGTACCGACATACATTTTCTAATACTTTGATTTTACCGTCAAAGTTGTTTTCTAGGGCTTTCAACTGATTGACCCTATCTAGACATGCCTGATATTGTTCGTCTCTAGCAATAAAAGCTTTGCGAAGATCGGCATTGTCTTGAGTTTTCTTGATCCCCTTTTCTTCTAAATATTGAGGATATTTATCTAATAGAATGTCAGCCTTAGCTTCTTCTAACGCCTTTTCTGCAAAGACTATTTGATAACCGATTGCAGATAGATAGCGCTTAAGATCGCGATATGCTTCATTAAATGTGTGTTCCAAGTCAGAGTAGGTAGAAGGATTGACCACCTTTGCTTCGATGAATCTTTGTTCTGCTTCTCTGTTGCTGCTCATGTCCATGCGCAACTCAGGTGATGTCCCAAAAGATGGGACCACCATGACATTATCGGACGGAGCATGAACAGGTGAATTTTCGCTCACCCGTTTCTCCTTATGAAATACCCAATGATTTCAAGAAATCGGCGTCACTCATCTCAGTCAATTTATCTGCCGTGGTCTGGGGCGCTGGAGCAGCTTTAGGTGCAGATACTGGCGTCGAAGCAGTAAGATTAACATCCTGGGATTGAGTGGGTGCTGGAGTCGAAGTTACTGTTGTGTCTGCAACAAGTGGAAGCGCTGTTTCTGATGCCGTATTATCTGTGACATCATCATCTCCTGGTTCATCTACGACTTCTTCTTGTGTAGCGCCATCTGTAGCAAAGCCAAGAATATCATCGATGTTTGGCGAAATGCCCGTGGTCAACGCAGCTTCCTTAACGATTTGGGCTACTTGCTCAGAAGTTGGACTCTTGAACAATTGATCCAAGCGTGCTGCTTCATCTCCCAAACGATCTAGTACATCGTCTGAAAGGCTAGAAACGTATTCTTGTTTTACTTCTACTTCTCGTCCATTAACGGTTGCCGTGATGAGTTCTTCGTACACGTCAACTTTGTAATTTGTTTCGTTGCCAGTGCCAGTGCGTGTAAACTTGAAAAAACGACGATCTTCAATGCCAAGAGGCTCAATGCCCTTCTTGCGGAGTTTATTAATTTCTTCCTGAAGTGCCATTTTGGCCTTGTGTCGAAGTTTTAATACTACGATATTACCCTGAAGATCTATAGCGTTTACATAGTGGTTCTTGTCGAGATTATATAAGGACTTTTGTCCACCAATTAATTTGAACAGAGCTTCTTTGGTTTTCTCATCGCCAGCTTTTTTAGCTTTATCTAATTGTGCTCGCAACACGTCTAAACGCTCAACTGCCGCGTCTGGTACTTCAATCATATATGGCGGCTTACGGTTCTTAACCAAGCAGCTATTGAAGGGGCGGCTCTTGCCAGCGGCATTCTTATAGCCATAATGAATAGCGTAATAGACGCTCCAACGACCTTCTTTTGCTAAACTTCCAATCGGAGGAAGGATGCCCCAAACGGCTTCGCCGTCTTTAATTTTTTCGAATTTTCTTTGTGTGTTGCCGTATTTCGGTCGTCCAATTTCTACTCGTCCCATTTTTTCTCCCTATTTTTTAAGTAAAGTTTTCATCGAATCAATTGTAGCTTTTACATTCTCTTCTGTCACTTCTTTTACTTTGAAAGTATTGATGCTTTCCGAAGAGAAATTATTCAAAGACTTTGATACCTTGCCTGCCAAAACAAGCATAACACGATTGCCACGAATTCCCAAGTCTTTAAGTAAATCTTGAGTGAGTTTTTCATCGCTAGTGGACAAAAGGATAGAAGTCGTCTTACCAGAATGATTGCGATTGATAGCTTCATCAAGAATCGAAGTCGTAGCTTGAATACCAACGATTTCGGCACCAATTTGTTCATTGATGGCCTCTTTAACGATTGATGTAAATTCTTCCTGCGTCTTTACTGGCTTTAGATATTTTTCCTTAAAGATCAATTGATTATATTGATTGGCGTCCAATTCCATCATCTTGTCTTCGAGATGACGTCCTAAAACGTCGAACAAATTCTGTTGGCCCTCTTTACCTAAATAAAGCGTGGGATGAATGCGTCCAGATAGATCAGAATAAAACTGATCAGGATCGGCAGAAAACAGTTTGAATCCTTCGCCAGTTGCAATTGTTTCAAAATCTTTTCTTTGTGAGCCAGCCACGATAATGAAAACCGCACTCTTTAGAAGATCAAGTCGATACATACTTTTTAACACAGCAAGCTGTTCGATTGCTTGATTTTTTCTTCCACGGCGACCATTCAGTGTCTCTGCTGGTCCATCTTCTACATTTTCATTAGCGAATTGCTTATAGCTATTGATTTGATTTAAAACACTTTCAAGTGACATGTGTGCTCCCTAAGATAAAATCTTAACTGCTAAAGTTACTAGTGCTGTAAGTGCGGTGATGCCCAACAGAAAATTTACAAGGTGTCCGAGACCGATTCCTACGGTTATGAGAAAAGCAGTTCTAAATGGGGTCTTGCTTGTTGCTGCCAATGCTGATGTCGTAAGCGTTGCAAAAGTGTTCGTCACACCAGTGGGGTTTGTAGTATTATCGTTCATTTTTTCTCCTTATGAGATGAATGTATCATGGCGATACGATTTGGGTCAAGAATTATTTTAATTGCAAACGTTTTTTTCTTTAGAAGCCAACTTACCAGTTGCCACAGCCGTAGCTTGTGAGGTGCCCGTCATATACATACATTGTCCAGGAACGCACACCTTGACATTTGTACCTTTTTCCCACATATTAACTCTATCTCCGAAATTACTAGTGGGATTATGGGTTTCTCCATTTGAATAAAGGTTTCCTACTACTATCACACGATCATCATCCATGGCAGGATAATATGGTTTTTTTGCCAAATCAGATCTTTCGTTTCCTGCAGCTGCTACAAATTTTCCGCCAGCATCTATGAATGCTTTTACGGCCTGTTTTTCCTCATCCCTGGTAGAAAGTCCTCCACCAGAATAATTGAAATATTTTGCATGAATGCTTGTTGCGTAGTTAATTGCTTTGATGGTATTTTCTAAATTATCATTATTTTCTGAATCTGAAGATGGATTGTAGTATTTCAATATGACTATGCAATAATTTACATTCGTCTGTTTTAAGATTCCGTCTATGATACCAGCGACATGTGTTCCATGTCCGTGATCATCCGATGGAACTGGATCAACAGTAGCGTAGTCTGCAAGCGGATGAAATTTTTGAACAGAAGTGAAGTCTCTGTGACCAAACTTGCAAAGTTTTATTTTGAGATCAAATAATGTTGCTCCAAATCCAGTATCTGCTATTGCTACCACAATTGGTTTTCGCGTGCAAGGTATGCCCACCCTTTTCTTTGGCTTTTTAACTGGGAATGGTTGACTCGGTGCTGTTCCACAGCTAATCAAAGCTAACATTACTGATAAAATCAACGAAAAAGATACTTTCATTCTTTAACTATATTACAAAATGGGACGGTAGTCAAGTCTCAACAACCACGCTAATAATAGCCATATCCTTCCTGCCTATCTTTTTTCTGAAAAACGCCGTTATGATGCTACCTTTTTTAAGTTCTGGTGGATATACTAGTTTTCCACTCTCATATTCGGGCCACATGACCTTTTCTGAAACATAGCCGTCCGCGTCAAGAACCAATTTGAGAGCCCGCTTTGTGCCGTTAGAAAATGAGAATTCTTTAGCTTGGATAACAAAACAAGTAGCGGCTATGTATACGTCTTTTTCCAACGTCTCGCCAGTCATTTCGTCTAGGCGTTGCAACTTCTCTCCATTTATGAGCAGAGTTTTATAACCTTTGGCATTGATAACCATTGGAACACCAGCGCCTTGATTAGAAAGGACTTTTGAATGATTCTTGCCTAGATCAAACATGTTGATTGGCAAAGATGGTAAAACTGCCTTTTTCATTGCCGCTTCTTTTATTGGAAACTTTTCAATTTCTATGTATTCTTCTGGAATCTCACTTTCTTTTGGTCCTGTGGAGCGAACTTTTTTGCCTTCTTTTGCCGCTTTTTCAAGTTTATCAGAGTAAGCTTTAGCTTCGACTGCGTCTTGATACATCTTAAGTTTTTCTAAAAGGCCAGTTTTAGGAGGAAATAGGCTATCAAGTACCCCAACATGAATGAGCTTATGACTAAGACTGTCCCCAGCAACATCTTTATCAACAAATTCTTTAATGTTTGCATATGGTCTTCCGTTGACGATTGGATCTATTGTAGCATCGCCCATTCCTCTAATGACGCCTAGTTTGGAGCGAATTTTCTCATTGGCGTAGTCAACTACCATATGATCACCAGATAGATTAATGTCTGGCGGCAATACCATGTCTTTAACATAAGGCCAGAAAGTGCCTGTGATTTCTTGCTCAGAAGCATTTGTAAGAATTGCAGCCCACCATTCAAGTGAATAATAATGCCTTAAGAACATGCAAGCATAAGCAATGTGCATATAACCAACTGCATGAGAAGAATTGAATCCGTATCTTCCGAAAGTGACCATCTGCTCCCAAATTTTTTCCGCTGTTTCCAGGGAGACCTTTTTTGTAGCACCTTCCAAGAAATCAGGCTTCATTTTGGTCAACTTATCCATTTTCTTCTTAGCCATGTTTTCTCTAAGAAGTTCCGCTGTTTCCGCATCCATATCGGCTAAGCCACTAGCGATCTTATTTAAATTTTCTTGGAAAACCAACACGCCGTAAGTATCAGGCAAAAGGTCTGCCATTTCTTGGATATCTGGCGAAGATTCGCCTTTTCTTCTGAGCATATATTCTTCGATCATGTTTCTGCCAGTGTTAGGATCTATGTAATCCGCTGGACCAGGACGAACGAGTGCAGTCAAAGTAGCTAAGTCCATCATGCTTTTTGGCAGCATTTCCATTAGATGGGGCCTAACCGCATTAGTACTGAGTTGAAAAATGGTTTCTGTGGAACCGTTCCAAGTAGATTGGTAAACTTCTAATATTTCTGGTAGATCCCAAATGTAAAGTTTCTCGCCCTTGTGAGTGAAATAACCTACTGTATTTTTTTCATTATTTTTTTTATTAATCAAGTCAAGACAAATTCTAATATCTTTGAGTTGCGCCACTGTAAGAAAGTCGTACTTGATCAAACCTGCCGACTCAGTCTCCTTAGCTTCGTACTGGGTTATGCAACCTTCCTTGGTGGGAATTACGTTTTTAATGGGCACGTCAGCCAAAACGAAAGCGCAAGGATGCTGACCAAAGGCTCTCGTGATGCCCATGGCTTTAGAAACAATTTCCCATTCTTGTGGATATTTGTTTGCATATTGTTGCAATTCAGTAGATTGATCAATCAATCCAGGAACGTGGGTACCATCTGATTCATTTTCATAGCCTAGGACATACTTGGTATCAGAAATTCCAGTTGGCGGTGTCCCGAAACCCTTAGTCAATACCTCAATTTCTGGCAATACCTTACCATGGAAGTATCTATTAGTATCTTTTATGGCACTCTTAAGACGAATTGTGGTTCTAGTACTAATTCTAGCTGCTTTATCGCCCCATCGACTATACAAATAGCCGCTTTTGCCATCTTCGCCAGTTAATAACTCCTGACTTTCTAGATCTGTATCTATATCTGGCAATTTTTTACTTTGAATTCTGACCATGGAAAAGAAGCGTTGAAAAGGAAGATCGTATTTGAATGGATTGATCTGTGTGATTCCAGTAATGTAGCATAGCAGTGAGCCTCCAGAACTACCTCTCAAGGGACCAACCAGTTGACCATTTTCTTGATAATGATTTAGAACGTTGCGAATTGGCAAAAAATAGGGTGCAAGATCGTAAACTCCATTTCCATGAATAACTTCTATTTCTTCTTTGAGTCTAGCAACATATTTAGGATCGTCCCATTTCATACGACCAGTCTCTTTGGCTATCTTCATCAGTTCTTGTATAGCTGAGCCTTCGCTTTTCGCCAAGCGCCAATCGTACTTGAGTGAAAAATTGTCATATTTCTCTGCCCAGGAGGCATTATTGTGCAAGTAGATGGATGTAGACAAAGGATCTATCCCTAGAACATCAACTAAGTATTGACCCATTTCTGTGAAATCTTTCATGTAATAATTGGGCTGCAATTTGTTATTGCCCTCTAATCGCATAGTCTGGACGATCTTATCTTCCTTGTTGGCATAATAAGCATAATCAGAAACCATTACGGTTACGTCGTGTTTATTTGCTAAAGCTACTAGGAATTTATTGACTTTGGTTTGTGCGTCTCCACCAGGCAATGGCAGAAAGCCTTTGTGCAACTTAACGGAATCTATGTCTTTATTGATTTCGTAGAATGCCATGCCCTTAGTTAAGGACTTGATCGTAGAATGTCCAGATCTTTCTGCTAAATCGAGAGCTTTGATCCTACGAGCCCTATCGGTCGTCACAGTATCGTTGGCTAAAATTGCGTCCTTAGTACCATCCGTATATTTGATCTCTACTACCTGACTCCACTTTTTCATGTATGGTTCAGCGATCAAAGCGATCCAGAGTCTTTCCCAACCGAAAATTTCTTTGAGTTTTTCTAGAATCTTTTGTCCAGCTTCAGCTGCGCCCGCGAGCATGGTTTTTCCAACCATGCAATGTACGCCGCCGATGACAAAATCGACGTTGAACTGCGATATGAATTTAAGATCTTTCCATGACCAAAGTTGCTGTTTTTCTTCATAGATCTCGATAGTCGGTAAGTCCGTTCGACTAACAAACTTGACTAATTCTTGATAGGCTGCTTGGTCTCTGCAATAGATAGTGGCATTGAAATATTTACAGCGATCAGCAGGAGTACCAGCTACAAAAGGGCACTGAGGATCTTTAAAGAATATTTCTATTCCAGGAATGAATTTCATCCCCTCTTTAGTGCATTGCTCATAGGCTTTCATGGCAGAAGAAAGATGGCCCATATCAGTATAGGCGAAATATTTTCTTCCAAGTTCCTTAGCTTTGGCAACCATAGCTGGTAGGGTAGCTCCAGTCAATGGGGATTCAGGATGGCAATGTGGGCTCACCGTAAGTATTGGAGTTTCAACTGGGGTTTCTGGTGTAACGATTCTGATCATTATTCTCTAGTGAAAGGATTGAATTGTTTAAATAAATAAGGCTCTTCATTTTGGAATATATCTTCCAATGCTTTCATAAAAAGCCAAGCATCTCCCTTTGATAAGCCTACTATCTCTTTCCCCTCTCGGACGAAAGTAATTACATCCGATGTTCCATGGTATTGAGCATAATACGATTCTTCCGTGGAATCCATTTTGCCACAATCATAGGGGTCGTTATATTTTACTGTTCTGGTCTGGTAGCCGCTCATTCTGCCTCCGACAAAGCGGCGCGGAAGTTATAGGATAGAGCTAAATTAACGCCGAAAGCATTTAATTCGACCGTAGTATATTCTACTGCCTCATTCCTAATGAAGTCTCTGCGCACATTTGGCCAGAGTCGTTCGTCGGTTACAATCACGCTGAATGTAAAGTAATATTTACTCATTCTGCCTCCAACAGGGAGATCAGGTCTTGCGTAGAGCCAGAACTTTCTTTCTTCGATTTCATGATTTCAAGAAGTTTTTTGTAAACATCCACAGTCATTAAGGTATCGTCTTTGGCAGAGTGAGCATTCCTTTTGGGTAAATTCAGAAAATCTACCACGGAACCAAGGTTGCCGAGATCGCGAGGGAACCAGCCAGAATCCTTAAGAAGCCAAATGATTGGATTCGTGTCTATATTTCTATAATGACAGAACTTTTCCCACTCGTCTTTTCTCATGATGTGGTGAGAGATGAAATTCAAGTCGAAAGGAATATTGTGCCCAAGGGGAATTAGATTGCTGTAACGACCTGGCAAGCGATGCTTCTTTAGCATTGTTGAGATTTTTTCTTTAGCTTCTGAATAGGTCAACGTAGAAGGATCTGCCAGGTGTTTTTGAAGATCGATACCGTTAACTTTCATCGCCCCAGCTTCTGTAACGGGTAGACGATCATTGTCTGGTTTTAATTTCAGGTCCAATTCTTCCAGGATTTGAAAGTTATCATCAATCACAGAAATATAAAGCGTAAGAAGATCGCTGGTCTTTGGATCCAAGCCACCAGTTTCGCAGTCTAGGGGCACATATAATTGACTCATGGCTGATTTTCCACGTAAGCAATTGATCCGTTCGCCATGACTTTAAGCATAGGAACTTGGATTTCATATTGATCAACATATATATGGGGAATGGATTCGTAATACCGATATGCTGCTTCTTGTGCGGTTCTCCGTAATTGGTCTAGCGTGTTTTGCGTCATTTTTTCTCCGTAGAAAGGCTCAACAGCTTCTTGTATAGCTTTTTTAAATCCTTCTTCAATTTCCTGCTGTGTCATGTTCTAGCCTTTACGGAAAAATATTCTGTATTTTCCATTTGTTCTTTTAATTTCTGTGTAAAAATTTCCATCCAATTGTTCACTAGAGAATCGTTGTGGCAGTCGGCATGCTTTTTGGCTTCCTTGCACATATCATACAATAATGAGTCATTTACTGCAATGCCAAATTTTACATTGACGATATTCTTTTTCTTCTTTACTTGTGGCTTTGGCTCTTCGATGCCTTTCCTTGCCCAGTTAGCCAAGCGATCACAGCGATTGTTATGCTCGTCTCCTGAATGTCCTCGTACCCATCTGGTTTGAGCGTTTAAGCGATGCATAAGGAATTGAAGTTGCTTGTATTTTTGTACTTTTTTCTGCTGTTTAAACCGCTGCGTGCCATTAGCCCAGCGAAGAATTATTTGGCTATCTGAGACCAAGGTGATTTCTGGCAGAGTTTGATCAGAGTATGAAATTCTAGGTGGATCAGTACCAATTTCTTTCAAGACCGCCGCCAGTCCCATTATCGCGCTTTCCAGTTCAGCATCGTTGTTGGTAGCATTTTCCATTCGCCCAGAGCCTTCTGAGTGCTTTACGCCATCGATTACCAGCACCCAGGCCCAACCTCCAGGCTTTGTTGCTATGGTCGCTGAGCCATCTGTGTAGACCTCGATTTTCATTCAGGATCACACATGTCGTCTCTAAGCATTTGGACGGCTTCTTGGTAAATTTTTTCAACTTCTTCCTCAGTTACCATTAACAACCGAGCTATGATTGAATTTTCTACACCTTCGGAATTTTTTAACGTGAATTTGCTCAAGGAATTGCCGCACTTAGGGCAACGTATATAGTCTTCTTCTGTAGCAATCCTATGCTGGATCTCCGTCTTGTCGATCATCCTTTCTCCCAAAATCTACTTCTATCACTTTTGGAGTTTGTTCCTCCATAGCTAGCAAATATTGTTCCCTACGTTCTGCCAAAAATTTCCTTGCCTGTTCTACGGAATGGCCAAGGTTGTTCTTGTTGATTCTTAGCATGGTTAGTTTGTTGTAAATTTTATCCAAGTCTTCCTTGGCTTTTCTGTATTCTAGCGCAACAGTGATTATCTGTCTACTTTTTAATATGGAAATGTTCTCTTGGAGACTTTTTTTGAGGTGAAGTAGCAACGCTACCTCATTGTCGATATTATACAAATGTGCCTGTAGGGCGTCCAATCGATCATTGGCGTCTTTAAATTCTCTCTCAGCTGCGTAAATATCTATAGGCTTGTTCATTCATTATCGTTTGATCCGCCACTTTCCATTAATAGAATTAATGAGTTGGCGCTGCCCGTTTGCGTAAACTAAACAACTGCAATGAACCCACGAGGACGGGCCGTGATTGTATCCCAAATCGAATAAACTAGAGGTGCCTACTTGAAATACGCCCCGAAGAATTCCAGGAGTATGGCTATGACCAATTACGCACTTACCGTAAGCATTTTCTAGATTGGATTTACTTCCCCTAGCCCCATTGCTTCCTTTGTCGCCATGAGCCCCTAATTCGATGCCAGCGACCTTGTAGTCTTCATCACGATCTAAAAATTGAATTTTATTCCAATGTTTAATCTTACCGCACTCTTTTAGCCCCTCTTTTAATGCATCTAGCCCATCTACTGACTTGTCAGCCAGTTTGCAACCTATCTGGAAATTTAAGGGATCGTACTTGAATTTGCCATTATCGAGCCAGCGGGACAAGAAGTCATCATGATTGGATTTTACTACGATACCCTTTTTGACGCTTTTATGCGACAAAATGCGATCAAGCTGCTCGCCAGTAACTCTTAACTCATCGGAAAGACTGAGCAAACCATTTTTTGAGTGTCTAGCCCTAAGGACGATGTTATGCTCTTCATGATGATTGATTGACTTACCATTGAAGAGATCGTGAAAAAAGACCTCATCTACGCCCATAGCCTCGATGATTTCTTCCCATGCACCAATGGCACTCTCGTCATGTTCGCCAGCATGGTAATCGCCCATTACAAGTCGGGGAGTAACCTTCCGTGGTTTGTTGTCTCCTATGTAATAATTTCCGTGGTGACAAACTCCGCCTTCTAAATCTGCTTGAACTTGTGTAAAATGGTAAATTTTATCATCTTCAATTTCAACGACCAAAGCGCCCATGACATGGTCATGTTCTGCTATATAAGCAGTGCGTAAGGAATTACCTTGTGTTGAGTTATAGTTAGCTACCGTACATGCGCCAGTAGACATCCTTGCATGAGGATACTTAACGTTGGATACAGGATCATATTCTAAACTTTGCTTAGGAGAAGCAAAGATAAAGCTACCTTTACCTTGGCAAATTCTACCAAGACCAGTCGTTGGGTTGATCTGTTTTGCGTTGATCCTTAAAGAACTCAAACGAATATTCGAGTTTAGAATTAAGGAATCAAACACAAACGTGTAGTTCTTAAGAAGTTCATCAAAATGCCATTCAATATCATTATCCAAGTTATGTGCTGGATCATGAGACGGTAGCAGAAGGATCTTAGCTTTCAATTGTTTGGAAAGGAAATCCAAGGTTTCCATGAACTTAGGGTGAGCCCACTGTCCGTTGACGGCAGTAGTGATAATGAATGTTTTGTGATTCTTTATTTCTTTTGCTAGTTTAGTTTTGGCTTTTTGTGAAGTGAAATCATTCTCTTCAATAACGCCCTGGAAAGCTTCAGGAAACATCATTTTGGCTGCCAAACGTAAGCCAGTAATATTCACGAAATGATGCCTGATCTTATCTCGTGTAATACCTACCAAAGCCAAATCGGATCTAGTCGGAAACATATTCTTTTGTTGAACAATTTGCACATATGCTTCGGCTATCTCACGTTTTAGGGTAGACTCGTCCTTTTCTACCCTTTTAGGCTTCCGTTTGTTACTCATATTGTTTCCCGTAGTTATTACGATCCAGAACTTTCGCTTGATTGCGGAGCGGAGTCGTTACTTGCATCACTAGAAGATTGCTCGGCTGCTTCTGCGGAAGCTTCCGTATCTTCAGGAGCCGAAGCCTCTGCTTGCGGTGCGGGAGCGGCTTCTTCGGCAGCGGGAACTTGCGGGGCAACTACTGAATATACTTCTTGAATTTCAAATTTGAGTTTGCCTTCTTGAAAGGAAACCGCATCACCAGTTTTCGCTCCGAGAATCTTTGCGCGAAGATTTTCCTGCAAAGAACGCACGATGAATTGCAGTCGTGGATTCAATACTTTACCTTCATCATCCACTTCTCGACCGACCACGAAATTAGTTTCATTAATTGGCTCTTCAGAAAGTGCTAACATACCAGAAGAGATAAGCTGAGAAACCTTATTGCGCAATTCTACGACGTTATTATCGACCATGATCCGAGAGAGTACTTCGTCATTAAGGTCTTCTCCTGCCATTGTAGCCTTTACAATAGCGTCTACTTTTCCACCCAAGAGCTTAATAGCTTCTTTGATGGTCATGATATCGCGAGCCAAGTTGTCTCCAGCTTGGTACATGCCCATGAGCCCACGCTCAAGGTCATCGATTCTTTGTACTGCGGTCCGTTTCGGGGGTTGCTGTTGTTCCATTTTTTCTCCTATTTAGTAACGTTTTCCGTTAACGATTATAAATGAATACGGTATCTTGACTTTTACTTTCACTACTTTGCGCGGAAATAAATATCCCTTCTTAGCAGGCTTTGTGATTACCCTTCGTCCGCCGTCCCCTGTAAAGCCAAATAGAAGGATTTCTATCTCTCGGGTGCGAGTGTTGTATTTTGTGACGTCTTTGATTTCAACTCCTGGATGAGCGTACACTTTTACTTTCTTTCCAATGGTATTTTTTACATTGAAAATCATACTTCCTACTTATTTTTCTTATCAAGAAGATTCATAATCATTTGCATTTGGGGATTTGCCGCCGCTTGGTTAGCCCTAGAAGCGTACATTGCGTCAATATGTTCTTGTGATGGCATCGGTGCTGCCTGACGCGAAGGCACCGTTTTATTAAGTCTAGCTGCTGATTGGCGATTTCTTTCAGCCATCTGTTCAGGTGTCAATCGAGCCATTTCATCTGGTGTCAAATATTTCTGATTGGGATCAAAAACTTGATTGATCTCTTCCAGGGTGACACCTTCTTCATCTAAAATTCTTTGTATTGCTTCGCTTGTTTTGGCTCTTTTTACTGGTGTTGCCGCTTTAGTTGGCAGCGGCTTTGCTTCCTGTTTCTTAGGTGCGGGACGAGTTTGATTACTACGAACGGAAATAGGATTCAGAGTATTCTTTTTTGGTGGAGCAGAAGGACCGACGAATGGTTCAGCGTCGGCGCTAGCACCTTTAGTTGCAGCCAAAGCTAAAGACTTGAGGACTTCCACTTCCAAAGCATTAAAAGGGAATGATTCCATGGGGAAAGAAGATTCTTTCGGAATCTCCTGTCTCATACCAAGCATGATTTCCATTCGTTCCTTGGCAAATTGGCGGATCTCTTTCTCCACATTTTTGATGGCCCTTGGATCACAATCTGAATCGCCAAATAAATCGTTGTTCATGACTAATGAGTAGAGATTGCCTTGTTCTAGCCTAAGCCTTGCATCGCTAAGAACATCCGTATAATCTTCGACTTCTTCCGTTTCCTCTTCATACTCCTGTTCTGGAGCAGAAGGAAGATCTACGGTTTTCTCGGAAGGGAAAACCCTTCGTGTAGGAATTGCATTGGCTGCCTGCATCTCAGTGAGAGCGGCATTTTGACCTGGCGCTACATTGGTTTCATTGACTTCATCGGGGATATCTCTGAAATCCGTTGAATCGTCATCATCCATGTAATTACTCATATTAATCCTGTATTTATCCTACGAAGGCAGTAACAGTAACCCAATAATAGGGATTCCGCTGCATCTTCATCTTTTTTCCTCAGTGGAGTTTTTAGAAATTTTCCAAAAAGCTCATTTGCTCTGCGGATTGAAACGTGTTTCCTCGTCACTAGACCAATTCTCTTACCATCGTCGCCGTATGCTACAGATGTATCATGTTTCTTCTTGTATTCTCTGACCTTCTTGTTGCGTTTACTTTCGTCTTTGCTCATCAAGCAACCAGTCTCGCTTTTCCATTGACCAGACATGATGTACACAGCCTTTATCTTACTCTCTTTTATAAAAGAAGCAAGAAGAAAGTGAATCCATTCCAAGATTTTTTGACTATAAATCGATTTACTATTCGATGCAGTTTCTTCGATCACCAAGGTGTCTGGATTAAATTTCTTTATGAGTGAAAGAATTGCATCAAAGCATTGCTGTGCCCAGTCCAGAAAGGCTTCAGGATAAGTGCCCAAAACTTGCGGAATCTGCGAGTTTTGTCCAAATTCATGAAGAATGACTTCTTGGCCGTCCAAGGTCATGTAGGCCCATCCCGTTTTTGTTGACATATCCAATGCAAGAATGCGTTCAGCGGCCAAGTTTTAGTTCTCCAGATGGACCAGGCAATATGAACGAAGAACTTTGTAATTTTTGCTGCTCCTTGTATTTTTCTACTTCGATTTGTCCCCGTAGGCCAGCATAAAGCTCAATCATAGCTATTTCATCTAACTCGTATGCGATCCAGCTGGCGTTTCCTATCGAAAACGTAAAATGGCTAACATCATTTGTAATTTTCAGTGGCGTTTCTGCTGTAGCAAGCTCAAAAATCCTACGGAGGGTTATAGAAAATACGCTGTCGCGTGAAACGCTAGTTACGTGTAGTGGTAAGGTCACATCGTGGCCCACGGTTATTGCCCACCTTTTTCTTCAATCAAATTCAACAGATAGCGAGTCTTCGTTGCTACTGCTTTTTTCACTTCACGATACGGAGCGCCCAACTCTTTTACTTCTGCCCTAGCAGCTGCTAAAGCTTCGTCGTTTTCTTGGCATTCTTCCGACTTTGAAAGCTCACGTGCATAATTGGCGATGCGATTTTTTAGCGCCTGTACGTCCAGACCAGCCACTTCATTGGCGAATTCTGGCATTTCTTTTTGTACTTTACCTGCGAATGTCAACGGTTCTTTTTTAGGTCTTCCCATTTTATTCTCCTTTAAACTTCATACGATAGATGAAAATCTGATGCCGCAACGTCTCTATTTCTGAAAAAAACTGCAATGTTGTCGCCATCGTCCAGGGGGATCTGGAAAGGATAAATTACGTTTTCGGCTGATTTTCCATATAGTGTCGTAAGTACTTTGCCATTTTTCATAACGATATAGGTACCATGAGCGACGGAAGAAAAAACCATTTTTGTAATCATTCCACCCTCTTTAAATTTCAAGACGGTATTCTTAGTGTAGCCTGCTTTTACATTTCTATGTGTAACATTTTTAATTGCCATTTTATCTCCTGTAGTCAAATTTGACTAATTTTTTAAGCAATCTATTTTTATTCAAATAACCAATCAAGGCATCCATCATCAATATGTAGTTAAATTCTACGCCACTGACTTCTTTGTTCGATATATTAAGCGGCATCTTTGTGGTTGCAAATACAGTCTTTGCCACACTTAACATTCCCGTAAACTCATGATAAGTAATCATGTGATCAATTCTATCAGTGCCGAAATGCTTATTGATAATAGCCATCAAGTAGGGCAAACGGTCTGATTTTCTTATGTTGTCTTCTATTTCCAGGAACGCTCTCAACTCTTGTTCGATCTGTGCTGGATCAGACATTTGCATCCTTTTCAATTCTGCTTGTTAGTCCTTCTCTGACTACTACTAGTCTGTTCTGGACCATTTGTTTAACTTCTGAATTATGATCTACAATGACGATCTTCTTGTTCGTATTGGAATTCTTTAAGACTTCCAACGAAGGTTCAATTTCTACTGGACCGAGGCCCGTGAAGGGTTCATCCAAAATAAAGATGTTTATGCCCTTATTAGACTTTGTCTCGATAAAGTCTATCACAGCAAGATCTACCGCTATATCGACTGCAGATCTTTCCCCGCCAGAAAGACTTCTGATGGGAATCTTTTCTTCTCCATCCATTCCAATGACAGCATTTACTTCTTCCTTTACGTTACCATCTTTGGTTTCTCTCGTACCATCGAATTGTATAGTAGCATTACTCATGTTAGGAATGCAACGAATAATTTCAGTGGAACGTTGACTGATCGCCTCTAAAGCATCTTCAAAAGAATAGGAAAGAAAAGTTTTCACAGCTTTGCAGGCTTCCTCTGCTAAAGCAATGTCCGCATCTATTGCGGAAATTGAAGATTTTATCTCCGCAATCTTGTTTGTAAATTTTTCTTCCTTGCTCTTTAAATCGGCAAGATTTTTTTCATATGAAGCCAATAAATCAGCGGCTGATCTCATGGCAGAGACAGCGTTGTCGAAAAGTCTACGGGATAAGTCCAGTTGTCCCCTAGCTTGATTAGCCTCGGCAGTCTGGAATTCTAATAAGGCTTTCTGCTTATGTGCAAATTTTTCACTTTCGATTTTATTGGCAGCATTTTGTTTGGCAATCCACGCATCTTCTTTTTGTTTCTCTTCTAGATGCTTTGTATGAGTTTCCCTAAGAGCTTCATTGATATCAGGCAATCTAGGATCTATCTTTGGTTTCAGGTTTTCTTTGTTGATCTCTACGTTCTTGTCGAGCACAAGGCGATCCTGTAAAGCTTGAGTGCCCCTATCCATAATTTTCTTTAATTCTAACAACTTAGCGACTCTATTCGATATCTGATTGGTAGCAACTTCAGTTGCCCACGTTTGTTCGCATGTGGGACAAATCGATGCCTTGAGTTTCTTTATTTCTTCTGCCAGTTTGATCGATTCTTCATGGGCCTTCTTCTGTGCGGCTTGTAGGACGTTGTTTTCTTTGATTGCCATGTCATTAATGGACGTGCATTCTCTGACCTTAGCTTGACGATCTTTTTCTTCTTGAAGGATGACGCTAATTTTGCTATTAAGCTCATCGATAGTTTTTTTGTGAAATTCTAATAAAGAACGATCAAATGGAACAACTGATAATTCTGGGCGTTCTCTCTCAAGTTGACTTATATTCAAATTATGGACCGCGAGCACACTTTTTAGTTCGTTTTCAGCCTCTTCCATTTTCTTTTTGAGGCTGATCACCGTATCCTGGCTCATATTTTTATTTGGAACTGGACCAAGCGATTGGGCGGCTTCTTTGGTTGCGGTCAAGGCCGCTTCCTGACCAAATAATTCTGTTTCTTTTACGGTTCTTCGCTCTAGAAAATCTTTGATTTTTTTCTCTTCTTTTTCATAATCCTTACGATATTTTACGAGATCCAAACAATCAATCAAAAACTCGTGCATCTTTTGCGGAGTGAACTCTAGGAAAAACCCACCCTCTTTTTGACGTTTATGTAAAAGTTTCCTGAATATCTTTCTTGGCATACCCAGGATTAAGTCGATCTGCTCTTCCGCTAAAGCATTGCTACCTTCGAAAACCTTATCGTTAATGGTGACTTTTAATTTCTTTCCTCTGGTAATGGATACTTTTTTGCCATCCCATGAGAAATCGCCGTGTAGACTCATGGGCTCATCGGAATATCTAGATTGTAAAATCGTTATAGGTAGATCGTTAAGACCAAGTAAAACGTCCAAGGCATTGAAAACCGTAGTCTTGGCAGCCCCACTAGATCCACCAGTATTCTTATTCAATCCATCAATTTGAATGAAGTCGTCAAGAGAAGCAAAATTTATGGATTGCTCTTTGACGAATCTTCCTATACCGCCAAAACGCAATTCTAGAAGCTCTAGCACTTATTTTTCCCTGTAATTCTTTTTTGATCTTTCTTGATTGATCTCAACAATATCTGGGATAATTTCCACAGCGCGGGCCTGGAATCCATTATCTACAACTATCTTACTAGAAGAAGTGGGAGAAGACAAGCACTTTTTCATTTCTTTTTGGCACTTGTCACAAACAATTACGGCAGGTATTTCATTTACCTGCCGATAATATTTTTTCTTAGAATTTTTACACTCACATAGGTACGAGATGAGTGGCATATTTACATCAACAAATTTCTTTGCATGATCTCACAAAGTTGTTTTACTTTATTCTTCTCATCAGAATCGCAAATATTTTGAAGTTTTTCCATGCTAGTAGCCTCTTTAGCTTCTTCTTTTTCTCCAAAAATGTTAACGACGTTGGACGGACGATTATAGGGTAAATGTTTGGATTCATTCAAGATGAAGTTGCGCACGTATTCGTAAGGAACTGTCCAAGCATAACCTATGTCTCCGCTACCAGCAAAAACAACCCCAGACAACTCCATATCTTCATTGTACACAGCGCTACCGCTTGAACCAGGACTAATAGTTGCTGTTACGAGAACAGAATCATATTGTTTCAATACTGGCAAGCCACCAAGAAGTAGGCAATACAATCCTTTCTTTGAATCCGCCACATCGTCATCCGTGCATGGCTTGAAATCCACTAAAATGGTAATCGTCTGTCTGCCAGAGAAGTGACCGATTGTTTTTACGTTTGGATAAAGAGAAGGATGACCAGAGATAAGAGCGCCTTCATAATAGGGTACAGGAGCGCGATTTGCCAACTTTACGCCACCATGTAAATTGCCAGCTACTCTGATCAAGCAAAGATCTGCTGTTTCGGATTTTTTGTACGAAACGACCATGAAACTTCCCGCTTGTCCACTGACCAATCCGCCATACTTTTCCACTACTCCACAAACGTGTGAGTTGGTAAGGATCAATGATCCATTCTGGCTAGATTTCAGGATGATTCCTGTTCCACCATGATTGCCAGCTATATTTGTAATTTTTACTGCGTTAGCGCTAGCGTCTTTATAGTCTGGCTGTTGTTGTCTCGTAGCGCACGCGGACAATACCAGAACCGCTACGGCAAGTAGCGCTTTCTTAACAAGGGACATCACATGTACTCCTGGGTTTGTGTTTTATTATTTAATAAATTTAAGACACTTTTAGGTGCTTTTTTCAATAATTTAATGTGGTATACGTAGCCCGTGGAATCCAAACAGTCCATCACAGTCTCCACTGGGGTCTTACCACTAACTAACAAGCTAGCCATGGAAACATAGAAAACCTTCCACTCGCCATCTTTGCCGATCTGATATAAAAGCTCAATCGTGAGATCCCTGGATGGCAAAGCAAGAAATGACACTTGAATGCTACGTCCAGTTAATCGATACCATAGTCTTTTTAGGAAATTCATTTGTTTTCTTCCTCCCGTCTTAAGTCAGCGTAGTGCTTAAGCACATCGCCGATGGCTTTTGCTTTTGGCGTAATTTCTATCTGGTTATCGCCTTTGCGAGTAACCGTTGCGCCGTCACTAATATTTAGTCCTATCATAGGTCCTTTGTCTTTTGGAGGCTCAGCCATCGATTTTTGTATAAGATCGGCTATCTTGAGATAACGATCGATCTCTTTTAGACTTATTTGATCTGTAAATTCTTCATTATTAGTTTCTAGATAGCGTATGATCTTATGACCATGTTTCTTTTGGTACATCTGGGCAAGTTGCAGGAGATGATCCTGCATGACCAATTTAGCCTCAATGATCCTTCGTTTCATATGGTCGGCTAATTCCGACATATACTCTTTTCTTCGCTCGCACCAATTCATCCTGTGAGATAAATACATGACCGTAATACGGTCTGTGCGAGTAATATTCGAAATTTGATCATAAGTTTTGCCAGAAAGATAAAGATCCATCATCTTAGCGATCTTTTCTTCTTCAATTTTAATCATACCAGCTTCGCCATTATCGATGAATTTCTGCACTTTTTTCATGCTTTCATCGCTAATATCCGTCATTTTTATTGGATTTACGACGATTTCTGGTAAATTATTATTTTCTTCACTCATTCTTTGCTCTTGTAAGCCAGTTTTTCGTTGATGAATACTTCTATCACGATATCTTTCCAGAACAGCGTTCTTATACTGGCTTCCAATGCGGCAAAACGCTTTTGAATCTGATCGTTCTTGGCGTCGTCTTCTAAGGTAAGATGATAGGTGACAACGTTATTTCTTATGGGAGCATTGATAGTCAGATTAAAATCCTTATCAACCAAAGCATCAGACTGATGTGATAAATCGTAGTCAATTTTTACTTCTTTTACGCCAAAAAAATAAATAAATGGGTAAAATTTCATGTTTTTTTCGTGCATTTCGGTGATTTTCCCTGAAATCAGCACCAGTTTCGCCATATCTTTCACTATTTTTGATTCTTCAGACAATTGAATTCTCCTTCATGTAAGCAATCAATTTGTCACGATCAAATGTGGTTTGATAGAGATTAGTCATGAAATCCTGAAAACTTTTGCCTGGATTCCTGATGGATTTGCTTACTTTGTCTGTAATTTTGGTCTTAATGCCGTATTGACCCTTTAAAACTTTTTTTTGCTCACTGACCCACTTAACTGAACCAATCAATTCTATGGTGATCTTGCCAGTTGATGGTACTTGTGGCATATCATCACCTTCTTTCCATTCTAGTTCGAAAATCGGTGTGACAATCCTAGAAGTGGACCAGAATTCTGTTTTGGTGATTTTTCCAGTCAAATCATCATGATGGTACAACCATATGCCTTTGTTTTGATTCGCATCTGAAGCTGAATCCCATTTGGGCGTTCCAGGATGAATTACTTGTTTTCCGTTGGCAGTACATTCTTGATGGGCGTGAATATGTCCTGAGATGATGATATCAAAGGGGATCGGATCGGTGTCAAAACCCTCTGGATCGTAGGTACCAGATTCGAACTTGGATGTGCTAAATGACTGATGACAGACGAGAACCTTGGCGCCTTCACTAGCAAGTCCCCTGCAAATATCGTAGAACGTATCTCTGTCATGTGTGTAGGAGATGTATCCATAAATTCCTTCTGTTCTTGGATTTTGAACAATTTTCAAATTTTTACGATTTCTAGCCAAATGTCTAAAAACGTGTAAAGCGGAATAGTCTGCCGAATATTCGCCAGTCATATCGTGATTACCAATAAGAACCACGATTTCAATATTTTCGTGAGAAGTCAAGACGTCTAACCATCCATCCCAAAACTCCAGTACCTCAAGCCTTATTACGGCATGCGTATGGTATAAATCTCCTAAAATTTCTACCCTATCTGGTTGTATTTCTAGGATTTTATCATTGATGAAATGCATCAACTTCTCGGATTCCTCCAAGTTGTTTGGTTTAACGTGCATATCTCCAATGCGCAGAATTCTCATTTGCCTCTTGGGTACTTTTGTGCTGGTTGTCTAGCGTTTTCCAATGGAATACATACTGATTGATCTAAAGAATCTTTCACATATGCCTCGTTTTCTGGGATTGCTAACCATTCAGAGACTTGGACCATATTTTTATGGATGCTCTTGATCATTTCAAATTGACCATCAATACAACCTTGACGGTAGTCAGATTTTGACGCGCATGCGGAAAGCAATAGAGCGATTAGTAAATATTTCATTTTTCCACCACGAATTCAATATGGGCAGCGTCCACGATAATAAATTTTCCTTCAATAGCATCGCTCTCATAAACTTTGGATGCCCAAGGCTGCGTGAACAATAGTTCTTCTTTGATGTAAGCCAAGGAACCTTTACTGTATGGCACTCCACATTGTGTACCCGAGAAAACAACGGCATCCATCAAAAGTCTCAAGCCGACGATTGATGTCTTTTGTTGAACTAGGGCAAAACCCACTTCGTTTTTAGATTTCAGGGTACGGTCGCCAGAATACGGTTCAAGAATGAATCGGTTATTCAAAGAATTTGCTTGTGGCATATTTCTCCTTAAAAACTGTAACTAATGGAAAATACAATTCCATTAACGCGAATCTCATTACCAGTGATGTCGATTTCTGCTTCAAAATTGGCATCTCGCAATTCGTAGCGGATTCTTTCTAAAACGACTTCTGGAGTAACTTCGTCCGTTCTTAGTCCCACGAAAGTATGGATGGCCTCTCGTATAGTGTCTTGTTGATCTTTCGTCATATTTTTATTCCTTTAAGTTTCAATACTTTTCTATGTAAAATGGGCAAATTCTTGGCATAACCAAGCATTTCCATAGTGGATTCTCTCTCGATATACGCAGATTCCATATCTTGGGTTAAATCTTGCGTGTAGCTATAAACTCCATAGCCTTCGTCATTCACTGTAGAATCCGCACTGACTGTGCTTGCCGCACTCATTAAATCGCTCAATTCTCCTGCCTTTACCTCATATTTTGGAATGCTTTTCCCATCCTTCGCATCTTGTTGGAAGGATTTATTGATAGCATCTGCCAGTTCATTGATATCATCAATACCTTGGCGACCACGAATCGAGTTGGCTTTGTAAAGCACCCTCTTATCAGATGGATAGAAGTGTAGCATGGTTTCGGAATATGAATCTATGAGGTTGCCGACCATCCGACCTATACACACAGACCTGAAAACTGGCGTGTAACTACCGCACCATTTATCAATGCCAGCTGCAAGTCCCATACTACATATACCAATCATATCCATCAAAGTCAAGTGGCTTCTTGGTGTTTTGCGAAAAAAGAGCTTAGCACGGTTAACTGCCAATGGCATATTATTTTCTATAAGGATGGTTCTAGCTTTGTGGACACGGTCGAAAAGTTCACAAGCACGCGGTGGGAAAGGACCCAGCCAATTGTCCTTTATGAATCTAATGAGTTGATAGTTGATGTTGAATTTTTTTAATTCTTCCACATTACCAGTTTTTATGGCAGGTGTTATGGAGCCGCTGAAAGTCGTAGCGGCTTCTCTAAAATAGGGACGAGCAGATAAAATGTTCCTGTTTTGGATGCATACTTTTTGTAAAAATTTCTTATAGACTTCAGTGGACTGTCGATATTTCAAAACCGTTTCTTTGAACTTTTTCTCAGCATCTAGTAATTCTTCTACTTGTTTCTTCTGTGATTCCGTGGATGACAATTCTTCATCGGCAGGATCCTTATTCCTGGCTAATGCCGCAGCAATTTCTCCTGCCAGTTTGTAGAAGGAATCATCGAACCCCTCCTGTTTCTTTGGTTTTGCCATCTAACTGAATCCTCTTGACATCCGTGCCAGATTCACGGTAACATAGTAGTCTTTTGGTCAACTGGTGACTCAAGACTGGTATATCACGTAAATGGAAGTCAAAGATCCTAGAAACGTCTTTTTTCACGCACTTATCCTTGAAAGGATTCTGATCGTGGAGTCTGACGCTACGTCCCACAGCGCCCTGTTTAGTTTTAATCTCACTGCCACCGCCAACCCAGTTGAAAACATTATGAGTAGGATAAATATTTGTACCAGTAGCGATGCATGAGGTGCCAATCAGCACTAAAGCTTCGGCTTTATTGAACTTTTCTACGGCTTCGTCAGTGTCTACCTTTTTCATTCCCATGGATTCAAGTCGTATTTTGTTGGTTTCTGAATGTGCATATGCCGTCGGTACTTTTAGAAGAGGCAAGAGCATAGCGATTTGGCTCAATTCCTCAACCAAAACGAGAGTTTGTCGTCGGTTAGCTGTCGCCTCTGCATTGGCAAGCTTTGCGATGAATGCAGCGATGTTTCGATTATTGAGGAAATGAATTCTTTTCATTACCAAAGGATCTTCATCATTGTAATTCGGATTGCTGGATTCTATGTCAATCAAGGTGAAATTGTGATTTGAAATGAATCCGCCAGCAATGGCTTCGGCGGTCGTTAGAGTGTGGACTGTCTTGCCGATGATGCTTTGTAATAATTTCTCGGCACCATCTCCTCGTGTCTGAGTACCACTCATGAAGAAGCGGTATGGAACATCGCCAAGAATGCCATGGCAAATGTCTTCTAAGGTTTCAGCGCCCCAAGTATGGCTCTCATCAACAATCATCATATCGAGTTTACTAAAGAATTCCCATTCATCGGTACCAGGTTTTACATTACAGAGGCTATCGCCGATGCACACTGTAAATTTTTTACCGATCTTTCTTTTGCCATCACCAAAACCACCGACTTTATCCTTGCCCAGATATTTCTCAAACGCTTTGAGGAGTTCACGAAAAATGCTCCTGGAAGGAACAACAATTGCGGCATTAAAACCAGTTTCCCGACAAAGGCTTAATATTATTGCACTTTTTCCAGCCCCCGTACACAATTCAACGTTTCCATGCTTTACTTCAATGAGCTTTTCTACACTCAATTTTTGGTATTCATGCAGTTCAAACGGAAGCTTCTGTTTCCATGCTACTTTCTTCGGAGTTGGGTAAGTTATCTTGTTTTCTATTTCGGTCGAGAGTAAATAAGGAACAGATCCAGGTCTTATGAATGGTTTTCCGTAAGAGTCCGAAAACACTAGTGTATTTTTTACCTTGGATTTGAGAAAATCCAATTTCTTCTGCCATGCGTCATTATCTTTCCTTCTTAACAATTTGTTGTTATGATGACGTTTTACGTCGTGAGAAGCAGCAGTATTGGTATACGTCAGTTCTTTGCGTAATTCATACAATTCGTCGCCTGATGCGTCGTGTATATAGGCTTTGGTTGGGCTAGAAATTTCAAATCGCATAAAACGATATATATCAGAAGTTGACCAAAAACACAATAATGTGATAGTGTTATTTTGAGACGGAGACTTAAAACGTCTGCAGCGGATAGTTGTGACATGGACAATTGCGGGATCCGCCCCGTCTCTTTTTTTGAAGCATGAATTAAAAGGTCTCTTTTTTAAAAAGTACAGGAGAAATAATGGCTCACAGAAAAGCTAAAGATGCGCCTAAAATATTTGTATCGAATAAAGAAAAATTAAAAAATATCGTTCTAAAGACTTTAAGCGAAGCTTCTACTATAGTTTCATCTACCTTGGGACCAGGAGGGAAAAACTGTTTAATTGAATCAGACTTTCCTGGTTTAGCAAATAAAAATACGAAAGATGGCGTTACAGTATTGAAATCCTTAGGCTCTCGCGATCCGTATGAACATCTAATATTGGAACAAGTTCGTGATTCCGCAGTTAGAACAGCTACGGAAGCAGGCGACGGAACTACGACTGCAACTCTTCTTTCGTATAATATAGTATCTAATCTTTTTGCATTTTGTGAAAAAAATCCAAAATATAGTCCACAAAAAGCCACTAGGCGAATTTCTAAAGTTGTGGATTCAATTTTAATTCCCTACATTTTCAATCGTAGCATCAAAATCGACGAAAACAACAAAGAAATGCTTCAGATGGTTGCTCAAATCAGTGCCAATGGCGATGCTGACATGGCAAACGCCGTTATCAAAGCATTTGAAGAAATTGGTTATGGAGATGCCAGCCACGTAACCATTCGAGAATTATCTGGTAAAAAAGACTACAAAGTAGAAAGAATTGATGGTTTCCCCATCCCAATCGGCTACGAAGACAGTATTGGTAAATTGCATACTGCTTTTATTAATGACCAAGCAAACCAGCGCTGCTATCTGGAAAAACCGTTGTTTTTGTTATTTGACGGTCAGGTCAATGATCTAGTGACCATGTGGCCCATCATTTCCGAGCTTGGAACTCGTTATCAAACTGAAAAAGACGCCAAATATAAGAATCTCGTAATTGTTTCCCATGGTTTTAGCGAGAACGTGCTAACTGCATTGGCCTATAACTTCTCCGATCCAAATAGCATCAACGTCCTTCCGTTGGTGACGCCTATGGCACAATTCTTGAATTCTCAATTGCATTTTTTACAAGATCTGTCTGCTTTCACAGGAGCTAAGATCTTTGGGATGAGCTCTCCTCTTTCCACTGCCACAATGGAAGATCTTGGCCATGGAATGAATAGTGTTGAAGCCTATCGTTTCCGTTCCACGATTATTGGTGAACCAGAGGCTATAAACATCGAAGCACGGGCAGAAGAACTTAAAATAATGATGGAAAATGGCGAAAGTCAGGCTGAAAAAATTTGGCTTCAAGAACGATTGGGGAAAATTACTAATGGGATCGCGAAACTCACTATATTTGGTGGAAGCAACGGAGAACTCAAAGAAGCCCACGACAGGTGTGAAGACGCTGTTTGCGCGGTGCGTGCTGCTATTGGCCACGGCGCTCTACCTGGCGGCGCTCGTGTGGCTATTGACCTAGCTCTAAAACTTAGCGAAGAGATGGAAGTCGGAGATCCTGCACGTGAAGTGCTCGTTCCAGCGCTTATGTCATTGCCTTTGCGACTGCTGGACAATGCTGGCTATAATGCAGAAGAAACCCAGGAAGTGCTTGGTAAATTGATACAAGATCCGAGTTTGGTATATGATATCGAAAACCAGAAATTCGGAAAAGCTGAGGAATTAGGGCTATTTGACGCTACTAAAGCTGTGAGTGAATCTTTATCAAATGCGGTAAGTATCGCTACTGTGTTGGGCACAATGGGCGGAATGGTTTGTCACCCTCGCGATGATGTATTTGAGCGCTCCGAGGCTACGGCTGACAGCGAATTCATGAAAACGGTGGAAAACCCACATCAGTTCGTAAACGAAGCCAACGAGAGGGCATAATGGTCGTTACACAGATGGACATCGAAGAAAGGGCCGTGGAATACATGACTAACAACTATCCTAGAAAACCTAGGTTTGTCCTCCTAGATCCAGAATCGTATAAGGCTTTTAACAAAATTTGCTTCGCGAAAGAGCGCATACTGGACGCAAATGGTAACATCCAAGTTCAGCCCAAGACCCCATACCGCATTGAAAAAATCCACTGCACTGACTGCGAATTGCGAATCCTTGAAGTGGATACTGATAAAGAAATTTTTGAAGTTGTAGGATAACATGAAACCCTACGGACAAAAACACGCTAGTAAAATCTGTTCATGTGTTATGTGTGGTAAACAGAAAAAGGACGCCGTCAAAAAACGTGCTAGGCGTAATGGTAAAAAAGAAGAAACGGATGCAATCAAAAAAGTAAAAATATCGAAAAATGGAAAATAAAATATTTAAGCATTTTTTAAATGCCAATAAATATCAGTACAAAACGGAATTTGCCAGAAAAAGTCCTGGTTCTTATCAATTTTTATTAAAAAATAAAATGTTAGACGAAGCGTGTAAGCATATGCCTAATCGTAAAGATAGAAAGATAATTCTTACCTACGAAATCGTAAAGTCAATAGCATTAAAATATTCAATTAGATCTAAATTTTCAGAAATGGACGGTTCTGCATATAATAAGGCATTAGAACTTGGAATTTTAGATGAAATATGTGCTCATATGCCAATAAACGCGAATGCAGGAAAGCATGCCGACAATTTTAAATGGACGGATGACGCTTTGTTGTTAGTAGCAAAACAGTATGCTACAAGAACAGAGCTAAAGATGGGTAGTTCTGGAGCATATGACGCCATGGTTAAATCTGGAACTATCGAAAAATATTGCTCTCACATGAAATTGTCCAAAAACACTTCTTCTTTCGAAAAAGAGCTTTTTGAAATTATTAATAACGTATATCCAAATTCTAGAAAATACTATGATAGGAAAGTCAAAATAAATAAAAAACATTACATTAAAGGATTTCAAATAGATATTTACGTAGATGAATTGAAAAAGGGCATAGAATTTGATGGCAAATATTATCATTCTTTTGAATTTATGAGAAAAGATCCTAAAAAGGTTATGTGGACTGACGACGATATAAAAAATTATCACAAGTTAAAAGACGAATGGTTTAAATCCAAAGGCATACAAATTTTGCATATAAAAGAAGTGGAATGGTTAAAAGATAAAAATAAATGCGTCAAAAAATGTTTTGATTTTTTATTGGACAATACGTAAATGGATTTTTCAATACTTCCCTATGAGGAACAACGGCAATTATCAAAATATATGTTCGAACCTTTAAATTCTGCGGAAGACGTTAAGAATTGGGCTCGTTTATTTCTAGGTTTAGAGCTTCCACTAGAAATTACCGATCCCGATAGCACTAGCACTCCTTTGGATTCAATATGGCAAGTATACAATGTATTTAAAAATAATAGTGGAGATGTCAATCCTGGTTACGTAATGATGTCTTGTCGCGAAGGAATGAAGACAGTAAGCGTAGCCATACTAGAAGTGCTTTTGGTGCTGCATTGGCAATTGGATGTGGGACACGCAGCCTCGACTGAAGATCAAAGCTCGATTGCTCTTGGATACATAGAAGGATTTTTCATGAGCATCCAGCCGTTGCTAGATATAGCTGGTTGGGAAAACAAAACTAAAAATAAACGTCTAACAAAATTTAAAACCCCACAAGGCAAAACTCCTTTCATCAAGATCGTCATTTGTACTCCCAAGGGCATGAACAGTCTACATTCAAATATTCTCATATTGGACGAATTGGATCTAGCGGATCCCAAAGCTATCAAAGAAGGCAAAAACATCACTGGATACAGCAAAGGAATTCACGGTATCAAGGTCTACCTTTCTACTCGCAAATATGCGTTTGGTAACATGTCCAAAGCTATCGATGAAGCTCCAGCGATGAATTATAAGATTCTTAGCTGGAACATTCTAGATGTTACAGAAAAATGTCCTCCGTCGAGGCATCTGCCCGATACTCCCAAAGAGGATATGTACGTTGGCAAAAACCTACCATTAAAACAATTGCACAAGGGAGAATATGATCTCCTGTCTGATGCAGAGAAAGTCACTTACGAGTTAGTGCCAGACGTTCCCGAGGGATGTCGTTCTTGTCTACTATTGCCAGTCTGTAAGAAACGTCTTTCTTTAAAACCCGATTCTGCTACTGGTGGATTTTATAAGCCAATCGTTTCCGTGATTCAAAAATTCAGAGAAAATGATCCAGATACGGCTGAAGCACAACTTATGTGCTGGAAGCCTGGCAGTGAAGGTCTAGTTTATCCTCGTTTCAGCACAGTTCCAGAAAAAGGAAACGTGATGACTCTTAAGGAGGCTTATGAAGCCTTGGTTGGTCCGACCAAAAAAGCATTCGTCACTGAGACAGATTTACTTTATCAACTTCAAGAAGCGAATGTTCCAATTTATGCGGGAGTTGACTGGGGATTCACGCACGACTCTGTAATTCTTGTTGTGGCTAAATTACCAAATGGTGAGATCTGGGTTATCGATTGCTTTGCTGCTCCAGGATTAGAGTTTCCAGACGTTTTGACTACTGCTATGGCTTACAGGGATAAATATGTAATTCAGAAATGGTTCTGTGATCAAGCTATGCCAAGCAGTATTAAGAGTTTTAATAAGAACGGTATGAAATCTCCAAAATTCACTAAAGACGTACTTGGTGGAATCGATAGTATCAGATCAAAGATCGTAGATTCTTCTGGCAAGCGCTTATTAAAAATCGTCGCCACTCCAAATACCAAAAAAGTTATATCCGCCATTCAAAAACATAGATTCATGATGGACGGTCAAGGAAACCTGACTACTGAACCAGACGACGAACGCGGGATTGCCGACATCTGCGATGCTTTTCGTTACATTGGCCAAAATCTATTTCCTGTACGTGGAAGTCAAAAACCAGAGGTTTCTTGGAGTGATGTTAAATCGGCTTCAGATCTGCCGCAAAATCCAACACCAAACGAGCAAATGAGAGAAGAAGTACAAAGAAGGGTTATGGAAGGTAGTGACCTGGTCGGTGGAACTGGGAAGCGCGGCGGCTTCCACTGGAATATCTAAGTCTGGCAATCTTAAAGGGAGCATCCTTCTAAAGAGGTCCTTTAATGTCAAAACTGATTTTATCCGTAAATTTGCAAGCTTACGATGATTCCAGACCGTCCAATGCACCGTCTAGAAGTCCAATTAAATGGTCTAGGGATCTCCAAAGTATCGTAGTAAACAATCCCAAAAGTGAAGATTATACAATTGCTCCTGGATCCACCCAGAGTCTCTTTAGTGGCATGCGTATCCTCAATCAAGATGGAACTACCGAATATTCCTTGGCTTTAGCACCTTTGTCTACTACGACTTATCAGCTTTCTTGGGCTGGTGGAACTGCTCCAAATTTTAGAACGCCACGGTCCATTGGCATCGATGCCACCACGCAAGTCACTACTTCTGTAAATGCTACCGTTGAAACTTTTACATTTACTAGTACTTTTTCCACTTATGCCTTTTTCACTGGCACCATTCCTGGAATGTCCACTCCTGTAACTATTACAGCCACAAATATTGGGACCATAGGGAACTCCGTTGTTTTGGATGCGGATGGTACTTCTAGCATTAATACTTTGATCACTAACTGGAATACCGCTAATCCTTCAAATACCATCGCATTAACGACTGGCGACGGTACACAGATACCCTTGGTTGGCATTGCCGCTACTTATAGCGGTACTCCAACTGGAACCACCCTTCCGATTACCCTAACTGCAGCTAATATCGGTGCTGGTGGTAATTCTATTCTATTGACTGGTAATGGTGCTGCTGACATCGCTACTTTAATTGCTAACTGGAATACTGCCAATCCTGGAAACCAAGTCACACAAACGGCTGGCATAAGTACCCAAGTTCCCGCTGTGGGTGCCTTAATGCAGCTTTCTGGCGGTGTAGAACCAGAAACTATTACCCTATCTGGTGGAACCAACGCACAACCCCTAAACCTCGTGACGAGTGGCGTAGTTGTTGGCGATTTTGTGACAATTGGAAGCAATTTCAATGTAGCAAATCGGGGGACTTTTCAGATCATTTCTTTGACTCCGATCAGCTTCTCTGTTATTAATGCGAACGCCGTAGTGGAAGGTCCAATTACTCTTGGGTCTGGTTATGCAACGCAAGTCCAGATGTTCAGTGCTGCTGGTGTACAAGCAGGCGACACGTTGGTAATTTCTTCAGGATTTTCACCAGTTAGCTGGGGATCATATCAGATCACATCTGTGCAGGCTGAATCGTTACAATTTAGTTCGACTGCAGTTTTACCATCTGAAAGTTCTATAATGACGGAAGTTGCAATTTATTCAATGGCAAAATCCTTAATTTACATGGAATCAAGTGGACCATTGGCTATAACCATTAATGGAAGCGCAACCCCAATAATCTTGCAACCGTTTCAACTGACCGATTGCTGTGTAAATGGCTTTAGCGGTCCTGGAACAAACGCGCCTGGAATGCTTTTATTGACTTCCACCGTTTATTCTTTAAGCGTAACCAATAGCGGCTCAGATCCAGTACAATTATTCTTAGCTGCCGTTGAATAACAAGTGATAGTAGCATAGTATGGCAGAAGACAAAACTCCAGAACAAAAAGCGCAGGAAGCAGTTTTAGCTGCCGCGTCTATCAATAATTCGATTAAGAACAAAATGGTCTTTGCTCTTGGTCCAGAAATGGATCAGGCCATGGAGAAAGCTGGTTTCTCTAAATCAGAGGCAAAATCTGAAGCTAATGCTTTGATGTATGCCGTTAATGCTGCGGCAGGATCTGCCTATGCAAAACGTGCCCCAGCATTGGCCTTTACGGAGAACCCAGCACCATCCGATAACTTCCTTGGTCTTTATAAAACCAAGAGACGCGCACTCCCAGATGAAGTCTTAAAACAAGTAAGAATTACAGATCACCTTGTTGCTGCCATATTGAGATGTCGCGGTAACATCATGTCCTTGATGGGCGATCTTCGTCCAGATCGTTTTGGTGTTGGCGTAGAAGTAGAAATTAAACCAGAATTCTATAAAGTATTAACTCCAGAGCAATTTGATAAAGTAAGAGAAAGAATCAAACGATTCGAAAAGATTCTGCTAAATTGCGGACATACTGATCAACTCGAACTTCAAGAAAAATTGACCTTAGGCGAGTTCATGGATATTCAAACTCGTAATGGCCTGACATTTGGAAGATTAGCGACAGAAATTATCTATGACAGATCCGTTCCTCCAGATGAGAACGGCAACTATCCTTTCCATCGGTTTAGACCAATCGATGTGGCTACCATCGTTAGAGCTGTTAGAAAAGGCGAATATGTAGGAAACAATATACGAGCCACAGCAATTAGAGCTTTAGAGAGTATTACTGGCGAAAAGATTAATATCGATATCAATAAACTGCAGGAAGATCGTTATGCTTGGCTACAAATTATCGACGGCACTCCTAGACAAGCTTTCACTCACGATGAAATGCTTGTGTTTAACTTGTTCCCTTCTACTGATGTGGAGCATAACGGCTATCCTATTTCTCCTCTCGATACCGTTGTTAGTTCTGTCACTACTCATATTTCAATTGACTCTTATAAGAAATTGTACTTCCAGAACGGTCGAGCGACAAAAGGCATGCTTGTCATCCAATCGGATGAAGTAGATCAACAGACTCTAGATAATTTGAAACTACAATTTAATGCTGGCATCAATAGCGTTTCCAATAGTTTTCGAACCCCGATTTTCGGTATCGGACAAGAAGACAAAGTCACATGGCTTCCAATGGTCGGCGAAGGTCTTGGTGACGAGTTCCAATTCATGTATGATCAAATTGCAAGAAACATCTTGTCTGCATTTGGTGTGTCACCAGATGAGTTGCCTGGTTATGGTCACCTTTCCAAGGGTACCAATTCACAGACTCTGTCTGAATCAAACAATGAATTTAAACTGACTGCTTCGCGTGATTCTGGTTTGCGTCCACTGATATTGAAGTTTCAGAATTTCTTCAACCAACGATTATTCCCGATCATCGATCCTTTATTAGCTAAGATCTGCGTAATTAAACTTTCTGGTTTGGACGCACAGTCGAAAGAACAAGAGACGACACGTCTGCAACAAGACATGGTCGTTTCGATGACCTTTGATGAAGTTTTGCATGAAGTGGACAAAGAGCCGCTTGGCAAAGTCTTAGGTGGAAAATTTCCATTTAACGAACGATATCAACTTCTCATCGATAAGTACAAGAATGTAAGCGATGTAATGGGTCCCCTGCTTGGCAGTCCCGCAGCAGTAGTAGATCCTTTGTTAAGGTACAAAAGAGATCCATTTTGGCTACAATATTTGCAATTGTTAGCTCAGGTAAATCCATCAGCAGTTCAGGCATACTTTGCTCCGCGTCCATTTGCACTAGAATTTTTGAAAATACAGATCCAAGATGAAATAGAAGGCGAAGATAACATTTAAGAGGTATATATGGCAGGGGATATCAACTGGAGAGCAAAATACTTAGAAATTAAAGCAAAATGGATGGAATCCGTTGATGTTGCTTTTCGTCTTGGTTTTGAAGAGGGCTCTAAACAAGCTTCTCAAGACAATGCTATGCAACAGCAAATGCAAGCACAAGACCAAATGAATTCCATATCTGGTGGCGCTGAAGGTGGACAATCTCCCGATCCTACTCAAGCAAATGGTGCTGCTCAACCTGGCGACGATGAAAGTGCTCCTATGCCTGGCGGTGCTACTCCAAAAGAACCTCCACAACCTGCCGTTCCCATGGAAGAATCGGAACATCCAGATGGATCTGAATTAGATCAGCATATTGCTCAATTGGAAGGCATGCTTAGTAAAGGCGAACTTGGAGACGAAGAAAGATCGGAATTAAGAAAGTCCGTTGCAGGACTGCGTTCGTTCAGAAAGAATCAAGTACAACAAATTGAACTCAAAAAATCATATGAAGCCATTTCTGGTATAGCAAAAGCTCTTCATAAGCCAGCATTCAAGATGAATGTTCAGGCTCAACATAATCTGACTGCCAATGCTAAACAAGCAGTTGGAATGCAGGAAAAAATTGTTACTGATATCATGCAAAAATGGGAACAAGAGGAAGCTATGGCTTCCAAGGGTATTTTAGCTCAGTTAGGCATTGAAGGTCTAACCAAAAAGGAGTAGTTTATGACGGAAATTGAATTCTTGGTTGAACTACTTATAAACGATGAATTGTCTGAGACCGTAAAGAATAAACTGTTAGCTCGTATCAGCGAAGTAGAAAAGAACAGAACATTTACACCAGCGCCCTACGTCGTTCCATATGTCACGACTCCAAACATCGTTCTAAATCCTCCGCTAATTCCGTGTCAACACGAATATCCATTCCCATGGTTTGGCACAGTTCCACCAGCATGCAGGAAATGCGGGCAATCTCAATCTCCATATTATACGATAACCTGCACTAGCGCAGATCTTAATAAAGTAGAAACTGGTTTATTGGGTCAAATCTCCAATACGTCTTTGAAACTCTCTTAGGATTTCCATGAATGGGATCTCTTCTTCTGGCAAAGAAAGTATAGGAAACATTATCGAGCAGATGTTCGATAATATTGCTTTGCATTTCCTAGGAAATCTGCCCAGATTCAAAAACAAGAAAACGATGGTATTCAGTACGTCGCCAAATGTGGGACTTTCTCACCTGTTTGTTCAAGCTATGGAAAATAGAGTACCAAATTCCATCGAACAAGATATGCTAAGGGGTTTGTTAGATACGGCTGATGGCTACATTCAAGCAACAAAAAATCAAGCTAAATCCAATCTGATTGACCGAATCGATGGGCTCACCAAGGAAGCTAGCATAAGAGGAGAAAAAGCCGATCCGACGGAAATTCAGGCAGCAATAAATCAAGAAATGAATAAAGCAAGACAAAAATTACAAACCATTGTTGAATCTGAATCTACGAAACTTAGAAATATTGGTACTTTAATGAGTATAACGAGAATGGCAGCGAGTGTTGGAGATAATGATCCAACCGTCTTCTTCGTCATCGTTAGGGATGGCGCTACTTGCAAGGAATGTTTGAGGCTTCACGTGATGCCTGATGGTATAACTCCTAGGCTTTACAAATTTTCGGAACTTAAGCAAGGATATCATAAGCGTGGCGAAGATAAACCTTCGGCATTTGGGGAACATCCTCATTGTTTTACTGGAGACAGCATGCTTCATACCTCCAAAGGACTTATATCATTAAAAGAGCTTTTTCTTTCTGGAGAAAATCAAGAAGTTTGTGTAGACAATAGAATAAAAAATAGAAAAACTACGGGCAATCAATACGGGTCTTCTATTCCTGGAGAAGTTTGGCTGAATAGGCATGCTAGTGGAGTGAATAGATTTAATGCTAGTCACGTATACGATACTGGGATTCAAGAATGCGTAAAAATTACTCTAGATAACGGATTTTCCGTTTCGGTTTCTCTTGGGCATGAAATGTGGGTGGATGATGACAAAAATGGAAATAAGATTCCCGCAAGAGATATAAAAGTAGGAGATAAAATACCTCTAATTTCAGGAGAATGTGGATTCGGATCCGATGATTTTCCAGAATTAGCAGAGTTGATGGGAAATTTGATGGGAGATGGATCTATTTGCAAATCTACTGCTCAATGGATTTTTTTTGGCAATGATATCCCATATGGAGAACATTTGTATTCGTTAGTTAAAGCCCATCACACTAACTGGAACACCCAAAAGATGATGACTATTAGTCCTCCAAACGAAAAATACAACGTTGATAGGGCTAGTTTTAACAGTTCAATCATGAAAGAAATATTCATAAAAGAATTTGAATTAAGCAAAAAACCAAGAAGAGTACCTAAGAGATTATGGAAGGCATCTAAAAATACAATAGCATCTTTTTTGAGAGGATTATATGCTGCAGACGGCCATGTAGAAAAAGCACCGATGATAGTGTTAGCACAAAATGATATAGAATTCTTAAAAGAAATTCAACTATTGCTGTCTAATTTTGGTTTAATTGCATCTATAAATAAGCATGGCGATGAATGCAGTAAAAAAATTACGTACGCTAATGGTCAAACATTTGATACAAATAGAAAGCCGTGTTGGAGATTAAATTTAAGCGGATGGGATCAATGCGCCATATTTGCTAAAGAAATAGGTATGGGTGTACCTAATAAGAACGAAAGATTAAACCATCATTTGTCATTAACTGAAGGAAAAATTAAACACGGTTCATGGAGGACTTCTAGAGTGTCGTCTATAGAAAGACTTGGTGAGCTTCAAACTTATTGTTTAACAGAACCAATGACAAATACCATCACGGTCAATGGATTTGTTACTGGAAATTGTCGTTGCACTTTAAATTATTTATCTCCAAATTTTGGTTTCGATGAAAAGGGCAAATTAAAATATCATCAACAGGGTTTCGATTTGTATTCTAAACAACGAAGCTAGCTACTTCTTTATCACTACATTTTTTAAAAATTTCATATTCTTAAGTTTGTTAACCTGAATTACGTAATTATCTTCTTTATAAGTTAGCATTTTGCCTCCACCTAACGGTCTCTGAGAACCAGCTGGGCAAAACTCTGATTTCTCATAAAATTCCTTCTTTGAAATGAAACCGCTTAACCAAACAACGGAATAATCTGATTTTACCCCAGCAAACAGATAAACGTGACAATTTTGATGTGGATTGTATCCGTAGACCGTACAATCGTAATACAGACGCGGTTTATTGGTCAGACGTTTGGTTTTTACGTCTATGGTTACTTGCCCAATCTTAAGGTCATTGTCGTGAGTATCTGTGGCTTCTGCTTTGGGAAGAAACTTTAGAGCTGCGAGTTCTCCGAGAATTCCTTCAACATTGCGTTCGCCTTTCATCATTGAATGTTTATTCAAAACACCCATTTTCTCAGCTTTTTCTTCCGCGAAAGCTCGCATTTCCCTAGTTATGGGAATTTCTACTATATCTCTTTCACTTAATACGCCGAAATCCATAAAATCTCCATTTTAGAAAGCTAGCATTTGGCACGTGGATACCAGTACTAGCAAAATGATTGATAAATTGTTACCGTGCCATGCCATGCCACGCCCAGCCTCGCCACACCCAACCAAGCCCAGTTTAAAATCTAATATTCATCAAATTCATCAGGTTTCTCCGCCACCATATATTCGTCTTTAACCATGCCGAGTTCCTGCATGATTTGAAAACATGCTTTAAAAGTCTCGATAAACAAGCCACTTTCCATAGTCGGACGATCATTACCAGTTATTTCTTTGGCAAACTGTATCGCCTTTTTATGGAGGGCCGTTGGAAGAATGTAATCGGAATCAGTAGTTTTATAGGGCATTTTGCTTCTCCACAGTTTCTTGCACGAATTTGAACAAATGACCACCCAATTGCTTTCTAATACCACTGATCTCGGCATCTGTGCCTTTCACCTGATCTTCTTTTACTAAATCGGCAAAATAATCCTTCACAATTTGTGGCATTGATTTCGGATATTCTTTTAAGTATGCTTCGTCGCGCGAAAGAAGTTTTTCCAAGCGAATAGGTTGCAAAAGATGACCATATTTTTCTAACGCTTGATTCTGTTCTCTCGATTTATTCTTTTGGTATTCTGGATCAGCATCCTTCCACTGAGTCTCTTCCGCATTGAACACTACTTTGTAGCGCTCACCCTTAATTTTGACAACTACGCCTTCTGGACGCATATAACCAGGAACAAGTTTGGAGCCATTAGTTTTAAGATCGTCCATACACTCCTGAACTTTACTAAGATCGAAGGCGCCTGCGTAAAGAACTGGAACTACTACTGTGCGAGGTGGAAGTGGACGATCCGATGGATAGCGCCAATGGTCAAAAAGCACAAAAGTCTTTTCTTTTAGGCCCTCACCAGAATTGATGCCAGGTCCTGCCCATTCACCGTAGTGACGCCCATGACCAAGTTTATCGATAAACTCTTGTTTGTTGGCATAGACGAATTCAGCAAAGCCGTAATTATCATTGCCAGGAGCAATCCAACGAGTTCGAGAACCACAAGCTAGATCCATAAATTCGTTGTAAAGAATTGTTACGGTTCCAAAATTCTGTGAACTATCAACTACTAAATTTTTACCTGGAAATTCTTCAGCAAATTTTGCCATACGATCGTCATCTGGCGTAGAGTTCAAATGTCTCAAGTATTCACGATTCTTAAAAATGTAAATTTGGGCGTTAGATCCGTGAATCTTTTGGGTAATGAATAATGCTGCAGTGCCCAATTTCTTGATGTCTGGGAAAGCTTCGAATTTTTGTTCCATTAGAACGCCTCTCCTCGTCTTAGTCCTAATCGTTCTTCCAACCATTCTATCAGAATTGGTCCATCTCCACGAAGGAAAATCTCCTCTGGCGTACAATCGAACAAGAAGTCCTGTTTGGTAGTGTACCAATTATCACCAACGTGCAGTTTTTCTGCCAGATACTCGATGATAATAGCCTGTTCTTCCATAGCGTCCAGATCAATCATTCGTAATCTCGATTGGGCATGAGATGCGTTTGACGTCCCTTAAAATTGCCGTGTGATAAAACCAATGAATGCTGTCTATGCTAACTCCGCCGATAGGATAGAATTTGTTATCACTATCTATTTTTCCGTCGATAGACACTCTGAAAGTCATATCCCCATTTTTATAACAAGCATGCGAGATCGCTCTAGAATAAGGAGATAATACCTCTACGCCTACAGTCAGCGAAATCCCAGTGAGAATTCCCAAAGAAAAGCTAACGATCATCAGCAATTGAACTACTTTTGTTTTCATTTTGTGTACCCACATGTCTTGCAGGTGTAATCCGTGCCGCCGTAATCGGAATATCTCTCAAAGTCGTGGTCGCACTTCTTATATAAATTGTCCAATCGTTTTCGATAAAGCTGTCGCGCTTTTTCGAAAAGTTCGTCAATTCGCTTGCGGTCCATTTTAATCTTTTTCATTCGTAGTCTCTAATAGCAATTCCCACAGGAAATCTTGGAACTTTTTCTTTTCCAGTAAATCCTTGGAATTGAACTGTAAGATTTTTCCCTTCCCAGAGTCCGTGGTTATTAAAATATTCTCTGAGTTTTTCAGTTTCTCCAGACATTTTAGCGAGAAACTCTTTCCCATCTGCCGTCCTGCACACGAAAGCACCGACGTGCCCCGCAAGTTTTCCACGACCCTCTTCAATGCCCACGATGGTAAATTCATCGTCCTCAAACTCCTTTACTTTTTGTAGATCATACGAGCGCTTACTTACATACCTAGAATCTTGGTTACGGAGCATGGCGCCTTCAAATCCTTGATCGCGAAACTTTTCAAAATACTCCATAACTTGATCTTCGGTCTTGATTCTAACTGTCTCAACCAGTCTTAGCGAGGAGTCCTCTACAGCAACATCGGCAAGCCATTCATAAAGCATATCGCTGCGTCCAGAAAATTCACTTCCGCTAACCATGTCGTATATATGGTACTGAACGTCCGTATGGTGCTGGTCAGGAATTTCTTGGCGGACTAGATGAACTATGTGTTCAAAGTTGCTCTTAAAATTGTCGTTATACAATTCGCCGTCCAAGATAATTTCTGTGCGTGCGTTCTCAAATATTGCTTCTAGCTCTTGCACTATGTGAGGGCAAGAGGTGATTGGCTTGCGCGTCCTGGACCAAAGAGTACATTCGCCGCCTCTGATAATAGCTATACATCGAATACCATCTAGTTTTGGTTGCACAAAGCATGGGTATTTGATCTTATGCCCATGTTTAGAAAATGATTGAGCAAGCATTGGAACTACGCCGCCTTCAATTAGGGCGTCCACTGCATCTGCTTCAGCATCATCAATGCGTTCAACGTAACCCTTCTTTTTTTGTTTGTCCCACTTAGCTCTAGCTTCTAGTTGTGCTTGTTCCAAAGGAGTAGTCTCATTTATCTTACCGATATTTTTGCCCTTAGAGATTAAATCACTAGTTTCTTGGATTTTTCCACCAACTTGTCCACCATACTGAGTAAAAATACAAATAACAGGACCTGCAGTTCCTACATCTTTAACAAAAATCAACCATTCTTGGATCGCTCCCGTGGACGTCTTTTTATACAATTTCGGTAATGTCATTCTTTACTCCATCTAGGACATTTTATCATATGATGATTAGGAAAGCTTGAAAATTTTGCACCACACCCGCAAGGCTCTAAATATTTCTTAATATTGAACATTTCGTGTAGATCTGGAACTGGCATGACAAATCCAAACATATCCATTGGCAACGCTTCTTCCTTCATTTTCCCAAAATAGAGCACTTTATGCACAAGACCAAATTGATCATCGTCCCACATGCCCCATTGCCAGTATTTCCCGTCGTATTTTACTACATTGGGAAAATCGCTGAGATCTTTGTCCCATTCAACGGTGTGTCTATCGTTTTCATCAAATACTAAAGAAAGCTTCATTTTTTACCATAAATCTGTGCAATTCTTTCTTCCAAAAACTGGCCAGCGGTATATCCAGGAGAAAGTTCTACATTGCCGTGCGGGTGAATAAAAAACGGCATGGAAATTCTATCAGACGCATCGTCTTTTGGATTTACGACACGATGGGTGGTTGATTTGTACAGTCCTTTGCTAGCCAATTTAAGCATATCTCCTACATTCACGATTACCGAGTTTTCTTCATGAGGTACTGCATGCCATTTACCATTATTATCTAGCACTTCCAGTCCAGGAGCACTAGCGGCAACCAATAAGGTGATATGGTTGATATCTTCGTGTGCAGCTGCGCGAACTGAGCCTTCCTGACGATCAGAATTCTGAAGAGCTGGGTAATACAGAGTACGCAGAAGAGTTTTTGTACTTCCTTCACAGTCGTCTTCATAATTGGTTCCATTGGCATCATCGAGTACGCGTAAGATCTTCATACCCAAAGAAGAAAGTTCGAAAAACATATCACGGTTGATCAGATAAAGACCTTCTGGGATCTCTTCACCAAATTTCCAATGGAAGAATTCCTTTAGATCTGCTGTTTTAGATCCTACGGCTGTTTCGCTACCAAAGGATTTATAGCCCATGTTGGAGTCGTTGCCATTTATAAAAAGGTTCTTGTAAATCTGGTCTCTTTTGAAAAATTTACGCCAGGCAGATTGAGCATCCTTGATAAGCCCATAGTCTATGTCATGATGCGTCAAAACAGCAAAACCAGTGTTGATCAATGAGTTGAGAAGCGTCTTCTCGAAATCTTCTGATTGTAGATTACAAACGGCGACTTTCATAGGACCTCCACATAATCTTTACTATAGTCCATATATCACCTGGATACAAGAGGAAATATGAATTTTCTAGATTTGTTAAGACAGTTTATGCCGCAAATTTTGTCATTTTTACAAGGTCAATCCAAACAAATTATGGAGAAACCAGTTCCAGCTGCTCCTGTACAAGTTCACATTGATCTTCCTTCCCCCGCTCAAGATCCTTCTGTTTCCATCGATTGGAACAACCCAAAGTGTCCAATCACTCAGCATTTTACTGTCGAAGATGCTTGCATGCTGCATTCGTGGAATCGCCTGGCAAATGAATCTGATGGTTTGGACGACCAGATGAAAGCTAAACTTGTAATACTTTGCAAAAAAATGGAAGAAATCCGTGCTTTCCTGGGTTGCTCCATGAACGTTCACTGTATATTCAGATCTCAACAGTATAACAAGGAAGTGGTCAAAGCTAATCCTAATGATCCGCACAGTCGTGGAATGGCAATCGATTTTGATGCAAACCAAACTATGACGATTGATGAGCTTCATGCAAAATTGGAGCCAGTCCTTGAGCAGTATGGCTTACGCATGGAAAGAAACACGCCAACATGGTGCCATTTAGATACATGTCCAGTGGTACACGCTAGATATTTTTTGCCCTAGTTAAAAGTCGGATTCGCGCAGCCATCAATGATTGCATCCACTTCATCGGTGGTTAAATCTCTTTTTCCTATACCAAAGAAATCGCCACAAAATACGCCCGCTTTTTCCAACGCTTGAGACCTCGTATTTGCATCCGTTTTGTACTTCAGAGTGTTCATCTTGCCGTCCAAAGGAATGTTGAAGGTAAAACGGTATTCAGTGGCAAAGCATGGCTGAGACATCAGTAACAAAAGTAAGTATTTCATAGTGAACTCCTAGCTCTCTTTTTAAAATAATTACGAAAACATTTCTCCCTACACCAAATATCGCCGTAGCCCCAAGGAAGCGAATGGTGACCGTAAGCTTCTTGCCAGTGCATATGCTTCTTCTTGCAGTGGAGACAACCAGAGTTTAAGTCTCCGAGACCATTGGAGACGAGAAACTTCATAGTTTCATGATTATCGTCTCCTGGCGGAAACCACTCTGATAATCTTACTGGATAAATGCTCATTAAAACGGACCTCTTATAAATTTTTTTAGATCCTTCTCATGCTTGCTCTCTGGTATCCAAAGAGTCACCTGAAGCTTTTCTGTTGCAAATAGGTCCAACCATTCTTTTTTACTATAACCCTGTGGATAGAAACTAATCCTATATCCATCCTTCTTAGCAAATTCTCGATCTTTTGCCATACCGACCTTTTCGCCGTTAGCAAATTCTATGACTTGTCCAGTGGCGATAAAGGTGATTGCATCCCAGGAAGAAAAATACTGAAAGTTATCTCTGTCTTCGGGTTTGTTAGGATCAAAATTGGGATTTGGATTGCCATGTATTCCATCTTCACAAAAGATCAGTCCCAGGGACTCCATACCAGTCTCAAAGTAGGTCTGCAAAACTCCTACCTTTTTCTTAAACGAACTAGATAGATCTCCGTCGATCATGGGTTTTGGTCTGTCGCTTTTTGGATTAATTTCGGTAAATTGATGCCAATACAAATTTTTCTTGTTAGCTTTGAGCCATGCATTGGCGTCCTTTTTTGTAAAAAAGAATTTGTAGTGATAAAAAGGATCGCCTGGTCTCTTTAGGGTATAAGAAATTTGATATTTTTCTTTCTTCATCCATCAATAGTACCAGGCGATTGAAATTAATTCAACTTATTTTCTTGACCAAGTTTCTGAGATTCTATGGCTTCAAGCGCTAGGTCTAACTTATTGATAAGTTTTACTAATTTTGATACTTTGCGCTGAGCGTTTACTATGCCAACCGTTGTTCCAGCGATCTCATCCATGAGATCGCAGTGCATATCGCACAATTGATCTTCAGTCATCTGGCTCAAATCTATCTTTTTCATTTTATCCTCCTTTCTTGGTTAAATATTTGATAGCGAATTCCAAAAATAATACGTTGTCTTGAAAGTTTCCAAGACCTAAGTTGCAATTAGAGCAGAGAAGACCTCTTATGGTACCAGTGGAATGACAATGGTCCACAGATAGGGATCTATGACTCTTGTTTTCAATTCCACCACAAATTGCGCACACGCCCTTTTGCTCCGACAACATGCGTTCGTAATCTTCTATAGTGATGCCAAAAATGCGCTTAAGCTCCCAATCTCGATACTTGCGTTTGTTGGAGTGATACTGATTTTTAGATTTTAATAGAATTTGCGGATTTTTTCTCGAATGCTCGCGATTATAGGCATTTACACAAGATCGACAATAGGAAGTCAACCCGTCTTTCTTGGATTTGTTTTTACCGAACGCTGAAATGTCTAAATCTGAGTTGCACCAGTTACAATGCTTGGTCTGTGTCTGCATACGAGTACTTATATGTAAAATGTTTATAATGCCTTGCGGCTATTTTAAACACTCATAAATATTCGTATGAGGGTTTTTGGAGTAGAAGTGCGCTATCAAATCGGCACTTATTCCTGTACTTGAGATAAGATTACTACATCGCGCTCATTGTGTCAATTAATAAAGTGAAGGAAGGGCGAACAATTTACAAAAAACGATCCCTAAATAACACCCTGCGTAAATCCACGACAATCAACAAATGCTATAAATAGCACATAAGCTTTATGGATGACGATGCAGGTCTCGACTCGTCTGGGTAAATGAGTCAGCCATGTAGTATGCCCTATCGCTTCACCGCCGCAATCCTTCGCAGGTGCCATACGGCTCCCGCTATCGAGCCCTAAACGAGCCCGACGGACTGAAGCAAACTAACAGTTTCTTCACTCAATTTAATTTTTGCGCCCAAATTCTTCTGGGAAAGTTGGTCTTCGATATCTTCTAGTCGTTTCTTAATAAGGGAATCTGTATTCTTGAATGCGCTAACGTCTTCTTTCAATGCGACTGGCAGTGAGAATGTAACGGAAGCCTCACTAAAACGGCTCTCGCCTTTCTCAAGATGAGATTTCTTTGCCGCAGCAAGATCGTTAGCTTCCAATTGATCCAGTGTGTCAACGTCATCTATGGATAATGCCAACAACGATTGTAATTCTTCCCTACGATTGATCAAAGCATTAATGCCAGTTGAATGATTAGCTTCAGCAATTTGCTGCCGAATCATAAAACGAGTAACTAGCAAGCCACTTCTCGTATTAACATCTGAGAGATATTTTTCACGACCTTTTGCTAGTACGCCATTCCTTTCTTCTTCTGTGGCTAGAACGCGTACGCGAACAGAAGAATTAGGCTTCATAGCGTTAATATACGTCAAGATTTTTGCTTCAAGTTTGCGGGCTTTGCGAAGGTTCAATTCCATGTTTTCTCCAAAAATCGAGTATAAAATATACGAACTCTTTTAACTCATGCTCATAACCAAAACCTGTAAGCAGCTGATTTCTTAAGAGGACGTTTTCTTTTAACTCATGCTCATAACCAAAACCAGTGGTTACTATGTGACTATAACATGAAATTTTTAGAAGTCAACAATTATTCTTTGTCTTTTTTGAAAAAACTAGCTGCAAGACTTTTGTGGAAATCCAAGGACTTTTCCAGTTTCATGGATTTATTCAAAAGCATGGCTTGGCCAAATGCTCTTATCTCACCTTTAGTCATGTACGGCATGCGTGATTTCATGAAGGTTTCGAATTCTTCACGCTTTTCCCACTTATCGTACTCTTCTTCAACTCGCTTGTAAGCAGCTGATTTCTTAAGAGGGCGCTTCGGATGTTTCAACATTACTTCCGCAGTCTTCTTAGAATCGGGCCTATAAGTGCCTTGATCTATCTGACGTTGCAAGTGATCGATTTTCTTATCTTTTGGCATCCAATTAGGATCTTTTGAATCTTTTTCAAGACTTTCTTTAACCAAAGCAGCGCCGCCGACCAAACGATCAGGGGAACATAGTCCAGATCCAGCTTCCAGCGATTTATGCATGGTTTGTCTAGGTGCCTGCAAATTATTATGAAGCATGTTATTGTTTGGGGCACCCGCTGCGGGAGTAGGATCCAAAACCTGTTTATTTGGAATACTCTGTCTTTGCTGATTTTGTGAAGATATATTAGAAGAGCTTCTATTGACTTTGTGCTTGTCCCAATGTCTTTTGCTATTATTTGGATAAGCTTCTTCTGCGCGTCTAGCTCTCTGTTGTTTCTGGTTTGCTTCTTTAGCGTTACTTTCTTCGCCTGGTCGTAGCGTTTCGGATTTTTTATAATCGACTTTACCGCTCATTCCTGGATCATGTAATTTGTCAGTCTTTGGAGAAGCATTTGGATGTAAATTCGCGGATTTAGGTCTTGAATTACGCTTAATTTCGCGATCTTTCATGGAAATAGCAGCTGAACTATGCAAATTTGCTTTATCATTATGATGTCTAGCCATGGAAGGATTAGCATTAGCGGCCTTTTTATGCCAAGCGGCGGCTTCTTCATGTTCCTTAGCGTTAAATCCAGTTTCACTGACTTTTGCGTGGCTGTGTACATCCTTACCACTAGAAGTCGTCCCGATCTTAGAACCATTTGGAGTGGAAGGTGGAACAATTTTCAAAGCCTTTGACATATCCTCAGATTTTGGAAGGCTAGGTTTTGGCATTGAACGCATTTCTTTCAAAGTTTGACCATGAAGCTGCTTGGCTGAACCACCAATGTCTCTGATTACATTTGGATTAGTCGCGGATTCACCAATGGGTCCGCCATGAACTGGTTTATTGATACCTTTGTGGTGACTTACGTCTAAATTACCTTTATGTTTGGCCTGTGGATATGGAGATTCTTGAGAATTACCGTGACCCTTTGCCATTTTTTCAGTTCTAGCCATATCTGGTTCGGATTGCGTCATCATATTGGTAGGTGATATTGGGCCAGATCCGCTAAGACCAGAAGATGAGCCGTAAGCCAAACCGCCAGCACCGACGTCTTTTTTCATCGGCTTTCTGAATAACTCTTTTGCCCGTTTGACCAAAGACTCTTTTTTTAGGAGATCCCAAAGACCTTCACTCTTATTCATCTTAACTACTTCAATTTCAACGTAATTTTCCGTTTTGAAAATATTATCAAGGTTGTCTTTTGGTTTTTTACCAGACGAAGGTACCATTTCGGCAACTGCTTGTTTATTACAAGGCAGTCCAGTGCAGGTGATTTTACGCGCAATAGAACGAACTATTGTATTACCTTGTTTCGATATGGTAGCACCTTCGACGCTGAACCCTATGATATCCTTAGCATTTTTGCCACGATGATCGAGGTCATAACGGAACAATCCAGCTACAGTCCTTGCAGAATCAGTGTAATCGTCAAACAATTCTCCAAGAACATATAGATAAGGAACCTGACACTTTTCCCAATAATACTTCTGACGATCATCCTCGCAATCCTTAACAGAGAAAATTTTTCTAGCTTTTAGGATCTTACCAACTAGTTGATCTGGCACGTCTTTTTTGTGCTCCCAGTTCAAACTTCCATCAATTTCGAGGCTACTGATATCGAGACCTGCAATATCAACTATTTCGCCAGAAGAATCGATATTTTGGCTTGCGCCTATGCCGTCGACGTATGTCCCCAAGTTAAGCTCCCTTTAGTAGATATCACTAAAGATTGCTTTTATTGCCCTATATCACACACTTGAAAATAGTACAATTTGCAGTTTTGGACGTTTAGACAAGTTAACTACTTGAAATAAGACATTTTTTTCTAGAGTATTAATTGTTTATAGTACAATCGAACGTTTATCGATTTTAGTAAAACGAACCTTTTAAAAGGAGAATTAATATGTATAGCAACGCAAAATGCTTGGCTCTCATCCGAGATCTTGCTGATCGACTGAATGTTCGGCTTGCAGCCAATGCTTCGAGTGGCACTCTTATCAACACCGTAGTTGAAGGTTTTTGGACCCAGACTCTTGCTGATGGTAATACTGCTCAATGGCCGTATCTGATCTGCTACAACTCAACTCTTGGAACTGGCGAAGGCGAACCCGTTGTTCAAATCCAACTTTCTGACGTTGACGCTGTTTCTAAAGACATCTTCGGTAACTCGACTTATGCTTATGCTCCTACTCTCTTGCAATTTGCTTATGAGTTAAACGCCACTGGCGGATCGACTCCTGCTCACGCAGACTTGGCAAACATTCAATTTGAAGCACAAACTATCGGCGCTGAATGGCAATTGATCGAAATTGCACACGGAACTGCTGTTAGCTCTGCTGCAATTGCTGCTGCTACTCCTGTTGTTGATATTCAACCTCTTTACTGGCCAACTAAGTCCGTCTAATAACTTTAAACGGAATCTTAGGAGGAAAAATGCAGTACACAGAAACCGAGCTAGCAAAGCTCATCGAGACCGTGGAACAAGAATTCACGACTCATTTGAACAAAGCAGAAGTTGCCCATAGTGCAGCTTTGGCTAAGTCCGAAGTTTCTGCGTCTGGCACCTTGGCTAAAGCTGAAGACTCTAAACCGCCTAAAAAGGAAGAGTCTGCACCTAAAGAGGAGAAGGAATCAAATCCTTCCGAATCTGAAGCTGCACCTGAGGAGCACAATCAAGCTCCTAATATGGAAGCCGAAGCTGAACAACCTGCTGCGCCAGCCCCTGCTGCCGCCGCCGCTGGACACGGATACGACGACGAAGACATGGCTCATATGTTGAAAATGTATCAGTCAATGTCACGAGAAGAACTGCTTGCACACCACGATTGTGTGCGTCAATGCCTGGATGCAATGGGTGGCGAACAAGCTCCTGCTGAACCTGGTTTGGATAAATGTGGTCCTATGTCAATGGGCAAATCTGAGATCGAGGATGAAAATCCTGTTCTCAACTCGAAACCAAAAGCTGGTGGCGAGAACATGAACAATGACAAAAAGAATGGTGGCATTGAAAAAGCTCCCCCACACGACGCTCCTGGCGCTAAATCGGCTGCGAGTAATGCTAATGGTGCGAAGATTAACAAATCTGAGCATGACCGAAGAAATGGCGGAAAAATTGAAGGTCAGGCTCCAGGCAAAATCCCTGGCGCAAAATCTCCTGCTAGCAAAGCGGAAGGAATGCAAATGGAAAAGTCGGAAAACATGGAAATCGAATTGCTCAAATCTGAACTGGAAGCCGAAAAAGCTTCGAATGCAGAACTGAAAAAGAGCTTCGATAAGGCAACTGAAATTTTGACTACTTTGGTCAAAAAAGTTGTCCCACAAGGAAAAGCAATCACTGAACTCGCTGTCATCGAAAAAAGCGAAGGCAATGAAGAAGTGAAAGAACTTTCTAAGTCAGAAGTCACACAGATCCTGATGAAGAAAGACCAAACGAAATTGACACCAGCAGACAGAGAAGCAATCAACTCTTTCTATCTTGGTTCGTCTGATTTAAAAACTATTAGCCACCTGCTTAAGAATTAAGCAGCGGTAAAGGAGAAATAAAATGATTGAACAACTTCAGTCACTCATGAAAGCGTTGGAAGCAGGTAGTTATCTTGCATCTCCAGATCGGCTAGTTCAGGGTGCAGCCCTAATGATCGAGGATATGTCGCCTGTGATGCAAAACGTCACCTTTGACGATTCTCATATCAAATTGCAAAAGATGCTCCCGTCGAAAGATGTTAAGAGCCAATTGCATCAGTTTAACCGTCAGCTCGACTATGGTATCTTCGGTGGGTCTGCCCAGTTCGAAGGTGGCATCGGCGAAGAAGACACTAGCAACTACGTCCGTGCAGTTGTGCCGATGGCATACTACAGCACGACTCGACGTGTAACTGTTGCGTCTAACATGATCGGAGCATTCGACGGTGTAAAAGCTGAAGACCGCGCCGCTGCTGACGCTGCAATGAAACTCGCTGGCGATATCGAATTTGACTCCTTCCGTGGACAAGCAGATTTCTCTAACGCTGGTGTTTTCAACGGTAACCCCCTTGCTGTTGCAAAAGTTCCGAACATGATTGGTGTTGACCAACAGGTTCGTCAGTCGGACGCTCAGTCCAACACACAAGACTTGATGTTCGCAGAATTTGGTTCAGACCAAACTGTTGTTCTGTCGGTCGGTGGAACTCTCACTCAGTCGATCATCGAAGATAGCTCGGTCCGTTCAGCAATGAACATGGGCGCAGCTGATCGTTTGATCCTGGATCCGATCTCGTTGTCGGCTTATAACAAGATCGCCCACGCCAAAGAACGTATTATGTTGGCTGGTTCGGCTCAAGAAGCTACTGGCGCTCACTTGCGTACTCAGTGGACTTCGTCTGCAATCGTTAGCTTGGAAGCTTCGCGTTTCTTGTCTGGAAAAACTCGTCCAGCACGTGCTCGCGGTGGTTCTCCTGCTGCTCCTGCTGCTCCTGCTTTGGCAGACGCTGGTGCCGCTGGCTCTCTCTTGCAAGCTGGTACTTACTGGTACTACGTTACTTCTGTTTCGATGCGCGGCGAATCGTTCCCGTCTCCCGCTGCTTCAGTACCCGTTACTGCTGCTGGCGACCAAGTAAACGTTACAATCACTGCAGTGTCAGGCGCTCAGTATTACAACGTGTATCGTTCAGGTGCTGGTGGATCTGCGGCTTCCGCAAAATTCATCGGTCGTATCGCCCAGAACAACGGCAACCCGATCTTCGTCGATCTTGGTAACCGTCAACCTGGTTCGGTCACTGGATTCTTGATCCAAGGCAACACGATGGGCTTTGCTCAATTAGCTCCTTACAGCAAATTAAAACTTGCAGTAAATGATTTAAGTTTGCCCGAGGCGCACTTTAGGTTCCTTAGTTTGGCCATGTACCAACCACGTAAAAACGTTCTCTTGGAGAACATTACTGGTCAGCTGATTCCTGGTGGCGGCTAATAAGTAGCTGAAATTATAAGTTAATTTTAAAAAGGCTGAAAGTTCTCTTTCAGCCTTTTTTATTTCTTTTTTGCTTGACATCATCGTACAATTAAGGTAACGTTGGGTTATGGAGAGCAAAAATGCCAAACAAATCAAAAATAGTCGGTGAGATAGAAGTAAAAGTTAGAGAAATGTGCGAAAAGGGATACAATCCAACGCACATTGGCAAACAAGTAGGACTAGCAAAGGATACGATCAAGTCCTGGGCTAATAAAAACGGGATCGTTCTTAGTAATAGGCTAAGCAGTAAAATAATAGACTTAGAGCCAAAAATAATCGAGCTTTTAAAAAACGGCGTTTCCAGAAAACAGATTCAGACTCAATTACATGTTCATTATGATCAAGTTACAGAGATCTCTCTACGCCATGGCATCAAAATTAAAGATCAACTTGAAGCAGCTATAGACAAAACTATCTCTTTAGAGGAAGCCCAAAAAAGGCTCCCACCAGATGGCAGCCAAGTCATTGGCTACGATCAACAGAAAAATAAGTACATTATTAAGGCTTTAGACGGCTTTATTTATCATAAATCATCTGCCAAAATCAAACAGGGAGATCCTCGCGGCAAGAGTGGTACCCCCTTAACCATAGAAAATGTTAAGGAACAATTGGTTAAGCTTGGCTACGAGTATGTTGAAGGTTTTACAATCAAAAGAAAACCATTAAAGGCTAAACATCTAAAATGTGGGCAAATTAGAGAGAATAGGCTTGAGAATTTTTATTTTCAAGATTGTCCAACGTGTTCTAATACTGGAACGTCTAAAGCAGAATTGGAATTACTTGAATGGGTTAGAACGTTCTATCCTAGCGCTCACAAGTACAAGTTTCAGGAACGTATAACTAAGCCAAAGGAGATTGACATTTACATACCAGAACTGAAGCTAGGCATAGAATATTGTGGACTTTACTTTCATTCTGAAAAAATAGAGAATGCTGGAGAAAGTAAACATTACAAAAAGATGTTGGCAGCCAATGAAATTGGCATTCGTTTGATCACCATTTTTGAAAATGAGTGGTTGAACAAGCGCGATCAGATAAAGGGTTTTCTTATCTCCATCTTTAAAAGAAACGAGCGTATCGTTTATGCCAGAGACTGCAAAGTAGTCGAATTGGATTGTGACGTAGCTAACGCTTTCTTAAATGAAACTCACATACAGGGAAAAACCACTAATAATGGCATTTTCTATGGACTAGTTTATGAGGGAGAATTGCTAGCTGTGGTAAATGGCGGCATGCATCCACAAAAAGCTCAAAAAAGCGATACCCTTTATCTAAATCGATTGGCGTTCAAATTTAACACTACGGTAGTTGGAGGCTCTTCTAGATTATTCTCATATCTTGTAAAATATGCAAAAAGTAATAATTATAATAAAATCATCTCATGGTCTGACAATAGGTGGTCTGAAGGGAATGTTTATAGTACTCTCGGATTCACATTCGATTCGCAAAAACTTAAAGGTCGCGGTTTAAGAGATGGCTCTATTTGGCCTGAATTTTATTACTGTTTTATGGGAAGCATATATACAAAAAAGGGTGTGAAAAAACTTCAACTCGATACAACCATGTTGCCTAAAGTCTATGATTGTGGCAAAAAACGCTGGATCTTCAATATTCCATGATAGAAGTCTTTATCCATGGAGGACTTATGTCTGACGATACTATAGAAGCGAGCGAAAACGAGGCGCCACCAGCAGTCGGTCAAATTCTGCGAGTAGAAAAAGAGGAGATTCTTTACAAAAAATACTTGACACCTAAAGCTCTAGCTTGTATGGATGGCAAACAGGCAAAAACACTAGTTGCAGTTGAGGAAGATGGAAAATGCTACAGAGCTATTTTCTTCTCCGTTCTTATCCGCAAAGGAAACACGGAAAAAGGTGTAAAGGTAATTGCAAAGATTATAAACGAACTAGCAGAGGAAGGGCTGATTCATTCAATTTTATCGCCCATTAGTTCCTTGACACTAGCTAAGCAGCTGATGGTATTTGACCAAGCCGCAGTTTTCTGCTTCCCGTTGGTACCAGCTGATAAGCACGATGAAATAACGAAAAGGTACAATAAGATAGCGGTACCAGAAGGTGGAATAGGGGAATCTGTCGACGATTTTCGCTTACCTCTTGAAGATGGTGAATTCGTGACGGCACTATATGTGATGCCCGATCTAAATGCAGCTTGTACTAGGGAAGAAATGGACCTACTAGTACAAAAAGAAATTGATTCCTATCTATCCGTCCTCCCAAAGGGAACCGTAGTCAGAGACATCGTCCCGTGTGCTATAGCCTCTTTAGCTTTGCCATACGAGGTTCATTTTTACAATCCACTGATGAAGAAAGTGAAATCCGTTTCCTTGGATTATGTTAGATGCATAGAGCGAGTGGAAGGAAAACTAGAAGAGTTCAATCTATTGACTGGAATTAAGTATTTCGATATTGATAAAAAAGAACTTTTCAAGTAAAATGTACTATGGAAAAACTGATCATCGACCTCCTTTCTGATACTCACAATCAGCATGAAAAATTTACATGCGATGGTGGTGACATTCTTTTGCACGCTGGCGACGCTTCTTTGCGCGGATCCGAAGTTGAAATTCTTACATTTTTAGATTGGTTTGCAAAACAGGATTATTCTTATTTAATATTTGTCCCTGGAAATCACGATTGGTTTGCGGAAAGAATGCCAGTAAGAATGGCCGAAGAGTGTCAAAAACGCAACATCATTCTCCTCAATGACTCAGGCGTTGAGATCGAAGGTATAAAGGTTTGGGGTTCGGCAATTCAGCCCTGGTTCCATAATTGGGCCTTTAATCGTTTGCGTGGCGACGACATTAAGCACCATTGGGACATGATTCCTGAAGATACCGAGATTTTGATCACCCACGGGCCGCCAGCTGGTATCCTGGATACTGTTGCCTTTGTCAATGGTAATCCTAAAGAAGGCGCTGGATGCAAGGATTTATTAGATAAGATACTGAAAACACAAGTAAAACTGCACATTTTTGGTCACATTCACGAGGCTAGAGGCATACACTACGTTGGTCCTAGCACATTTGTAAATGCTTCATGCTTGGATAGGATGTATTATCCTGCTAGTAAAAGACCAATTCGTACTACTAGAGAACTCGTACAGGACGGCAGTATAGTCTATCTAGCCGAAGAATAATAATCTTATTCGTATTCCCTGCATAAGCAGGTTAAACCTAAAGGAGTATAAAATATGGGATTACTAAATACAACGATCAAAAGGCTTATTATCGCCTTGTCTGGTCAAAAAGCTGGCAATAACGTTGCTGGAGCAATCGGCCTATACGGTGGCGCACGTATTAATGCAAGCGCTGATACGGTAGAATATTCTGTTGGCGACGTTTCGGTAGCATTAGATTCTGGTGGAGCACCATGCACATACAGAGTTTTCTTTCCAAATGCAAACAAAAACATTCAATCTATCGACTGGATTGATGTGAAAGGTTTCACTCCCAGGGCACCAAGTGGAGTAGAGACTCTTGACGCATTGGTGTGCGGATACAATTACGACACGACTCTTAATCAGTGGTATGTTACTGTTCAAATCGTAACATATGGAACTGGAGCGGCTGTTACCGAAGTAACTTCGGCTGGATACGTTCTTGGTATCAGAGTGGCAGTTACTTATCTTCCTAGTGCCAACGCACTGTAATATAAAAGATTTTTTAAAGGCCCTGTTTCGGGGCCTTTTTTATTTAAGCCTTACCGATTGATTCTTGAATCTGATCTAGAATCACATCTAGTTGTTTTTTAACGCCTTCCAAGCTTTCATTCGCATTCACGAAAAATTTCTCAATTCCATTACATTCAGAAAGATATTTTTCAAATGATTTACGCACCTTCTCTTGAAACTCGACACCCTTCATTTCTATCGCGTCCATCCCTTCTCCACGTTTTATACGACGTTTTAAGGCAGTTTCCGTATTAACGTCAAAATAAATGACGATATCTGGTAAAGCGGTCTGTTTTGCCATGAAATTTTCAAATAGCGCCATTACAAATGCCTGAGAAGTATTATGTAAACCGTACGCCAAATGCGAAAAGTATCCGCGATCAGAAATAATTAAGTCTGGTGAATCTTTACTTTTTTTCAAATTTTTAAGCCATATGTCGCTTTCTATTCTCATAGCAGAAAAAATAAGTTCCATGGTTTCTCCGCTCATGTTATTTTTTGGATCTAGTACCAATTCACGCATTTTTATGCATGAATCTACATGTGGATTGCCCACCTCCCTAGTTTCTATGGCTGACAAGTTTCGTTTTTTTGCTTCTTCCACCAAATATTTTAGACCAGTGGTTTTGCCAGATCCATCAACTCCTTCGCATTCTATCTTAATCATTTTTCCTAGTCCTTTTGTATCCCAATGTTTTTAATTTACTTAAGTCCCACAATTCTGAATTGGCATGTACGATTTTGAACCAATCCCATTTTTCCTGGGCATCCTTCCAGAAATGTCCCTTTATTTCTACATACACATTTTCTTTTTCAAGAAAGAAATCTGGGCGATATGTTCTGCCATCAGGCATGATAAAAACGTCTTTCTGCCAAGAAAAATCTATCATGTTTTTGTTCAAATAGTCAACAACAAAGTTTTCATATGATCCAACACAACAAAGGACTTCACTTGTTTTCCAGTGTATCATATTTGTTGATTTTAGTTGAGATTTCATAGACTTAGAGAAAAAAGCATCGCTTTGCATGGTATGACTAATGCCATATCTTTTCTCCATGGTACTTTTCATTTTCGACATCTTACCATTTGGGTGCCCACATCTTTTTTCAAGAACGTTCCTTGCAGTAGTCCACCATTCTCCATATTGTTCATCTATAAATCTGGCTTTCTTATTCAAGCCGTAAAATGTTGAAATATCTATAGAAATTCCTTTTGGTAACGTATATCTTTTTAATGTCTCATTTAGTTTTTTTGCAGAAGATTTTTCCCTACCTCTATTTTTATGCAAATGTCCCCGAGCCACATTCAAAGGAAATGCCCACCACTCTCCGTATTTTTCGTCTATGAATCTAGCCTTATTATGGGTATGAGTATACGTAGATTCGTCAAGTTTAACATATTCTGGAAGAGAATTTTTGAGGGTTTGGAGAGCTTTAAATTTCATTTTATCTATGTAGTCACTCATTTACATAAGATTACCATTAATGGTATACATATACAAATAATAAAGAAGAGCAATCTTTGTCTAAAGTACCGTCCTTGGAGAAAAAATGCGCTTAAGTGCTAATATCATTGTAAATTATGCAAACACTAACCAATTTGCTTATGCAAATCAGTGGATAATCCGTGCTGGCGACCCGAATACGCTGTACTTTCAGATAGTTGATCTAGATCAAAATATCAACAACACTAATGGATCAAATGGTCAAAATTCCAACGGTCCAACTTCCAGTTTGAGATACATGCTTGGTTGTGGCGCTGGAACCACTCCTTATTCTGTTCAAGTAAAATTTTGCTCGATCGATGATACTAAAACTCTTGTCGTACAGGCTCAGCAAGCTGATGACTGTGATAGTTCTGTATGGTCGGTTAGCCTATCTGGCAATCAAATTGTTGCCGCTGGAAACGTCTACATTGCCGTAACCGAAGGCAATTCTACCCGAACTTTTAAGCTAATGAATGCTCTATCTGTCGAGTATAATTCGACTTGTGGGTCTTGCTAGTGGATTTCAGAGAGACTGGACAAAAAACATCGGGTACAGCAGTATATCCCGTTCACGCACAACAAACGTCTGGACTTTTAACCAGATGTGAGCCTTTACTTGATGTCAATAAATTCAAGCGCATATTCTTGACTGGCATTCCCCTAAGACTCAGAACTGGCGGAGTGATTACAGACGAAATCATCAGAGAAAGACTAAATTGGGCAATGAATGAAGCAGAGTTGATGATTGGTTCCACTATCACACGTGAAGCCTTCATGCACAAAGTTCCATTCGATTATGCTTTATATAAATCCTACATTCACATCATGGCAGAAAAGGGTCCTATTATTAGCCTTGAATCTTTAGCAATTGTGAGCGCCGACAATAACAATATTTTTACAATTCCCCCAACTTGGATCGAATGTACAAACTTCTCGAAGCGTTTGATCAACGTCGTTCCACTTTTGGCTGCATATGGTGTCAACCAAGTTGGTGGTGCCGTAGGTAATGCTGGTATAGCATTTTTGACTGTCATGGATGGTCTTAATTGGGTTCCTGCTTATTGGCAGATTAATTATACGGCTGGTCTTTCCAATACAGAAGGCCAAGTACCAATTCCAGTGAACGAGCTTATCGGTACAATTGCTGCCATTGATTTGTTGAGCATGATCGCAGCCACTTTCCTCTTCAACTCACAATCGCAAAGTCAAGACGGTATCAGTCAAAGTAGTTCTGGTCCAGGACCAAACGTATACGCGAGACGTATAGAAGACCTAGAGAAAAAACGTGAAGTGCTCAAGAAACAGCTGAGATCGATTTTTTCGAACAGATATCTTGTCGGGAATTTCTAATGGCTGCGGCGGCGAAAAGAGGCGAGGGCGTCCACAACAGCTACAAAGAAGAAGCAAAAAAAGGATGCGACGTATTATTCCGCGTAAAGATTAAAGGTAGAAAAACTCTTGTTGATGATATTCCTCTGCATATGTCACTTAAAATTTTTAGTGATCCCAAGGAATACGACTTAGATGAACTTAAGTCTTATGTAAAAGAACATGATATTTGCTCGCCAGATCCTAAAGATCTCAAATTAACTCCCATCATCTTCACCGCAGAAAAATCGAAACTCGATTACTATATGCTTAAGATAGAGGGTTTGCCTCCAAAATATAAAGCTCTATATGATCATTATAAGCATGTCGGTAATGTTTACAAAGAATTCATGACTCACGTCACCATAGATAAAGCGTTGTATGATGATTTGAAAGAAAATGGCATAAAAGCAGAAGATATAGAATTTGGTCCACTAATGGTAGAGCATGGTTCAAATAACGCCATTCATACTTTCGACAAATCGGAAAAACTGGACAAAGGTATTAAACACGTTGCTGCTGCTCTTGGAGTAGTTGGCGCTATGGCTTCTCAGCCAGCAAAAGCTCCTGCTCCCCAAGCTGATCGTTCACCTGCTATGGTACAGCCAAATGCCTATAGTAGCAAAAGAATGCTTAATACTATATCATCAGTGGAAAGTCAACACGGCAAGTTTCAAAATCATAAGCCCGTTGGTGGTATTCACGGTGGGGAGAGCGCTTATGGCAAATATGCTCTTATGCCTGCGACTATCAGAGACACCATCCATATGGATCCTCAATTAAAAATCAAGCATGCAAAAGCTATGAATCTACGTGGCGATGATATGCGACGCTACATGGAAGATAATCCAGGATTAGAAGATACGATAGCGCAGAAACATTTATCAAGATTAGAGCATCACTTTGGACAAAATCCAGAGAAAATTGGTTATGCATGGCTTAACGGTGTTCGCGGTACCTATAAGGCTGGCAAGAATAAGATGGACATTTCGAATCACTGGCATGTGAAAAAAATAAAAGATGCCTATTCAAAGGAAAAATAAATGCAATTAACTCCAAATGAGATATCAGACATAGAAGAAATCGGTTTATTAAACGGTACGCCAGTTAAGATGATTCGTACCCGTGGCGGATTTCATATAGCCGTTGGCAGACCAAAAGGTAAAATGCAAGAAGAGGCACTCGCTGCTGGCTCCCATCCTGCAATCGTAAAGTATAACGTGGAGCGTCAACATCCAGATTTCCAACCTTCTATGATGAAAAGTGAACTTCTTTCTAGTCCTACTAAAGTTGAAAAACATTCACATTTCCTTTCTGATGATTTAAGAAAATCTGGCCATGATTTGTATTCTGTACAATCTGGTGAAAAAATAGAATTTCAGATTACCAAACAAAACGCAAAAGTATCTTCAGTAAATAGCTCCTTAGACAAAGGCGTTTTGGTTTTCAGTGATATGAATATTGATAAGAAGTTTGCTAGAGCCCTTGCTGGAGCAACTTCCGAAAAGGCTCTTTCTTGTGGTGCGAAGAAGATAAGAGTGGAGGGCAAATAAGTGGCAAATAAAAAGATAAAATCTTGTAAAAAATCTACGAATGTTCGCGCAAAACAGGGAATGAACGCATCTGAATGGGACGCATTCATGAAAACGGTTGAATCTGTAAAGACAGAAGCAGACGAAAAACTTAAAGAAATTTCGCAAATTTGTTTAAAGAGAGCATAATGGCAGATAACGGCGCTAATGATCCAAATAAACCGCTCGATCTAAGTGCGGATCTACAAATCGATGCTATTCCAGAATATGCACCGTATGTACAGATGTCTTTCGATCTTGATAGATTGGAGGATTTCGTAGTTGGTCTTGGAGTCGAGTTCCTTCACTATAAAGGACTGCCTAGCCCTATTGGTAAGAAGGATCGTGGTGACTATCGTAGAAGCGATGGCGTAGATACAATTACGTCAAACGGCATGATTTATACCATGGCTGGTCGTTTTACTGCCACTATGACAGACAATAGCAAAACTCGTGAAAGAAACAGCGGCAGCGTATTGGATGCATCTGAGAGTAAACTGGTAATGCCTCGTTTTTATAACAACTTAGGTCTGGCCGATGGGGATAGGATATATCTTTCTCCTGGTGATAGAATCTATGTAGCCGACCCAACTGTCGACGTTTTGGTCAGCAATCCACAACAAATGGACTATACTTTTGATCAAGACAACGTTCCCATGTTTCCGATTGTAAAAATGGAAGTACCGCTCATTGACAGTCGTGGCTTCGAATACGTGGAAAATGTCGATTATGCAATCACCAAAGATGGCAATATTCGGTGGATCACTGGCGGAAGAAATCCTGGGATTGACCCAAGTACTGGAAAAGGCAGGATTTATTCAATAAGATATCTTTACAGATCTTATTGGTATATTACGATTCTCTTGAAAGAAGTAAGAGTTACAAATATTACGGAAAATGGCGTCAGAACACCAGAACGCATGCCTATGCATGCCATTGCACAAAGAGAATATATTTATCATAATCAAAATCGTGGTAATGCGTTGAATCAAAACAAGCCTAAAGATCCGAAAAGAGTGGATTTACCACCAGTTGAGTCAGAAAATCCAGCTAAATATGGTAATGGCATTAAAGTAGAAATGGATGCTTATGGTGATGGGGACGAAGAGTCCTAGCCCACGACAATCTTTAATAAATATAAGGAAAATGGAGTAGTTATGCCAAACATTCGAGAGCGTCAAATACCAGGTGATCAATCACGAGATATGTCAACCATTGAGTTGTTGACATACAACGAAAAAGCGGGAGCAAGAAAAAGCGTAGAAGTTGGTCGAGCCCTAATACCGCTCGGAGATGGAGCAGGTGGATTTACCACTAATGCTGCTACTGCACCAAGAATTCTTCCAAGTGCTGGTATTAACCTTGCAATTTACAATAATTCTGGTGCGGTTGGTTCGATCACAGTTGGCGATAACACTATGGTATCACAAGCTCCTGGTGCAGTGCAAATTTCTGGATCCAACGTTTTTGTCGGTGTTCCAGTGCAACCTAATGGTTGGCTATATCTGTCTTCTGCACAGTGGAATTGGGTCGCTGCTAGCGCTTCCACGTTGTTAGTCTTCATCATCGACGATCCTACTTACATGTTTACTTTGCCTGCTACCGTGTCTAGCAATCCGCAACAAACGGCTGCTCCTCAAGGCGCTCCAGTAAACGAGCCCAATACATAATAGGAGCGCAAGGTGTCCTCTGGCGCTAATTTCTTTTTAAAGAAAACACTAGGCGAAGATTTTCTTCAGTCATTGGAGAAATTTGAATTGTGGAAGATGGGAACTAAAACCGTCGTAGATCCAGAAGAAATTAAAATTGCGCTAAAAATCGTTCCACGCACTCTAATGAGCATGCTTATTCATAATTTGACTAGCATGGAAATCGGCGATACCAAAGAAATAGAGATTCCAGTCGAGAGTAGTAGTCCTCATCAAGCCATGGTCAGAGTCAATAAGCACGAGAGGGACGTTTACTCTGGTGAGATCGAGCAAGGCAACAAAAAGATAGCGGAATTCAAATATCGTTCTATCCCTGGTGTTGGTTTGGTTATCATGAGCGCTCTAGAGCTTTATGATGTTGAAAGACTCAATGATCATTCTAAAGACCACTCTATGGAAATGGAACATAAAGTCCAAAGAATGATTGATGATCGCCTAGCATTACACGATTTAATCGGTAAGGTTGTTGACAAGAAGTTATCCGAACGTGAAGCCATACAAAAGGTGATTCTTCATAAACTTACAGAAGAACTTCATAGAGAGAAAGAAGGCGTTGGTCCTAGTGAGCAAGTAAGACAATTACACGAAACGCAGGATGAACTTAGAAAAGAAAATAAAAAATTAAAAAAGAAACTTGCACTTAATGAGTTCTTAGAAGAGAGAAAGAAAAAGTTACACAAAAAAGAACACCCAATATCTCTTTCCAAGGGTGAGCACGTTTCTTGTCCAGATTGCGGTAAAAACATATTCGACGGTACGGTATTTGCTGGCTGTATTTGTTATGGCGACGATATGGATAAAAAATTATACATTACCAAATCAGAAGGTGGAGTAAAAGTAAGATTCGGTAAAGGATGGGATCCAGAAAATATTGAAATGCTATTGGATGTCCTGAGAGGCAAACGTGGATAATTTCAGATGGATTGTCAACTATGATGGTGATGATGCTGGACGCATGATTGGCCGAGCAATTTTGTCTAACCAGTTGGGTGCATTGCATGAGGCATCGGATAGGATAAAACTTGGTAACGAGATAGTAGAAAAATGGTCAAATGATCATGGAGGTGTCACTATATCTAATGGCGGTGACCAGGGTGCATTTGAAGTTCCCCATGAAGCACTTGAGAGTCTCGATCAACTAATGAGAGATTATCATTTTGCTACTCAGCTTACTATGTCGATGGGAGTAGGTAAAACTCTATCTGAATCTGGAAAAGCATTGTTAGCTGCAAAATTTAGAGGTAAGAATCAAATTGTATATTATGATTTTTCCGTAGAAAATGACTTAGAAAAAGTAAAAAATAATTTAACGCATGGCACTGCTTCCGAAGAAGAAAAAAAACAGGGCGAAGCTTACTTACAACCAACTGAACAGGAAATTCCAATGGACGAGAAAGATAAATATAAAAACGCGTACGCGCAAACAGATCCAGAACCATTGTGGAATTCCGAAGAACCTGACGATGCTGGTGGTCCACAACCAATGCATGATTCTGAACAGCTTCCAACAGACGGTACATTAACGCAGGAACACGATTGTCCTTACTGTAATGAACTACAAGCCCAAAATATAACCGATGAAGATTGTCCATACTGCGCTGACACTGGACATGATCCCAATGCACCTGATCATTTGGATGATTGCCAATATTGTGCCGTAATGAGCCACGATCCAGATATGGAAGGTCATACTGATGATTGCGCTTATTGTCAAGAAATGGCAATGCACGATCCTATGATGGATGGTCATGCCGATGATTGTCCGTATTGCGCTAGATCGCATGATCCAAACATGGAAGGTCACCCAGAAGATTGTCAATATTGTGCTAGAGCAGATCAATGGAATGGCGGGAATGGTCAAGAGATCGAACCTAGCAGCCCTTCTTCTCAAGTACTGCCTACCACTCAAGATAGCCAGGATTATGATGGTCAGGACTTACCTCGTCCCGATCTAGATAAACCGTCGGCTATTTCTGCGGTTCCATCAGGACTTGGATTTAATACGGATTCACAAACAAATGAAAATATCAAGTTAGAAGATACGCAAGGAAAGCAAGATCCAAATATGGATGCTCAAATGGCTCAAGCTAGCAATCCAGAGGGTCAAGAGACTGTCAACGATATCATTGGTGAAATTGATGCAGTTCCTACCGATGAAGTTCCAGGAAGACCGAAAATTAATCAGACCGACGATGCTAACATGGCCATTGGCACTAATATGGAAGGCAACGTAAGCAGAGAAGATAGTTACAGTCAGGATGTTCCTACTGATTTGGGACTTGGAGAAGAACCAGACAATGATTCCCCAGACATTAGTTCAGTCCTTAAAGAAGGTTTAGACAATCACGCCGATAGTATTAAACGTGAGAAAGTCATGGAAATGGTCGGCGAAGCTTTGGAAGGTTTTAAGGCTAGTAAAATGATTATTGAGAGAGCTAAAACTGAAGCTCCCCAATTCTATCAGTCGTCCATTGCGATGCTTAAAGCTATGATCGAGATGTGTAAGATGCTTGGTTTAGACCAACAACAAGCGATGACTCCATCTGGCGTTTTAAATCCACAAGCGTCAGCCGATGAACCAATAGTTGATTCGAAAGATCAAGTAGAAGATCCTGAAGCTTCGTATGAAGCACACATGAGCCAGCCTGGTAATACGCCAATGGGTGGACCAGAAAGTGCTGAACAAGACGGGCATCCAAACTACTCGAATCTTTTTCCTCCTCACCCAGATGGGAAGGCGGGAAACTCCGACCCAAAGCTTCAGGGGTTATAGGGCAACCCGTAGGAAAACTGCCCACCAGTCAAACTACTCCGCACGTACCTAGGACACCTTTCCTAGAAGGGGCAGTAAATGATAAAGGACAAAAAAAGGTCATCGATCCTATTACTGGCAAAACCAGATGGATTACAATGCGTGAAGGAAAAGTTAAGAGTCCAACTGGAGTACCAGTAAAACCAGAGAGAATAGAAGAAAATGGCCCTAAAGTTCCAGCTAAACGTTGAAGAGATCGCTAGTACATTCGGCGAATTTGCAAAGGAAGTAGCGGATGACATGCGAAAAGCAGTCAGGGATCTGGCTACTCTTACACGTGCGCAGATTCACCTGGAAGTGCAGTCCGAATTGCATTCGACTAGAAAAATTTATCTGGATAATCTTTCTGATGCCACGGAATCTTCCCCTGGAGTTTGGACGATTACTTTGGACGAACCTGCTTTTTTCATTGAAGAAGGAATTGAGCCAAATCATGACATGAAGCCCGATTTACTTAAAGGAAAGCCTTATCGAGTAATTCCTTTCAAATATAATACTGCTCCTACTGAAACGGTACCCTCAACTCAATTGCTAATTACGGAAATCAAGAAAAAGCTAAGAAATGAAAAGATACCGTACAAGAAGATTGAATACAATAAAGACGGTAGTCCAAAAGTAGGGAAGCTTCATGATTTAAGGTGGGGCACTCAGATACCTGGTGGAAACCAAATACCTGGAAGAGGCAATACGCCGCAGCTCAAAGGCTTGTCGATTTACCAACAGATCACGAAAAGCGGTAACGTAAGACGTGATATATTAACATTTCGCACAGTGAGCGCTGGACCAAAGAGCCAAGGGAAATGGTTGCACCCTGGGCTGAAAGCCAAGCATTACATGGACAAAGCATTCGATGAAGCAATGACCAAATGGGAGCAAGAAATTTTGCCTGAAATCATGCAGAAGTGGGGTAGATAAATATGGGTGTATTCCAAGGCGACGTTGTAATTTCTGCAATGTTAAATCGTGGTTTAGAGGATATCAGAAAAAATGAGTGGCTCATTGACGATATGCTAAGTAGCCTCACTATCAATCCATATATAGCTGATCGTTACGGTAAAGCCAACATAGAAGCTTGCAAGGAATGGTTCAGAAATCAAAAAATTGACGTCTACATGAGACCTCGCAATGACAAAGATGTGCCGCCGTGTATCACGATTCAACCTGGTCCAACTCCTGAAAAATCGGACATGAAGCACATGGCCGATCTTTCCCCTTTCACGCAGCTTCTTTTACCGTTGGAAATTGGTAAACCAATTCCTTTTGTCGTAAAACCTTTCATACCTACTAGCTACGATGCTTCGACTGGCGAAGTAGGCATAGATCCAAATACTTCTGGCTTTATCTCAATCTCACCTGGAATGATTCTTGTAAATCCTGCAAATTCTGTTGGCTATAAGATCTTGGATGTAACAGACGGAATTATCACCATTGAAGACGGCATAAATCTAGACGCAACGCAATTAGCTGTTTTACCTCAGTTTGCCTATTATGAAGCCAGAATCGAACATATGTTCTCTCAGGATTCGTATACAATTTCCTGTTATGCACATGGGGACCCTCAGACACTCATTTGGCTACATAGCATCGTTATTTACACAATTTTGAGATATCGCGAAAGTCTCTTGGAAGGTAGTGGATTCGCTGAAAGTGTCGTTAGTAGCGGTGAAGTTCTAGAAGATCCACAATATGAGGGACCTGGTGGAGAACTGGGATGGGTTAGAATGATCAACCTAACTGGCCAGGTCGAAAATACTTGGATCAAGCAACCAAGGCGTTTTATAGAAACTGTGGTGGTTGAGGATGTCGATTGTAACGAAATGTCTGGTGGAATCAAGATCTTAAGTAATCTTGACGCTCCGCCTATAATTGATACTGCAGAAGAAACATGGTATACGGTTCAGGATCCTTCCAATCCAGATCCAGAAGAGCCCTAAGCAATCTTTAGACTATGCCATATTCTTCAGATCAACAACGTAAATGGGCTCATACCGCAGCAGGCAAAAAAGCCTTAGGTGGCGAAGCCGATGTTCACGAGTGGGATGAAGCAAGCAAAGGTAAGAAATTACCTAAATATGCGAAAAACGAAGAATTGGGCTTAGAAAAAGAATCGGAAAAACAAGGACTTGTAAAAGTTTCAGGAGTGCAAAAACTTCATCAGTTTTTAGCCAATAGAAAGGGTCTGAAGCAATCTTAAAAGCATAAGAGGAATAAAACGATGGCCGAAGAAAAGAAATACACAGCACGGGAAGCCGCTATAGCAGTTTTGGCTAAAGCGGAGGAAATGCTTAAGAGTTCGAAGCATAAGCACATCGGCTGGGATAAGCTTCATTCAAAATTGGAACATGAGGGTTATTCAAAGGATTCTGCAGATAAAATTGCAGGTTCTATAAAGGCTAAAGTACAAAAATCTGAGCCTTTAAAAAAAGACGTAGTAGGTGCTACAGCCGCCAATCCCGTATCCAGAATGGATGCTGGTTTTGGTAAAGTCATCGTAAAGGGTGAAGGCGAAGGTAAAAAAGACGAATCGATGGCTGGTAATAAAAAAGCTCCAAGTAACTCCAATAAGCCAAGAATCAAAGAAGAGCCTACTGAAAGAGACTACAATAATTTTGAAACAGAACCTGGTAAAGCTAAAAATGATGATCATCGACAAGCTCAACAAGTTTCTCCTGGAAACAACATGCATGAGCAAGCTGAAGGTAACAATAATGACTGGGGTACTGATCCTGGAGTAAAAGGGCACATTAAATTAGCTCATTTTCTTGGACACAGAAAAGGCAAGAAACAGATGAGTGCTAGTGGTATGGCTCCTGCACAGGGTGCCAGCATGGAAAAGAACGAAGAAGACAGATCAAAAATGAGCGGTAAAAGCGGAATGGTACGAGGCACGACGGAATCCAATTTAAATCAGAAAGGCGTTGGCCAAATGGGCCATAAAGGATCTTCTGGTGGAATTAGTGAAGCTGGAGCTTATCATAGAGATAGCATGCATGGTCTGAAAGGCGGAAAGGCTGCAGCTAAAGAGATTCATCATAATACGCTTAAAGATCTAAAATCCATGCCAAAGCCTAATCTGACTAAGAAGGAAAATCCTGATGAAAAACAGGATGCTCAACTGGGCGAAGACGTAGAACATTTGTGTGAAGATCATATGATGGCCAATAAATCTGCTGAAAGAAAAGAAGGTCATAAAATTGTTCAGAAATCGGAATGTTTTCAATGTTTAGGTAAATCTGAGAAGAAACAAATGAAAAAAGGTATTGCGCTAAGCTAAGTATGGCAAAAGAAAGAATTTCTAGAGTAAATAAGGCTAACGAAAAGCCAATGACACTGGAAGAAGCTAAAGCTTATCGTGCCTCTTTGTATGTTCCACGACAGATAAAGTTGTCGGATCAACAAAAGAGAGAACAGTTTAGGATTTTTTGGGCTCAAGCAAAACGTAAGTACGGAAAGACTAAAGATCTAGAAGAAATCTTATGGTTGCATTTGAAAGCTTCAAAAATGGACGAACCAGACATGTTTGCTAAAGGGCTATTGCATTTTGGATTAAAGGAAATTAAGGGAGAATAAAATGTCTCAAAGACTTGTAACATCATTCATCAATACGAATATTCCAGGCGCATATCCTAACGTTACGGTTCAAAGTCAACCTGTAGGTTTGGGTCAATCTGGAATCTTGGTAATCATGGGCGAAGCCGATGGTGGTCCTAGCTATACTGAAGTTGCACTGAAAAACAACTCTTTTACGGTCGATCAACTCACAAAAGTTCAAAACATGTACATCAGTGGACAGATCGTTGATGCTTTCGCGGCTTTAACGGCTCCTTCAAATGATGCTAACATTACTGGATCTGCTAACCAAGTTTATATCGTAAAAACAAACACTAGCTCACAAGCTTCGGCTTCTGTTGCCGCAAACACTTCTTCTCCTTCTGTATATGGTATTTTGACCGATCGAAACTATGGTATCAATGGTAATAATTATAGTTATCAAGTTACTTCGATTCAAGCAGAAGCTCCTCCAGCCATCATCGGCGGGACAATCACTTCATTTAGTGGGCTCAGTGGAGATAGTTTCACAGTTCGTTTAAATGGTGGCGCTGCTATTGTGGTCACTTTGATGGGAACCATCACGAACGTTGCGACTTTGGTAACTTCGTTGAATAACGCATTTACTGCTGCTTCAATCACTACTTTGACTGCTGCTCCAAATGCATTGTCCCCAACCACTAGCATTCAAATTACCGTTAATGCTGACCCACAAGCTTACAGCGAAGGGTTTGGTAAAGCAGTAGAACTCATCGATTCTACTCCTGGCGATTTGGCTGCTCTTGGATTAGTTGCAGGAATTACTTTTTCTGCTGCTGAGCCAGAAGTTGAAGTGCAAATCAGCAACGCTTCGACTGGTCTCAACTCTACTTTGGACGTCACTCCAAGTGTAGCCCTGATGATCGGTTATCAAGGAACTACGGCTACTTTAACTATTAATCAAGCAGCTGATACCTTGACTACTACTGTAACAGGTGGATCGGGCGCAAACTTGAGCCTGACGCTCAGCAACTATAAGACGGTCGCAGTTTTGGCTTCTTATATCGCTTCTCAACCAGGTTACAGTGCAGCTGCTTCACCTGCGGCTCAACAACAACCTACTAGCGCATTAGATGACGTTTCAGCAATCGGAATCGCTTCTACTGGTGCTGGCGACATGCCTGGAAGAGTAAAAAACTCTTTGGCGACGTTCGAGACTGTTCTTGGCACTTCCACTGCCTTGAGCTTTACCGCAACAGCTACTGCTGGTTTACCAGCTGTTATGGCTAGCCCAGCGTTCCTGACTGGTGGTGCTCGCGGTGGTACATTGGCCGCTGACATCGTTAATGCCCTACAACTTATCGCTGGTATCCAGTGCAATATCATTGTTCCACTGTTCTCGGAAGATGCAACTGCGGATATCGAACTTGGTTTAACTGATCCAAGTTCTACTTATACGATCGCAGCTATCAACGCAGCTGTTAAGAATCATTGCATTGAATTCAGCACTCCGTCACTTAAGAGAAATCGTATTTGTATCTTGTCTTACTGGACTAACAACTATACGAATGCCGCTGCCGTTGCACAGGGATTAGCAAATTATCGCTGCTCGCTCACCATGCAGATGTCGACCCAGATCAATGCGCTTGGAGTTATCACTAACTTCATGCCATGGTATACTGCCGTAATTGCAGCTGGTATGCAAGCTGGTGGATTCTATAAGTCCATCTGTAACAAATTAGCAAACGTTATCTCGTTCACTGATCCTTCGGGATTCGATTCTGGAAGTCCTGGTGACGTGGAAGCTGCATTATCAGCTGGTTTGTTGTTCTTGACTGCCAATACTGCAGGAAGCCTGTGGGTTAGCGATCAAACGACTTATGGCTTTGACACTAACTTCGTCTACAACAGTATCCAGGCCGTTTACGACTCGGATATCTTGGCTCTTGACCTGGCAGCTAGCTTCCAGGCGGCTTTCGTTGGTCAATCTTTGGCAGATGTCGATGCCGCTACCGCTTTGAGTTATTTGTCTCAAAAAATGGAAGGCTACAAGAAATTGAAACTCATCGCCGCTAGCGACGATGCTCCCCTTGGCTATAAAAACGCCAGCGTAAGCATCTTGGCTCCCACGATGACTATCCAGGTAGAGATCAAACTCGCTACTGCAATTTACTTCATCCCAATCAGCATCAACATCTCGCAAGTACAGCAGTCTGCGGGTTAATCTATAAGGTAATTAGGAGAAAATATGGCAGGAAATCCTTCGAGTCCAAATCCGCTTCCAAAAGGTTATACAGCCACCACTGGTGGAAAAGTAGTAACTGGCGCACGAGCCCGAGTTTATGTGAATAATCAACTAATTGGCATCTTTGAAAGTTGCACAGTTTCGAGTTCTTTGGGAACTGAACCTATCTTTTTGTTGGGTCGTTATGCTCCTGATGAGATCTCAATCACTTCTAGCGAAGCTGTAAACGTTACATGCTCTGGATTCCGAGTGGTTGGCGCTGGCTTGCACACCTTGCCTGCTTACCCTCTAGTTTCGGACCTTTTGTTGTTTGATCCCTTCACGATCACCGTCGTGGACAGGCAAACTGGCGAAACTCTTGAAACTATCCTTGGTTGTACGCCTAGCTCGCAAAATACGAACTACAACGCTAAAGCGACTAGCAAAGTCAATATCACTTACATCGGCACTCTTGGATTCAACGAAGACGCCAATGACAGTGATCCAGGCAATACGCTCCCTTAAGTATTTTAATTATGAGCATGAGTTAAAAGGTAAGCATTTTTATAATCTGATTGGGTAGTTCTATCTACCCCAAAGGGTAGTTTCATCTACCCTTTTTATTTTTGAGACCGTCGTTTCAATTGCTTAAGACTCCGCTATAGCGGCAATGTGGGTGCAAATCCCATCGGTCTCGCTACCGCTTAAATTCTTTCTGAGCCAATCTTCATATAGTTCGCATGGGCGAATATATGCAAATAGCATAGGGTAGGGTTAAATTGGCTATAGAGAAGGCGTGGGCGGCGGTTCCACCACAATTATTCACGGCTGACGGAACTACATTAGGCGTTGTAACAGTTGCAAATACTTCAGGTTTCAAGGTCAAACAACTAGTCACTATAGCCAATGGCGCTCCTTCCACTTTATCTGTACAAGTCCAAGTTAGAAGAGTCTTATCCTCGACACAATTGATCGTAGGTCCAAATCCAGCTACGCTCCAACCTCCATTCAAACAAGAAGGCGCTTCGTTATTATCTAAGCGTTATGATATTTCGGCATTTACCGTTGCCGCTGGAGCCTACATATACGCTGGAGAACTCCCTAAAGTAATCATACCGATTCCAGATGTGGTTGCTGCAGTTTACGATCAAGAACCCACAGTCGCTATTCGTACAACTGGCGTAGACCAATTTGGTAATTATTATAGCGATACGAATCCTCTTCCAGTAGCTTTTGATGGTACCGTAGAAATTGGCGATGTTTCCATCGTAGAAGGTGGCAACACTATGACCGTCAATTCTGACGGCTCAATCAATGTAAATGTAATTGAAACCCCCATTTCTGGACAAACCGTAATAAGTGTTTATAATCAAGTACTTAATATCGCCTCTGGAATAGAAACCACATTAATAAATTACACCGTACCTCCTGGCTATACCGCTGTTTTGGAAAGAATCAGTGTGTCTGGTGAGAATATAGCCAGATATGACGTATTGTACAATAGTAATCCATTTGATACTCGTAGGACCATGTTTGGCGGTAATCTGACCACTGATTTCGATTACACGACTGGCACATCGAATGGTTTCGTGCTAAATGCTGGCGACACCCTAATAGTACAAGTTTTACATGAAAGACCGTACACTGGAACCTTTAACGCTAGACTTCAAGTTCTTCAAATTGCTTAATAAAAACACACTCTAAGGCTGCCAAAGCAATCTTAGATATAGAGGTATCCATGACCCCTTACGAACTTAAAAAAATTCAAGTTGAGCTAAAGCGAGTTAACGCTGGGCGAGAAGAACAAGAACTAAAAATTCTTGAGCTTCAAGATACCATCAAACGAATAGAAGCTAGCATAGATTCATCTATGGCTAAAGAAAAAGAATTAGAAGAAAAAATTAGAAACGCAAAGGTTGAATAAGGAAATTAAATTATGGCAGACTACAATTCAGAACTCCCAATAAGGTCATCATTACCTGGTCAGGTATTGCCTGATGACGTAATTATAAAAATTGGTGATGGTACAAATCCCACTACACAATTAGCTTCGGTGGACGTACACGGAAGTGTTCAGTCGAGAATCGCAGATGCTTCTGGCGATGTAATGGGAAGTCAGCTTCTAAGCGCGACCTATTGGCTACAAATTGTAGAGCCTTCTAACGGCCCGACTGCTCCTGGTACTGCAGCCGCATATTCTTCACTCATTGGCGGTCAGTACAACTCAACATTACCTACGCTGACTACTGGCCAACAATCCGCCATACAAGTAAATGCAAATGGTATTCTTTTAACTGCTCCAACACCCGATCAATACCCGTCTACTCAATCAATTACTGCACAAGACACGGCCACTACTAGTACCGCTGCATTCAACCAAACTTGGTACACTGGTACGCCGACCGCTGGATCGGCTGCAACTTTTACTCTATTATCAGATGAAACAGCCATGTTCGAAATCAGCGGAACGTGGACTGGCACTTTACAGTGCGAGATATCAGTAGATGGTGGGACCACTTGGGTAGCCAACTCCTTACATATTTCGGCTTCTCCAATAAATACTGCACAATTTACTGGTAACGTTATAGGTTTTACAAATATAGCCGCAAAGACACAAATACGAATTAGAGCTATTTCTGCGTGGACTGGTACTGCTACTGTTAGGATAAATCTATCAGTAAACTCAGAATCTATCTACGTTGCTAATCCAATTAAGTTGTTGGATGGTTCTTCTTCAACTTCGACGGTTGAAGCTAACATATTAGCTGCTTCAACAGCAGCATCTGCTACAAACACATCATTGGTTGTCGCTTTATCTCCTAATACTCCACTGCCATCTGGCACTAATGCATTGGGTACAGTAAATGCTTCAAACTTCCCCACTACCGTAGATACGAACTACGGCACTGTTGATTCAAGCACTATTAGAACTGCTTCCCAAATCGGCAATGCCGCAGGTGCTGCAGATTTTAATAATGGTGCGACCGATGCACAAACTTTACGAGTTGCCGCAAACCTTGCAGTTGCTGGAGCAAACGTAACCGTTAGTAACCCCGTACCTGTCACCATTACTTCTGCATCGGCTGGCACACCAATTCAACAATATCTAACATCGGCGAACTTAGCATCTGGTGCTTCTGCTACTTTAACTTACACTGTTCCAGCAGGACATACATTTAGCTTAGAGAGAATTTGGGCTAGCGCATCTGGAAAAATTAAAGTAGTAGTTCAAAATGGTGCAACAACCATCTACGCAGCTTTTAATAGCACAGCTAATCCGAACATAGATATTACAGTTACTGCTCCCCCAACCATAGCTGCTGCTGGAACAGTCAACGTAACTATTACCAACGAAGACAAGGCGGCGTTTGACGTATACGCCACCGTCGAAGGTAACCAAATCACCTAATAGGTGAAAGTAGGTACGGGTTGGCTGATTTACCATATATACAACAGCGTCAAGAGGTTTCCATCGCTGGTCAGGATTCGACTGGCGATCAAGTCAATTACGTAAGTGCCGACGCTAATGGCAACATGTTCGTTAAGGATTATGCGGACGGTGCTACTGGCTCTGCTGTTCCATCTGTTACCACGCAAATAGGTGGTTCGGATGGCACTGATCTCAGAACTTTATCTACGGATACATCTGGCAAACTTAAGGTTAATCTCAACGACGGCGCTGGCAATCCCATAACTTCTGCTTCAAACGGAAATGCGGGAAATCAACTATTACATGTTCAAGTTCCAGATACTACGACTACTGTCGTAGCACTGGGTGCATTAAACGCCACTATTTCTATTCAAATGGCTGGTCTTCCTGGCGTGGGTTTTCAGCTTGCAGCTGGCACATTCATAGGAACCATAACTCCACAGTGTTCTTTGGATGGCGGAACATCGTGGGTTAATTGTGCGTTTTATAATCCAATAAGCACATCGGCCTCCTCCAATTATTCTTTTTTTACAAGCAATACACTTACGGTACTTTCGATATTACCTATCAATGGATCGTCAAACGTCAGAGTAATAGTTACAAGCTATGTTAGCGGTACTGCAAATGCCATCATGCGAGCTTCAGAGATTTTAGGACCAGTAGCTTCGTCGGCGTCATTACAAGATCCTCAGACCTATAACTATTCTAATGTGACAGTTAGAAATGAACTTAGAAACGCTACCTCTATACGCTTAAGAGGTGCAGATTTTATTGGAACTATTTTAGATACCAACATGTGGTCTGCAACATTGACTGGTAGTGGTTCAGACGTTATATCTGACGGCGTAATCAATTTGTCAACTGGCACTACAGCTAATTCATCATCTTTTCTGGCTTCTGTTCATAGATCTAGATATGTTGCTGGTACGGTGAACGCTTTTCATGGAGGAATTCGACTTGGGGATACGGGAGTAGCTAACAACGTTAGAAGGTGGGGTGCATACGATAGCCAAGACGGCGTGTATTTTCAACTTAATGGTACTACTCCAGGTGTAGGAATAAGAAATGCTGGCGTAGATACTATAATCACGAGTTTTAACGGTCCGCATCCATTAGTACTAGATACAAATTTTCATATCTGGGAGATTCAATATTCATTTGCCGCAGGAACCGCTTATTTCTATCAAGATAATAATTTAATACATACATATACTTCACCCACTTCTAGCTTATCCTCAAATCCAAATTATCATCTAGGATTTGAAAGTACTAATTCAGGCGGCGGGACTACTAACGCTTCTCTGTATATTCGCGGTACGTCCATCATGAGATATGGTGAGGCCGATGTCAAGCCTAGATTCTTTCATCCGATGTTTTCGTCTAGGGTGCAGAATACTACAGGTACTACTACTGGATCTGCATCAACTTTAGTTATTCCCATTAGTGCTACAAAAGCTGGGGATTTAATTGTTGTTACTGCCGCTGCCTTAGCGAGTACTCTAACAATCACAGATAGTGCATCTCAAACGTATTCCACTGCTACTAGTCAAACTTCCAGTGCAATTCACTTTTATACATTTTATGTGGCAAATACTGCAGCTGGTGTTACTTCTATTACGTTGACTCCTGGAGCCAGTACTCCTGTTGTAGCTATTGTTACAGAATATGCTAATGTTATTGCTTCTTCTCCTTTAGATCAAATTTCCACTAACACAAATTTAACCGCAACTTCTTGGACTAGTAATAATACTCCATCAACAACTCAGGCCGTAGAACTTTTAGTTGGTTCTGCTCTAGATTTCGCGCATAATAACGACGTATTCACAGCAGGTTCTGGATGGCTGGCAACCAATACTGTGAATGGCGTCGGTGGCGGCAATAACTTGACGGCTTTCCAAGAAGATATGTACGTAACTTCAATTGGCACATATGCGGCTACAGGAACAAATACTACATCAACTACTATATTGGCTGCTATCGCGACATTTAAATTTTCTAGTACCATTTTATCCAATGGGCTGACTATACTAAATGCACCTACCGTGATTAATATCGGTGCAGGAACACTTCGCAGAGTAATAATAAATACTCCTGGGACTGGATCGGCGAGTATGACTTTTTATGACAACACCACCAATTCAGGTCAGGTCATAGCAGTTGTTTCTCTTACGTCTGGACAAAATGAACTTGATTATGATTTAGATTATGATAACGGGCTAACTATGGTTGTTAACTCAAGCACCGCAGATTTTACGGTGATCTATGATTAAGATATCCTGGACACAATTAAAACAAATCGTAAATGCCAATGGTACTGTAGTACAATGGTTTTCAGATGATAACTCTTATACTATATTTGATAGTTCTTTTACTTTTCAGGCAATAATTCCTATAACTATTCCTTCATCTGCAACTCAAGCAGATTTTGAAAATAATTATAAAACTCCTGCTTTTTCGTCTAAATTCAGCTACTCATGTTCAGGAGTAATTCAAACAGGAACATCAGCTACTGATATAGCAACACTATCTGGGAATGCTAACACCACAGTTAGACTGTCAAGAATAATCATAAGCGGACGAAATGCGTTGCCTACGAGCTCTACTGTTTCTTTAGTATTGAGATCCAGCCCCGATAGCGGAGGGACCACTTCCACGCCCGTAATTACTCCACACGATTCCAACACTCCCGCTGCTTCATCAGTAGTGAACGTTTACACAAGCAATCCAACACTTGGATCTAGCGTTGGGGTTTTAAGAGTAGCTAATTTAGAATTTGCAAATACTGGAGGAAGCCCCGTGCCGTTGCTAGTATGGGAATTTGGTCCCAATGATTCGCAAAAACCTGTATTGAGAAATACCAACCAACAGCTATGCATAAGTTTAAATGGAATGCAGATCTCAGTAGTACATATATCATTTGAATGGACGGAAGAACAAAATGTCTAATATCACTTTATTCACATTACAAAATAATACGTCCAGCACTGTAGGTCCCTACGGTCTTAATCAAGTGACGGTTCCTGCAAATTCGCAACTCGCAATAAATCCACCTCTAAACGGAATGTTATGCGATAATGCTTTCATCGCAGATTTGTTGGCACAAAACGTAAGTGTATTCATTGCTGGTCAACAAGTTCAAGGTGGAATACTTTTTGAATTTTTTGCATTGCTTTCTCAAGCTCCTTTATCGAATAATTACACGAATGTAACTGGCAATTCTACGGTTACGGCAAAAACTGGCTCTGGATTGTTACACGCCATAATTATAGGGAACAACACAACTGCTGGAACCGTCACCATATACGACAATACGGCAGGTTCAGGAACAGAAATAATCAGCTTAACCCTCGGTTCTCCAACTGGTGGATTGTTGAGCAGTTCTGGTCAACCAGGTCCTATGTATCTAGATACTCTTAATGTAAAATTTTTGACTGGACTTACTATAGTTACAACTGGCTCTACGAGTAATAATGTGACTGTAATTTATCAGTAGGATTAAAAAATGCCATCTAATACAACTTACAATCCACCTAACATAGACGCATTCATTAAGACTGCTTTGAATTACGATGCTGTAGGCGTGACTGGTACGGCTGCCGCTGGCAATACGACAAACATCGATTATGCCCTTACAAACGATACGCTTATTACTGGAGCACAAGTTCTAACGAATACTGCTGCCTTTGGAGATTCCATTAGTTTTCAAGTTGTAGACGTAAATAACATTTTGGGATATGGGGCAAATGTGGTGCTCAATCAATTCGTAACAAATTGGCAACTTAGGGCTGATTCCCAGGAGCAAATAGATCTTAAAGTAAATTATCCAGCAAAAATAATAACTGGTCTTTATCTTCGACTAATTTATGTGTCCACGGGAACTTCACCAGTAGCTGTCGCGATTAATTATTCGCTTCACAAGGTATTGCTCTAATGAAACAAATCACAATAGGATTCAGTAGGGCCTGCACAGTACTGCCGATTTTTTCTTGGATCATAATGGCAGTTCAACGAACATCATATTCCCATGTTTACTTGAAATATGAGGATGAATACCTTGGTCAGACCATGTACTACCAAGCATCACACACTCTAGTAAACTCAATGAGTGAGGCCGTCTTTCTTTCTCAGGAAACTGTGATCCAAGAATTCACTTTTAATGTTTCTGATGCATCGTTTCTTTCGTGTATGAAATTTGCGGCGAACCAAGCTGGTAAACCATACGGAATCATGGAAATTTGTGGACTAGCGCTGGTAGAATTAGCTTCTTTTGTTGGTTTGAAAGTTCATAACCCATTTAAAGATGCTGGACAAACTTGGATATGCGATCAGTTGATAGCGGAATTACTGGTTACATGTGAGAATGTAAAACTTCTAATGCCTCTGGATGATATGAATCCAAAAGACATGAATGCGTTGGTGTCTACTTTGCCATCAACGTTATCGGTAGACGTTGCAGTATAATTACTTTAAGTGTGCAACCTGATTGGCGGCGATACCAGCAGCAACTACACTAAGCACACCAAGCGCAAAATACATCCAATTCGAAGTGCTCTTATAAGAATCCATCTTTTGGATATTATCTTCCAATTTTAAATCTGTATCCTGCCAAAGTTGAGCGCGAGCGTCCGATTTTTGTATTGCGAGATCCTTCAGGGTAATTGCCTTATTTAGATCCTGGACTTGCTGCGCTTTTACCTTATCGTCCTGTACTAACTGACCAACGCAGATATGATCAGCTTTGGTGTAAGTCACAGTGCCATCTGGATTGTGTACTAAGTCATTAAAGGCGCAGTCAGCAAAAGCAACATTGGATAACAGCGAAAAAGCGGCAACCAAAGAAACGATTCTGTTCATGGACATTTTACTTCCTCTCCTAATCGATATCTCAGATAAGAAAAACTAGTTTTTGAATCAGCCCTGAAACTTATAAATTCCAATTCAATGTCTGAATAGCCTTCCAAAATGTGATTTTTTACGATTTTAACCACTAATTCTGTAGATTCTTTATCTGCGTAACAAGTTCCTTCTCTGAATGGTGGAACTCGTTGGTAGATGAATTCGCCAAGTCTAATAGCGGCTAGTGCCAAACAGACTAGTATGGCTAATTTTAACATTTTCAGTTTCATTTGATACCCCGCCATTTTGGCAATATTCGAATATTATCACGCGGCCGTTGATTGTCAATCATTTGGCATTCCGTCAATCATATAACGAACCATTATTTCAGCTTGAGTACAGTCGAACAAATTAGTCCCCCACGGTTCATGCTTTTGAGGTTTTGGCAGATGTTCATTGAAGAATTTCTTAAAACTAATGCCAGCATCTGGACTAAAATCATCTGGTAATTTCCATGATAGAAATCGATCGATCATATATTTAATTTGTTTTTCAGTCACCGCGCACCAACCTTTCGGCTTCCTTCAATGTATGTTCAGCCCAATAATGAGTCATTTTGCCGCTTTGTTCATGATCGCTATAATCAAGCAGACATTTCCTCATCACTTCCACAACCTTGATCAGCTTGGCGAGGTCAGTTGGGGCTGAGGCGATGAGTTTCGCGTTGGACGATTGGCGGTTCTCTGTTTCTTCAATATCTGGATGATCATCAAACGTATTTAGATCCGCCAAGAAAAATCCTTTATGTGGATCTGGATCTCCAGCAATTATTCCTAAATCATTGGAACCAAACCACGGATGTTGAAGTGTGTGCCAAGGCCCAGGAGTCGCTTTCTCCAGCCTGCTTTTGACTTGGGTTAAGTATTCAGTGAGAGTCACAATTCACCTCGCCATTTTGAAAGAGTGTCTTTCGCTAGATCCTTCATATCTCGATATTTTTCGAAAAACTCAAGCGCCTCCACCAATGCCAGCACCTCAGGGGAATTCTTCACGGCCCACGAGGCTCCAGATTTAAACGCCAACTTTCTGCGTGTTTGATTCAATCCTTTGCGCGTCTTTAAAAAAGACAAGGCATATATTTCAGCTGCTTCATCGAGAGTTTTGCCCTCGTATTCAGCAAGCGTGTCAAAAAGATGTTCCTCAATGCGCCTTAATGAAGAAAATGGCAGTTCCACAAAACCTTCGATTCCTTCGACTTTGCACGCTAGCCCAGAGTCGGTGATGCATCCATACGTATATCCACCATATTCTTCAACTACGGTACCTTTCATAACAACAGCGATCAACCAGTAGCATTCTTCTGGAGTGATATCGCGCTTAACAACGTATCGATTATTCATAAACCACTCGCATTTTGATTGTTTTCGTTAAACGGCTTTAAATATCCACATGTACAGAAATCTATTCGTCTATCTGGATATTGATAGAAGTGAGCAACGTGTCTGTGTTCCCTATCAAGCTGTAGAGTCAAGAGTTTAAATAGGCAATGAAAATTGACTTTCAACCAGCTCATTTGCTTCCTTTCGGTCGATCCCAATTCTCGTCAACCTTCGTTTCTTTGCCTGGCAAGGCGTCAGCCTGCTGGATCAATGAATCAGCCTGCTTGTCGTCAGCATTCTCCTGGGCTTGCAAGACTGCGTTTTCCTTAGTGGCAGCATCCATTTCTTTTTTGCTCTTGTTGGCATAATAATCGACCATAAAGCTTGCTCCCTTGGCAAGCACTATAATCACGCCAAAGACAAATAGGAAGATGCGGTCTTTTTCCCACAAAGATCCTAAATCGGCGGTTAAACGAGCCCAGAGGGCACCTAAAGAGGCTTTGATGCTGGCTACAGTTGGTAGTGTCACGGGTCATTTCCTTTCGCTGGCGAGGGTGTTGGTGCGTCTGCTGCGACGACTGTGGTATCATCTGGCAGGTTCTTATTGTTGTAGTAGGCATTCATCGTAGCTACGATATGCTGCGTAGCGTGTACGGCGAAGAAAGCGATTACGGTATTCTTAAGTAAATCCACGAAGTTATCACCAGAAATAAGATTTTCTACCCTGAAAACAATACCTAAGAGAATCAATAGAAGCATAACTAATGCCTTCTGTAAATTCACGAAAACATTGAGGAAATCAATTAATTTTTGTTTCATAATTCTCCTTGAATAGCACTTTCAGTTCACGCTTACGACCAATATAGCATGTTTTTACGATTTTGCAATGGGTCAAGTAATCTTTTAATTATGATGGATTTTTTAGACCCCCAAGTGAGTATTCCTGTCGGATTAGTTGTAGCTGTAAGCGGATTGGTACTAACATGGCAGAAAATTGTTAAGAATGCTAAACGTGACCGTGAAGAACATGCAGCTAGGATCCTACAGGCAGCCAAGGAGGAGGATAGCCTGCTTAAAGCAAAACTTGAAGCCAGGATTGAGAAATTCGGAGCCGAGTTGAAAAATCTCGAATTCAACATCAATAAGGACATTTCTCACGTAAGAGAATCTTACAACACAGAACTAAAGAATCTTGGAGAAAAAATTGAAAACCTAAGGACCGAACTCTCGAATCAACATAGTTCCTTGTTAGCACTTCTTACAAAATTGGTAGACAAAAACAAAAAATAAGCGCTTTTAGTTCATAATCAAAACCTCACTATAACACAGAAAAATCATTTTGCAATACTTTTAACTCATGCTCGTAAAAAATCGTCGGCAAAAAATAATAGGACCAGGCGTACTGACGTGCCGATTGCGGGACGCATGTCATCGTTTCTGGTTTCTCTGGCTCAAGGCAATCTCGGAGCCGCCTATTATTCGGACCTTCCAGCTGAATTCGCTTACTTCGATCCTTTTCCAATTCTCATAATTAAACTAAAGATTCCAGTAAATTTCAAAAATCGATAAAAAATCTCTTTAAAGAATGAATTTTTCTTATAGTTATTGTGTAATTTTTCTAATGTAGTTCTTTGCCCAATTAGATTCACGATCTGCTGAACGGCGCGGGAAGGGGCTTTAGTAGCATGAAGCATTTCTTGTTCATCAATAGAGGGCATAGGAATCGGAGAAATACCGATTGGCGTTGCTCGTTTTTGAAATCTTTCCTTAATGCCCTTGTTATACTCAACCAATTCATAGCGGGTCATTTGCAATGGGTCAACACTTAAAGTTACTGGCGTGTGATTGGCTGGACTATCATTGAAATAACTATTAACTTTTAAATCAAACTCAGCAGCGACTGCCACTTCTTCACGATGCTTTTCGTTTTCTTCTTTTCTGTCTTTCATTTTATCTCCCTTATCTTAAAAAATCATTTTCAATTAATGCAATGTCCAAAAGATCGGCAAGTTCTTGAAAATTCAAACCTCCATCTACGGCGCTCGATGCATCACTATCGTTTAATCCTGCAAGATACCTTCCTAGAAAAGATGGATAACTGATCAAGCCAAGGAGTTTGGCAGTCTTGTGTGTAAGAGAATAGGTGCCAAATTCATCTAGAGGAGTTCTGCCGACTTCTTTCTCTGCTACTCCCAGTACACAAAAAGATTTGGTCGCGCTATTGTAACAAAATTTTCTACCTTGCGTATATTTTTCAGATCGTAATGCATTGCGCCATTTTTTCACAGCTGTTTTATTCATTTTATCTCCTCACACACGTAGCCATTTGGGCCATGGGATAACTGGGTTTTCATTGAATCGCACGCTTCTTTTGTTTCAAAACGATTAAGAGTATAACACGTTATGGCATCGCATTCAGTAAGTTTGAATTTACCATCTTGACAGCCACATAGCGTCATAAAAGCGCTAATGAATAGAATTTTTTGCATGCTTTTCAACCTTTTCGAATGTGAACATAAAACGACGCATGATACCATAAATTGCGCCATTATGGAAGTTCTTCCTCATTTCTTGGCGACCAACGTCAATCTCTGATTCCGTAAAACCAAGTTCTATAATAGCATAAGTTTTAACTTGATGGAAGTTTCCCGTAAAGGAACCAAAGTCGCCAGTGATTCCCCAATGCGTGCCATGATCACAAAGATGATAACCAGACATTCCATGTTTCTTTTTCTCTGTTAGTTGTAACATGTTTCCTCCACTTTTTACAATGTAAGCCAAAAATGAAAAGATTGCAATAATTTATTTTTTAGCCAGAACGAATTAAATGGGTAGCCAAAAAATAAATCATATTTTTCTCATTTTCTTACGTTTAAAGTGTGGATTTTGTATTTAGTTATGATAGACACGTACGCGTGGTACTTTGTTTTGTGTAGGGAATAGGGAGCAACTCAGGCAGCGACCGTACTTCTTGACTTTGTCATCTTGATTTAGTCATCTTTACTTAGTAAGAGAAATTGAAAATTTTTCAAGAGGAAAAATGGAAGAAAGAGAAGACATAAAGATTGATGGAAATATTGCAACTTGGGAAATAAATACAGTTGGTGAAATTTTAGGCACTTATATTGGCACTTTCAGGTTCAAATGTTTTCTTACTCCATTGGAACAGATCGCTGCTGGTAAACTTGAAAGGGAATTAATTGGCCCAAACATGGCTCTTGCTAACGAACATGAGACATTTCTTGCTTTTGCCTTGGCTCAATTAAAGTTTAGAGTAGTTTCTGCCCCTCCTTTTTGGGCTTCCAGTAATCCAGGCAATATTCAAGGGGACATACCAGACGAGCCCATTATAAATATGGTCCTTTCGGCGGCAATCGATTCTGAGGCAAAGTATAAAAAACAGATAAAAGAAAGAAAAGAAAATGCTATCAAACGAGCTAAAGCGGTAAGTGAGGCTATCACCAAACAAGAAATCGCCGATAAAGAAGAAAACGAAAAACTTGAGAATGAATGAATTTCTTACACATCTCAGAAATCATAGAATGCTGTCAAGTAGAAGCAATTGCTAATAAACTTGATCCCACAAATGCTGTCCGTTGGCAAAGATTCTGTCGTGATTATTCAAAAGTTTTCAATACTCCTTATCACCAGGTTTTGCAAATGGATCCCGAATTTGTAATTCTTGCAGTCTACGAAGAACAGCTTGATAATGTCGATGTAGAAGAAAAGATGGAAGAATTAATGGACCGTGTCCTTTCCATTGAAGATCCAGATTATGAGAAAACTAAGGAACAGGATATCCTTGAGTTCATGAGAATGTCCGAAGAAGAAGAAGAAGAAAGGATTAAAGCTGGTAAGCCTGTATTCCAAAAGAAGAAAAAATCGATTCCCAAAAAGGAAGAAAAATTACCAGAAAATTTACCCACTAGTGGTGGTATAAATTTATCATATCTTGAAAAACTGGATAGAGAAGAGTAATTATTTCACTTCCCTAAGAATAGTCTTCATTTTGAACTTCTTAAAACAATCGGTACACTGATGAATGGTACATTTGTCGGTAGCATATACCAACTCTTTATGTTTGCAATTTTTTGGCAATTTAGATTTAAATACGGACCACCATTCGTTATCGGATAATAATTTATTAGTTCTTGGGTGATACACTCTAAATGTTGATTCCATAGTATAGTAGCTAGAGCCTCCATTACCACTTCTGGAAACATAATGATAATATTGTTCTACCACATATCGCTTTCCTGGCACTAGACCTGTAGAATTGTTAGTGAAACAATTAGCGTGTTCGCCTAACTTATTGGTGCAGGAAGTTATGTAGCCTGTGAAATACATTAATTTGTTCATCTCAACTTCTCAATCTTAGCCAGCGTTTTCTTTAGATCCAAAGAAACCATCTCTTTAAAGACTTCTGGTCGATGTTTGAATTTTTCAGGCACTGCGCTACTGAGCCTTTGTTTAAGATGCTCAGCATATTTCATGAGTCTCGGAATTTGATCATTTGGTTTAGCCATTGTAGACCTACTTATCTTTCAATTCATGTTTGTAAAAATTTTATCACTTCTTTGTCATTATTTCAACTTATAATCCAACTCGGTGGTATAGTACTATTGAGCCAGCAACCGCTACGTTCATCGAATAATCCCCTTTTAGTTTGATAACATATTGGCAAGATTTCAAGACTTCTTGTGGAATACCGCTATCTTCTGCGCCTACCAAATAAACAGCTCGACTAGGGTGAACAAACCCTTTTAAATCCCTAGCTTTACTGTCCAGTTCCAAACCAACAAGTTGACATCCCTCTGGCAAGTGTTCATGAAAGTCATCGAAATCTTTATATTCAAAAACTGGTAGATGTAGATGTGCTTTCGTAGTATCGGTATGCTGTTCTTTGAATCTTTTTCCAATAGTAGCAATGAAATCGGCGCCCAAAATATTTGCGGTCCTAATCAATGATCCCCAATTATCTCTATTCTTTGGGTGGTACATTGCCAATCCAAAATAACCTCGATGGTCAGACATTTTCTTCTCCAATCAACGGTATTCTAGATCTAAGGTATTCTTTATCTTGTGTGAATATTGGTGGCTCAAAGGACGCCCATTTAAAACGCTCTACTTGTGCCTGGACTTCTCCATCTGGACGTTTAACGTCCACTTTTTCGATTTTCTCTTTGAGGATAATACGACCACGCTTGAAACCCACTGGGTACTTATCCCAATTGACACCCTTTTGGAACATAAGTTCCTGAAGCTGTGATGTGTTTTTGCCATGCAGTTCTTTGTGACTATAGAGAGATTGGGCACCCATGTGTATACTGTTGCGCGTAGCATCCTGTTGACGCCAGATGAGCATGTTAATAACTTCTTCTCGATCAGGAATACTAAACACTCTGGAGTCGAAATATGCCACCTTATCCATACTGGCAAGGATTTCTTTATCCAGGTACATTCCATTGTTGAATGCTACCGTCGCCATAGATGCTGAAATAGAAGTTATTTTTTGAATGTTACCGTCAAACCACGCATCCGTGTGAATAGTCTCGAAATCCGTAAGAATTAGAGATATCTCATCCGATTGAACATAAGCAAGCTTAACTCCTTGAACGTCTTCGCACAGAGCTATAGCTGTCTTATCCATGATTCTCATCAAGTTGAGATCATATGGTCTAGAAAATGATTTAGTATAAGTGTGGAATGATTTTCCGTCCAAACGAATGATAGTGTAAGTTCTACGAGGAATGAAGAACCTGGTACGATCTTCGTAATTGTTTTTCATTCTTGAGCCGAGTTCATCTTTTTTCATGTGAATCCCTAATTTTTTCATTAAAATCCGATGTCGGCAATTCACCTTCACCACATTTTGGACATTGAAAATTATCCCAGCATCCCGTCCACGTAACCTTACAGTCATCACATAGCATTCCTCTAGAAAAAGCTGGGTCTACTGCTGAAAAATTACCAAGATATTCATATCCAAATTCGTCTTTCATTAATCTCTCCATTTCGGATGAAATACGACATACGCTGCCTCGATAGGCCAGTTAAGAAACTCTAATGGCGGTAAAGCGCTTACGTCAGCAGAATGTGCAATCATATTTCCATATAGAACGCACCACGAGTTTTCCTCCCTAAAGCATTTTTGATCGATTAAAACCACATTTCTCTCAGTAATGCGTGGTTTACTAAAATCATTGACACTATGTCCTTCGACCATATTGCCCAGTGTTACTGGCAAAACTTCGTATCCATTATCCTTGAGATATTTCAACATCACATGTGTAGGCCAGCATTCGTCTTTGCGTAGTTTCTCGATTTCCTTGTAGGGTTTTTTGGTGATGGCATATAAAGCATAAGCACCGCATTGAACGCTGCCAGGAGGATCAGAAGGAAAATGGAACTGAGAAGTTCTATATTTTTTCCAATCAATTTTTTGTTGTCTACCTTTTCTCATTTTTCCTCCAATCGCCTGTCGAGATCGGTTAGGGCTTGCCGAATGAGTTCATCCCCCGCTCGACCAAAATCATTATTAAAGTTCCATACGGTGTCCTCACACGCCGTGAGAATTGGCACCAGCAGTCGCGCTGCAGCGAGGAAGCCTGCCTTATATGCTTCTCTTACGTGGATATGATTAATATTAGCTGGCGGTCCAAAATATATGGATTCTTTTTTTGCTAATATTTCCGCCAGCTTTCTGAGGGCGTCTTTTCTGGTCATTCTAATTCTCCGCATCTACAAGTAGTATCGTCTTCCATGCAAGACGGGCATATTCCGTTTTTGACTAGATCAAAAGTGACTGCATCTAAGTGATCTAGGTTCTTACCCTTGTGTATTTGTGGCTTTTTTGGTTCTCCACAGTCACAACAACCAACAGGACAATCACATGAGTTTACATGATACCGTGCCATTATTACCCACCTCCCGAGGCGAGTCTCTCTAGCTCTTTGGCGTTGGCGTTAAATGCATCACTTTGATCTACGCAACCATTGCATGCTTCGGTCAATGCAGAGGTGAGCCGCTCGTTTTGCTCAAGTAAACTAGAGATGATTGGGAGCAGTTTTTGGTTCTCCCTGCCTCTACCAGCATTACCAGCAATGACACATTGTGCGAAGTTCACATCGCCACCATCATACTCTTCATCTGGAATAACCTGGCACTTCTCCAATATCTTTTTGTGAAGGGGAGTCACTTTTCCTCCTTGAATCCATAGAGGATGGAATCTTGCGTTTGGTCCACTACAGTAGCTTCGTGTCGTTTTCCAAACTCCACTTCTTGTACCAAATCTCTTTTGTGGTGATCGCTACCGCGAAATTCCTTAATATAGCGAGATCTTTCTTTTTCAGTTTCGAATCGCTCAATATGTGGCCCTAACATCCAATTATCGGAATGATGAATAACGCCGTATTTTTTCATACTTCCTCCACATTAGTTTGTATCCATTTGACCATACATTCAAGAATATTATTCTCATGCTCATAGTCATGAATACCTTGTAATGTACTCATTCCCAGTAGTTTCAGTGGCATTGAAGAAGCGAGTGTTGGATGAAGTTTTAAAAGACTACTTACAACAGTGTTCTCCATACTTTTTGAGTACTTATCATCTGGAATAAACATGCCTACTGCGCATTTTGCTCCATTGTCACCGCGATAACAACAAACTTTATCAGGACCACTCACACTCTTACCTTTAAAATTATTCCTGATATGATCGATTATACCCTGCTTAGTCCACCCGTTTATTGGTTTCATCTTGCCTCCAAAAATAAAAGCTTACAGATTTGTAATTTATACTTTATCATCTGATCTATATATTTTACAAGCGATTCTTTATACAGAGGATTATCTCCTGGATAATTTACCCACATCATTGCGTAGAATCGATTCTCGATCAATCTTGGTACGTCGCTGTCGTTACTTATGATAAACCTAGCCTCTGCCTTATTAGCTCTCTCCATCCAATCCACATCCTTTTCGGCTGGCTTAGCTACGACTACTACCTCGTAGCCAATGTTTGAAAGATCGTGGATTCTTTTATTGCCTATATTGCTGTCAACTGCAATTTTGATTTTCATATCTTAAACATCCATCCATAGGTTAATGCGGGCACCCATCCTAGATCATCCAAATGCTTTGCGTCCTCATCGCTTATGTCCCTGTGATTCCTAGGACCAGCAATTACTCCACCTATCTCAGCTGTAGTCAAAATGCTTCCGTCGTATGCTCTGAGAATAATAAGTCCTTTAATTAAGGCGTCTATTCGACTCATGTGCCTCCCTCATTAGCATCTTTTTAAGATCACGCATCTGAAAAAACACTTCTTTAAAGCCATAAGCGTGGCCATGTTTCCAGGCCATTCCCCATATCCATTCAGCCTTCTCGTGTCCGATGAGCGCCAATTCCTTCATGGCATCCACACGAAAGTGCTCAATCATTATGGCACTGTGCATGTTCCAATATTTACTGAAGTCCATTTGGAGTCTCCTTTTTGCTGTCTGCTACTGCTCGCATCAATATGTGCCTGACGTACTCGTATTCCAGGCCCTCCACAATAACTTCGCCGTCACATAAGCCTTGAAATTTAATGCTACCTTGTTCTGTGTCCGCTACAATGACGCCTCTTAAGGTAAACGACGGCTTACCGCGTCCTGGATTAACTGTGAAGAGATTCATTGTTTTTCTCCTTTATTTTTTCGCCATCGTCATCATACTCAGATTCTTCCGCAACTATAGTTGCTAGGCGGTATAGTTCCTCGCTAATCGGCTTATCGTGTAATAGGTGCAATTTAATCAAACGCGGGCTCTCAGTTTTTCTGGCTTTTTGCAAAATCCTTTCGAATCTTACTTGACTGGCAGGGTTCGCCAATGTAACATCCAGGATGCCAAGAGCTATGTTGTCTACTATCTCATAGATTTCCATATCAATTGCATCCTGTTTTTGTGTTTTGGTCAATTGTTCGAAGGTTTTCATAACTTACCTTCAAGTTCGGCAAATAGTGTAAGAAGTAGAATTCTTTCCATGCGTCCGCTGGAAGATACTGATAGACCTTCCCAACATCTAGTGGGCGATTGATCAAAAAAATCAGCATATCTAAGCCTAAGATCAAATGTGTCAAATCCTAATTCTTGTTGTGCGCGTAAGAGTGCGTTACATGAGAATATTTCAAGACCGTGCTCAAGTCTGCGGATAGCCAAATCTACGGTCTCCAATTCTTTTTTGGTTAATTTTTTCATGTCTGTTTCCTTGCCAATAACTTCTTTCGTTCTTTAGCGCCTAAGTGTGGTTGAGCAAGCTTTTGTTCAATCGTCAGTTTGGAATACTTAGCTTGACGTTCTTCCGCTTCCTGACGCTTTTGTAATTTCTTCGCTGTGGCTGCACCACTCTTGCGATTATTTAATTTCTTACCTCTAGGACGTAAATCTTCGGTAGCCATATTTTCTCCTACTTTTAATGATGTTTTAGTAAATATGTAATATATTCTAACAGATATACTCTCGGAGCTAACCAAATTTTCAATACATCCAATCCATTTGTAATCAACATTGTAGATCCTACAATGAACATGCTAATGGGAAGCAACCACGACGGACCATATTCCAAGTCCTTTTTGACGGCCTCATTTACTGGCCTAATAAGAGCTAAACTGCCTCCCAGAAATAACATAGCAATGATTAACCACACAATATCCTTAGCCATATTGTAACTAAGGATTTCCTTAGCTACTATGGGCAGTTGTTGCAAGCTAAAATCTTTAGCTTCCTTAAGTGTGTCTGCCATGGAAGATAAGAATTTGGTAACGATTTCGCTGTCCATTTATTACTCCTATTTGTTTAAAAAATCTAGAACCATCTGTGCTAAATTTTGGTGAAAGAAATACATTACGGCACCGATCAGGAAGGGTGCTGGCTCTACCAATAGAACCACGATGCCCAAGACAAAAGACGCGCTGAACGCTAGATAGAGGCCATAGATCATCATAGAGATACAAAATATCACCCATGCAACGATTAGGATCACGCCTAGGACGCCCAAACTCGTCAGGAAAGGCATCAACGTTTTAGTCAAGAGTTTCATGTTAAACCTTCTTTCTTTGATTGTTTTTCTTTTTCTTCCATGCGTTTCAACATACTAGTGGGTTCCTCGTTAAAGTGATTGGACCATTGCACCGATCCCTCGAGTGGCCCTATGCCCATGAAATCCACGATTACTCCTAGATTCCTCAATGTCTGTCCAAATCTAATATCTGGGTTCAGCATAACATGTTCTGTAATTTTTGCAAGTATTTGCAAATTAGCTTCTTTTCGTGTCATTTTGACTCTCCCACTTTTTTGTCTCGTAAGTGCCATATGTGCCATATATAGGACATCAATAGCCTTTGGGGCATGGCAGTGGAACCCAAAAGAAATCTTTGATTTTCATTGTCTGAACACGTAGCCATCCACATGCGAATGATGGAATTATCCCATTCGATGATGCCATTCATTACAATTTTATCTGCAACGCGGTAGCATTCTTCGGCTTCCTCATCTGTCATTCCTGTTACCAACATTGACGTTTTATCTACTTTCATGCGTTCTCCTGACAATTGTTATTGCGATTAGTGTGCCAACCATAAGTATGCGGAACCATTGACTTCTCATGATGGGAAAGCGTTTAACTTATGGTCATTTTCATTGCGTTAAATGAATTTTCCAAGTATCGCAATAAGTTAGGTAAGCGAATAACTTATTTACAATGTCAACGACGTAGACAGCCGATGACCTTAGCAATGCGTGATTTAAGAAAACGATATTTGTGGTAGCACCACGTAGAACAGAAAACGGGACCCACTAGGGGTCCCGAGTAAACAACCGTTGAACAGTGGTAACACCGCCTTGAGTGCGGTACTTGATAAGTGTCGTTCATTAGTGGTATAAATTCGCTGCTGGTAGCAGCGCTCCATCCATATTCAAGACCATAGCAATATTACCACCACCGCTCTGTGCGTAATAAAGCTGAAACGTGTGAGTGATAGCCGACTCAAGAAGTTTGGTTCCATTAACAGTTGCAATGCCATGAGAACCATCGTTGTCCGCGACCAAAGCACCATCGATGTAAAGGAGTGAGCCGTCGTCGCTAGATGTGGAAAAATTGTAATAACCATCCTCAGTTACTACAAGTTGTCCAGTACAAACGATGCGGTAGTTGTTATTCAAAAACAGTGATGCAATCTCAGGGTTAATCAGGCTATTACCAGCGTTACCCGCTACGTTTGGTTGATTGATTACTGTAGACAATAGATAAGAATAAGCATTACCCGTTAATACTATGGCTTGCGCTGCCGTGTATCCAGGACTACTGCTTGATAGATAGATGCCAGAGGCAATAGCCTGCACGGTACAAAATAAACCTGGCGTCAACGGCGCTTCGCCTTGCGATTCGCGGTAAGCGTTCTCGGAATCTACAATCTGCTGAATAGCGGTAGGCTGTGGCGTGGTTGCAGCTGGACCTTGTGGGCCAGGTTTCCCTGGAACGCCCTGTTCTCCAGTCCCGCCAGTGTTTCCTTTAGCACATCCGATCAGTAACAATACAAGCGTAGCAAAAAAACAGTTTTTCATAAAAATTCTCCATTTAAGTTTTATCAACCCAGTCCCCATCTTCTTCTTTAAATCTCTCACGCCTCAGATGTCCTTCCGCGCACTCAACACAGGATAGACAGCCCTCGACTTCGTACAGGTTTGGCGCATTTGACGTACCACAGTTTACACATACCAATCCTTTACAGTCGTCGTTGTTTACCTCCACGATAGAAAGTTTCTTCGGTCGAAATAGTTTTTCTAGCAGGTCCATAATTTCCTACCATCCTACGTATTGAATATATTACAACCTCATCTGTCTTGTCAACGGCAATCGGTAATTTTTTCATACCGATTCTGGTCCCGTCTTTGTATACATCCATACGTGTGTACAAAGAAAAGTCCCAGAACATGTACGAGTATAGGACGCCATCAACTTCAATAGTGGTCAATTTAGGATTTTCGAGCATTCTTATTGCCTTTCTTCTTTTTCCTGGCGATGAATTTGCCATCTGGTCCCCGCACCGCGTGATTGTTAGCATAGCGCTTTTTAAATGCCCGTTCAATGACCTTGGTTTCTTCGACTTCCTCTGCTTCGAAATCGTGGTAGTATGGCTCAAGAGAGCGTTCATATGCATCGTCGTTTTCGTGGTCGAAGTCATTGCTCGTAATGCTAAGCCATCCACATTCGTCACTCTCTTCCCCAGCTTTCGCAAATTCATGATTGGCATCGTCATCCAATGGCTTTACATCGCCGAATACCACGCCGTCCAGCATGTCTGTAGTTTCTTTGATCACCTCGAAACGACATACGCGCATCTTTTGACCGTTGTAGTCGTTTGGCACTGCCACCACGTCCTTGGGATTTACTTTTACTAATACAAGCTTGGGACCAAATTCTTTGGCGTATTGATATCCACCGACGTGCAAGCCGTAGGAGCATGTATTGTCTGGATTGTCGTCGACCTGTTCACGCGGAATCTCACAGATTTTACCTGGACTATTGTCAAATTTACCAGTGTGTTTATCCTTGAAATCTTCGGTAACACCGCGATAGCCGATAAAGCATCCGTCCTCTGTCAAGCTGTGACCTTTGTTTTCGAGGAAGCGAAATAATTGTTTTCGAGAATTGAATGAGGGATTTTTTCTGAGGTTTTCCCAGAATGACAACAAAGAAGTGATGGGCAGATTCTCTTCTTTGTAAGCCATGATGCGATCCGATAATTCAATTGGCATTTCTTCGTTGCCAAGTTTCAAGATGCCGTCTTGGAGTTCGAGTCCTTGTTTCTGAAAGAATGCTTCATTATCTGCAATCGAAGGGATTGCGGATAAACGATTTTCTCTAATCGCACTTAGCACTTTCTCAAATCGCCCATCCCCACTGGCAATAACTTTCGTTTTACCATCGTAATGCAGTGTCACAGATCCTTTTGTCAGCATGAACGTTACCATAAATCACTTTCCTTTCACTTTCTTGTTAATATACCAAATCAATTCGTCAACTTGTTCCGTTGAAACCCGCCACTCGCCACCATTTTCAACTGCCTTAACTAAAAGATACTTGTTTTCCAGCAGGTTTGTCAATTTTTCATCGTCTGACACAAATTGAGCCAAATCATCTTTGCACCATTCCACTATGGCAGCGGGAACTGAGATGCTGAGCCTGGTTATCAAGGGTTTATACTCTACCATCATATGAGCTACATGGGCATCTTTTACTTCTTGTTTTGAGCGACGTAATAGACTCATATACTTAATATTCTTGGATTTTATGAATTTCATATCCAGCAATAATTCATTGGATGCTTTGAAATTTTTCTTGTATTCCAAGAATGAAACAAACTTCTTTGATCCTTGCACCATTTTGATAGAATCATCGGTTAATGCGCACGGGATTATTTTCATTCCATCCAGATATTTGGAAATACCTTGCAACATGGCCGCGTATTTCTCGTATTCTGCAAAAGAAACATACAAATAAGTCTGTGACTCCTGTTCTACAGCCTGAATAGTAGTCGTGTTGGGCGATTTTCCGCTATTGTGAACTTCGTGAATAGTAAACATCTCCTTGGTGCGGTCACGTTTAGCTTTTGGCACGCGAACGACTGGAGTGTAGGAAAGACAAGATAAACCCGTAGCATTGAAATCCTTGATAACTTTTGTTAAGGTTTTTTTGCTATCTGCCAAACTTGTTTTGATGACCATTTTTGGCATTGCTGGAGTGCTGCCAGGACTAGGAGTTGGATCTTTTTGATACGTTTCTTTTGCGCTAATAAGGATAATACTTGCTAAATTTGATTTCTCTAAATATTCGCGCAGTCTTCTATTTTGTGTGACTACGGGCTCAGTAACATCCAACCAAAATACGTGGTCTACTGAATCCAAGCCAATGAATTGATAATTGGTTCCACGTTCCAATACCATATTACCAGAGCGACGTTTTCTTTTGATGCATACGTGTTCTATTTCGATTTCGCTAAACTTAGGATGCTCAATCCCTCCGCGATTTACCCGATAATCATTGAATTTAGAATATTCTTCGATATTAGCTAGTTTAGAGAGGGTTTTAAATGATTTAATCCATTCTGCATTTGTTTTCGCTGATTTGAAGGTATTTTTCACATGCTCAGCCAATGCATCTGTAGCATTTTTTGCCAATGTTGCAAGAGCCTTAGTTGTAATACCACCGCTATCGTTTGAAACCCTCTCGCGATCGGCACCAACTTCTACAATACCATTACCGATGTGAAAAATCGCTTTTCCGTTCAATTTACCTAGTAATTCTTCCAATGCAGGAATTTTCTCTACTAAATCGCGGTTGACCTCATAAGGTATGCCGTCGATTGCCAACACGCAGGTGTCATCGTATTGATGGATACCGATGAAATCTGGTAATGAAAATTCGTTGATTTCAAATTCTTTACCAAACATCTGGCCGACGTTATGCCATTGTTTAACGACGTTTTGATTGAGCCCACGAAATTCTGGTTTCTCTTTTTCGTTCCAAAAATAGGAAGCACGAAAAATCGATTTTCTGAATTCTGAGCAATCCTGCGGATTTATTGCTATTTGAATTTCAGTACCAGCTTGTTCGTCTGTATTTACTTCACTTAGTAAATCACATCGTCCTTCCTTGTTAGCGCCGATATGGGCTACATACGTACGTTTAACTCCGCCAGTGATCGAAACAATTGTAAAGGAATCTGTGTACGCCCATGCTGACTTGGCACCGATACCAAATCCACCAGTTTGTCCATTGGTCTTGCGTTTGGTGGACGATCCATATTTGCAGAATACGTTAGCCATACGATCTGGCGTGATACCTGGACCGAAGTCGCGAACCTTAAAGACGGGACTTAATTCATTTGGGACGCTAACAATTATGCTTTGTTTAGTGTTTTTCTCCCTATGAGAATCTCTCGCATTACACATGTATTCCTGGATTAGTGTGCGGACCTTGTGCTGGTACAGTCTATTGCGCAAAATATCAATAATTACCGAAGCATCGCCAATGGTGAAATCTTGTGAAACAACTTGAGCATTCGTTTCAAGTGCATTGTCGTAAGCATTGAGTTTCATTTTCCCTCTCCTTGTTACGTATATCTAATGCATTTGCGATGCCAGCGTGTAGTAGCGCTATATTCGATTTGGCAGAGGTATGGTGTCAATGATTTATACGATAATTTGAATTGCTCAGTAATTTTAGATGTAAAACTTATAGACGGTGAAAAGAAGTTGGACGCGTCTATTCGCGACGCGCCACTCTGATAATGCCATCACCGAGGCATAGACCAGCGACAATAAGCAATGGAGTATAGATAGCAGATTCTGTTATGGAAAGTCCAATAACAGTAAGAAACAATCCGATGATGATCAAATATAGACCTTTCATATTAAAACAAATCCTCGTCATATTCATTGGCTTCGTCATTTGCGGCACTTTCCCAATCCCATTCGCCTTCGTAGACTAATTCCTCAACTATTCCATCTATTTCCGACTCTTCATCGTCCGTTAGCGTCTCCTCTGTATCAATAACATACGAATGGCTATCAATGAGCCAACGTCCAACACCACGACCGCCATCTCCATCAGCACCATAGTGAGAATCGTATATACCCTCTACTTCGATATCCACTGTTACCGTTTTGCCAGACAATAACTCTATCTCACGTTCTCTGTGAATGTTAGCCATGTTATACTCCCGACAATCGAGCAATAGTCTGTATGCCGTTTACGTACTTTATCAGGCCACCAGCTCGCAGTATATCCATTAAGGTGCTAGTATCAATAGTGCCTTCCTCAGTCTCGACCAGTGCGCCCAGGAGCGTTGTAGCCGTAATATCTAATTTTGATACATTATCTAGTACTTGGACAGTACGTCCAGCTGCAATTTCTTCCACAATCTTTTTAAGAGTGGTATAAGTACTTGTTTCACAATCATACAGTTTGACATCCACGTATCGGCGAATAATTTTAGTTTCAGTTTGAGTCGTTGTCACAAAAAATCCTTTCCTTAGATTTAAGCTAATCTCATGTTTTTGAGGTACGCAGTACTGATTGAGTTTCGCTTGAAGAATTTTGCCACGCGATCGCGAAATTTCTTAGTACCCGTCACGCCCACATTACCAGCTATACCACGATCACTTCGAGTACCATTCATGAACGTGCCAGTCAATGGGCAATTGGTAGTTACGATGTAACCATCTGCAAAACCCCAGACGAATTTGCCATCCATCAGTTTGCGATTAGTGAATGTGAGTTTGTTTAAGGCCAGCAGTTTTGCGAATTTGGGCGCTTCAATCACTGCCTCTTCGAATCCACATTGATAGTCTTTGCGTTGTTTTTTTGCCATTTTCTCTCCCTTGACCATTTAGGTCTTTTGTAAACATTACCACAAATAAAACGCATTGCAACAATTATCTTAAATCCTTAGAAATTTTATAAATGCCCGTTATCTTATAGTAACCGTGGTATTCATTTAAATATAATCCAACGAAAGCGTCTTGTATATCTTGAGGATAGTTTCTCAGTTTACCAGTGTGATACATATATTTTCCACTATCGCGCATGTCAATAAAACACACGTAAGAATCTGGTTCAATCTCATAATCTGGTATGATCAATTTGAGTTCAACCATTTTCTTGACGTCTTCTAGTAGTTCTTTTATGTGACGTTCAATCATGCCGATAACTTTCGTTTGGCTTGACATTTTTCACAATATTCATCATCAAAACTAAAACCTCTGTAGATTTTCCAATGATGATCGCACTCTCCTTGGCTTGTAGAATTTTCAGGTTTATAGAAGTACTTAGAATGCCAACCATTTTCCGTGCCTCGATCATTCGCTTTCACGTATATCGTTTCGTTATCCCCAGTTAAACCCACTATTCTCGCTACCGTGTACGCTCGACCTTTAGTAAATTGATTGGGATAGTCTGCGTTGCATATCACAATATCGCCGACCTTAAATTCTGTTTTGTTTTCCGTGGCCAGTTCAAAATACATAGAATCCCATCCGTCTGGAAGACCTCTGTCGTCGGCTAAGATATCAACTCTAATTTTTGAATCGCCACAATAGCGGTACTTGTGGATGCTTGCAACCGTGTATTGTTTGCCCTTAGTGAGTTGAACACCGTAGTCTTTCTTGCAAATTACTTTATCGCCCGCTTTCATGCTGCCTCCGATTTATATTCGAATGATCCTATCTTAATGTAAAAAATATCCTTAGTAAAGAGCCAATCAAAGAATCGATTTTTCGATTTTGCAGTTGATAGTTTGGCTCTGGGAATTCCATCGCCCTGGCATCCACCTTCAATACAATGCAAGTAAACACCAGTTTTTGTCTTATAGTGTTTCATTTTGGTTTGTCCTTTTCCTGGATGAAAGTCTGATGGTGAGATGCGTCGTTTAACGCATCTGATAACATTACGATATCCTCTTTGTTTAGGTACACCACAAATGATTTTTTACCATCCAGTTCGGCAACCTCCATAGTTATTCCTTCCAATGTGCTGCTAATTTTCAATGACTGATCACACACTGAGATGAATTGCAACGTCAAATCGACACCTTTAATCATAAATCACCACCACCCAAATATGCGACCAAATATTGGTAATAGCATTATGCCACCCAGCAATGCCGTAATGCGCTGTTCATCGGTACCAAATGTCATTCCAAGTGCTCTCAGGCTCAATAACACTATGCAATAGGTGATCATGGTTTCCCCTTTCCCCTTGGATAAAAAGCCGCGATGGTACACTTTTGTAGTCCCATGTACCACCGCGACACAAGGGGGTTACTAGATAACAATGCACATAGGATGCCAAGGTATAACCTGTTGAATTAATTGAAGTCTAGCAATGAGAATACGTCAAACTTTTATGCAAAATTCATAAAATGTTTCTATTAGCAAATGATCTTAATAACTTATTCATCTGCATAACTTCTATGCGAATGTCAATAGTTCGACGGTCAGAATGAGGCATGCGAAAAAATAGTTCTGAAAAAAGAGTTTTGTAAAAATTCGATTTTGAGGGGACTGGGTTAGCCACTCCCCACTGAACCCACTGGTGGGGCATCAACATGTATTTGAATTACCAAGGTTTCCAGTCAGACCATTTCTTAGTATCGTCCCAGGACATTGGATCATTTTGCTCTAGCTCGTAGAATCGTTTGCATCCACAATCCGAACATTGCTCGCAATTGATATAAGGCACGACTCTTGCAGACTGGTCATGCGGGCAAGACAGGATGTTTTGCTCAATCTCGCGTGCGATCACTCTGAAATCTCCCATTATTTGTGCCTTCCACTGCGGTGGTAGCGTTTTCACGGCATCCTTGAGATTTGGTGTCGTATAGGTAGTATCAACTGCGCTGCGGTCCTTATAGAACGCCTCGAACACTATTTTTAATGCCTCGCCATACTTCACAGTTCAACCCTATCGTGTTATTGGATTTTTGTCAAAATTCTCAGAATGAGACAGTCTCATATTGAGAATCTCAGATTGATAATCTCGAATTGGGACTGGCTTGAATCTTGCATGCATCTCAGCTCGATACGTCTCACAATGAGACGTTGGCTCGTTTATTGCATATAGAACCAATTTCTTAATAAATTCAATAGATTGCACGTTGGCATGATTCTCCATCGAAATATAATGGAATTGGTTGATTTTGATGCGTATTTTTTTGGACCGCATTTTCTTTGCCTCACTCCTAGAATATCCTGCTTGACGCTCTAATCGCCCCGCCATTGCACGCATGCCAAGTGACGCGATGCAGCATATGCGACCCGCAAACCCTCAAACCGTCCCATTTTGAGACAAATTTCGCCTCAATACAATGCCTTAGTCACGCCGCGCGACGCTTAGCCTTGGTTAGCGCCACGTGGCAGTGTCACTGGACACTGGTGTTTGGTTACATCAAGGCATGCATCGGTCAAGGTCCCGTTTGGCCTAACCAATTCAATGAGACCACTTAGGACCGATACGCCTAGCCCACCGTCTAATAACGTCTCGACTAAGTAAACTTGTCCGCGTTGCAACGTGCCCGTCTCGGTCTCGACGTCGCATAGTGCCTTGACAAAATCACCACGTCTCAATATGAGATTCTCCATACGTTTCCTTCCGTTTGGCATAATAATTGCATGCATTATTGCATATATGTAATTATTATGCAATTGTTTTAATTCAATACAATCTCAATTCAATACACTAACCCATTTCTGTCTCATTTTGAGACAACTAACCCATCTCCGTGTTACTCCAAAACAATGTCTCAATTCGAGATTAGCCTTAGCGTAGTAAAATAGTCCATCTCAAATTGATCATTGGTCTGCAATTTCTGTGCCACCACTCTATACGTATCCCTTTGATACACGAATATTTGTCCTATCCTGAGACGCTCCCTCAAAATCAAACGTTTGATAAGTTTTACATGATTCATCAATGCACTACCGTGCCAACGTCCCTAACAAAACCCGACGTGTCTCGCTTAGCAATGCCCTTGGCCTTGAGACCGACGATCAATCCAACGGTCTCGCGAGCATCCAAAAAGCGAAAATCATGCTTGTCACCGTCAATCACCTTAAAACCCTGATAAGTCTCGGGCAATGCCGACGTCCTAAACACGGTCGCAACGTTGACGCCTAAATTCAGTGCCTTAAGGCAATCGTCCCAATTTGATTCACTGGCACTAAATGTGACATGATAGTTCGGTATCGAAACAATACGCTCTAAACGCTTGAATACTTTGGTATAATCGTAGAACGTCACGTTTGGATACAGTTCAAAAATGTTCTTGCCTGTATCACCGACCTTGAATAACTCCCATGCCAAGTCCGAAGTCCCATTGAGTCTCACAATGACACGGTTGCTGGTCTTGGCACAGATTTTGCCTATTTCGCGACTCAAACGCGTCAAAAACGTCTGTCTAAATTTGAGAAAATATAGCGTTTTGCGAAGTCTTGGCATCTGGACACCGTCGAATAGCCCGCGTCCCGCACCGTTGAGGCATGCCGCGCGACACCCCGCCGATGCGTTAGGGCATATATTTACACCGCTAAGGTCGGATGGACTAAGGTGCAAAATCCAATTCGAGACGTCGCCTAACCCCGCGTCCTTAGCCGTTTTTGGATTGATCATGCCGTTAGACAGGATTGACACCTTAGTTAGACGCTGTTCCAAAGCAAGACGATCGTTTTGACTCAACTCTTCGAAATTGATCAGGTCCCAAAGGTCTGTCTCAAGTGGAGACAACTCCTGTTTGGCACGAATTTTGCTTTGCAATTGGTCTTTAACTTGTCTCAATAAGAAACCCTTACCCGCATCTGTCCCAGTATGGAGCGATTGAATGATTTGTTTCATTTTGATTCCTTTAGTTCTGCATTCCATCTCATTATAAGACTGTCTATTTTCCTTATCAATCTGGGACACTGGTCTACGTTGTCTCGAAACAATGCATTTCGTAGACGCTCCAAGTCTCGCTTCGAGAACTCCACTTGGTCTTGAAACGAGCCGTCTACATTCAAGACGGCATCGAGTACTATTTTTGGTCTCATTTTGATAACCCCTTTTATCTCGTTTTAATTCAAACCCTGTTCGAAATCCCATAATGATACTTCGTGTGTATCACCCTCAGTCTGCTGGCATGACTCACAATGATCCAAGCAATCGTCTCCAAATGAGACAACTTGAATTTCATCCAAGCAATGCGAACAAACTCTAACCGTCTCAATTTGAGGCTGACTCACACTGAGACTAAGTTTGCCCCAAACCAAATGCCTATAAAACCCTTGATGAGACCTATAGGTTGGTCGGTGTATCTTAAAGTGAGTCCAGTCCCACCGTGCTGTCAAGCCAATCTCAATATAATACGCGAAAAACCAAAAGCGTTTCATTTTAATACTCCTCGTTTGAGTCGTCGGACCGTATCTCAGCTAAGTGTATCTCGAACAGGTCTCGTCCGTACAGTGCAATATACGCGGTTGCGTATATTTGAGACAAAGGATCATTGGTCTCATCCAATACGTATTGAAAGAAGTCGTCTCCTTCTGAGTCAATTATGTATTGAGCACACTCTAGTAAATTTGGTAAATCATGTCTCATTTTAAGCCACCCGTGCCCGTTCTTTAATTGTTAGAGGGATGCGTAGCGTTTTGAGGCCAAGGATTTTTTGTGCCAAAATGAGACCGTCAGCCCATTCTGAGACAAAACCATCGGACTTGACCTCAATTGAATCACCTAGATAGTGTTTCAAAATGATCAGACATGCGGTCACGACTGTATCATATGGATACTGTCTAGTTTTGCAAAAACTAAATGTCTCATTCTCGGACAAGTGTTCACGCATAATGAAGTCTTCGCATTGACCGACGCGTGCCGAACCATTGACCTTGAGACCGCCATATTGAAACGTCTTATCGTGGGCCGTGTAACCAGATAAGCCACCAAATGTCTCAGAATAATATCGTACCACTTTGGCACATTTGCGAATCGCAATTTGATACTTCTTCTCCATTTGAGACGTTTTGCCTCTATTCGAAGTAAACGACCAGTAGTGAGTGTGTCCCATTTTTGAACCCCTTTGTTTTGGTCTCGCGACCTATATACATCCTATCGTCAATCCGTGACAAAACTTAAGTAAAAAATGCAATGCGTATCAAATTAAGACGAACATAGACCGCCGATAAGCCAACGTGTCTCGCGTTGTTTTTTATTAGCCTTAGTCTGCAATGCATCGCGATGCTCGGTGATTTTGGTCTGGACGTCCTTAAGTTTTGCCCGCAACGCGTCTCGTTTTTTTGCGTCTGTTTTTGAGACAAAGCTACCGTCACAGACTGGACATTTGAGTGTTTTGGTCCTAAATCTGGTGTCAAGTCTAGACCGACACGTCGGGCAACTAACAAACTCAATTGACTTAAGTTTTTGGTCAATCGCGGTGGATAGGTCGCGTTCTAAGGCATTGAGTTTGTTTTGCAATTCAGTGGACGTCGCTAACAGTTTGGTTAGCTTAGCATCTGGCTCAAAACGATTCGTCTCTTTATAACGCACTGCAATGGCATTCTCCCATTTTTGGCACGTCTCAGAAAGATACTCGGACGCCTCGTGGTGGCTATTGAATTCTTTAGAATGTTTAATTTCGAGACCACGGCACATATTGAGACGACCAGAATACGACTGTCCCGACTCATGGTCGCATTCGTCCTGATAGGCTTTAAAGCGTTTCTCAAGTTGAGACTCGGTCAACTTGCCGTCTAAATCTAACTCATCAAAACAAGCGCCCACAAAAACCCCTTTGTTTTATTTTGGTACACCAAAAGACTGCCCCATTATGAGGCAGCCCTAACTGTATCAAAATTATGCAGTGAGTAGCTTAGTCGCCTCGTCCCAGATTGACGCATTAAGGTCAATCGACTTGACCGACTGTTCACTGATACGTCGAGCGGTACCGTTGCGGACCGTTGCAATGCCGTTTTGATCGGTGGTGGTGGTTTGATAGCGGATGCCAAAACGAATTGCATTCTCTTGTATCACGTTGAGAACACTAAATAAATCCGATGCCTTATCGTCGGCACGTCTAACCCTAAGCAGGTCTTGTGCCTCAATTTTGGTCACATTCTCAGTTTGAGCCAAACGAATTTGAGCTACGTTTGTCGCTAATTGAGACAGTTCAATAGCACTAACTTGACGTGCCATCATGGAACGTACCATATTGGACAACGCTTGACGTTGCGCGACTAGTTGAGGGATGAGTGTGTTCAATTCTGATACAGGATCACCTAAATGTTTCACTTTGACTGTCTCAAAATCCCTTACACCGACAACTAGACCGTTCTTGCAAACCAAGCGATATAAGCCTAACATGCCAACTAGGGAGCCGTAGAGATGAGGGACCTTAAAGACGATACGGAAGTCTAGACCGTCAATGCCTAGACCGTTGTCGCGTGCCTGATAGACTGCAACGGTGTTTTGAAAATCGGCGCGGTCTGGATTGCGTGCCTTGCCCGTTTTGAGACCGATAAGGTCAAAACCGTGTCCATCCAAGACTTGAGCAATTTGAGATGGTTGGATCACTTTGAAACGTTCCGACTTATCGGCGTGCCGTTGGTCTTGAATGAAACTAGTTGAGATGCTCGGTGCCGTGTTTTGATTATAACGCATATATTCCCCTTTGTTTTGGCACTGCAACGTTGCCGTGCCTTATATACATCTTATCGTCACTTTCGCAAAATACTAAAGAACATTTTGCAAAATATTCAAATCGTCTCGAATTAATACGTTATGAGTGGCAAAACCGATAAGACTCATCCAAAACAGCGTTTGATTGCATTGGTCGAAATGTATGGATAAGTCCCAAATCACCTTGAGCAAAATTATATGTCTCATAATGATACTCCAAACTCATTCGTTTTGATCTGTTTCAATTTAAGACGTAGCTCAATCTCAATGCGAGCCACGGCAGTCTCAATACAAGAGTGTATCCCGTCCCATTCAATGGTAAGCGTACCAAAACGAGACCCTTTGCTAACTACCTCAATGATTCTATAACCATAGCTACGTTGTCTTATAATGAAACGCATTAGGCACCCCGCTGTAAAATGATCTGAATAGCACCGTTAGTAAACCCGAGACGTTTTGCCTGATCAAGGGAAATCTCAAAATGAAACGTCACCGTCTTAAAACCACGCTTAGCACGGTCCCTCAAACCACCGACACTAGGGACGCCGCCTAAGCCAAACCGTCCATATAACCAGTTCTTGCAGTCAATCACCACGCCGTCGAAATAACCGTGTCGTTTCAATAGTTTGGCATCAAGTTTTACCTCAACTAGTAACTCAATGACGTCGGCGCCGATATAGTTTTGTCTCAAAACCGCGACCTTAGCTTGATCAAATAAAGAGCCCGTCTCGTTTGGTCCAACCAGTCTCAATTTGGCACGTGGTATACCATCGCCCAAACCCTCGCCCTGTATCAGTGTCAATAGATGTCTCATAATAACCCCCAAGTAATAGTTTGATACACCAGCTAGCGTCCCAAAATGAGACGCTAAAGCTGTATCAATTCAATTCGATCACTTCTGATACACTAAGGATTTTGCCCCAAATTGGAGCGTCGTCCCCGATCTCAGCACCGACCATCTCATAATAGATCACTTTGGCTTCGCAAATAGCTAACTCAATCGTTTTTGCCTCAACCTGATACGTTTTGGTGTGGTGGTTAGCCATGCGTCCTAGACCTAGAGTAACTGAAAATTGTCTCATAATGATACTCCCTTGTAAATGTTTCATTCGTGTTTCATTTTAATAACAGATAAGGCGGACCGCCATTTAGGCAGACACTCGTCAAAACGCTCGAAAATGGCATCGCTCGGTGTTTCAAGTCCTAACTCCATATAAAGTCCAGTCTGGTTCAATCGTCCCGACTCAAGGGCCTCGAATGTCTCAATTATGGAATCTTCTTGCATACCGATCTGAAACATATAGTTGATCACTTGCATGAGTCTCAACATAATAAACTCCTTGGTTTGGTCGAGACTTATTCCCGACTCATACCATCTTATCGGACGATCAAAACAAAACTTTAGTAAAATTTTCACTCCTCAAATAAAGAGCATTCGTGCATATTTGATACAACCTGCATCATTTTGATACAGTCGTCATGCTTAGCCTGTTCTAAATCCGTGTCAACGGACGCGCAACCGACTAAGCTAAGTGAAAATAATACAATAAAAATGTATCTCATAATGATACCTCACCCAAAATTGCCTCAAGTTCTCGAAATAATAGACTTTTTGCTACGTCTAACATTTTGCGTTCACCAAACGACAGCTCTCTAAGACCGCGCCACGCCTCTAGGTCCGCGTAGACGTGAGCCATCTCAATTAGAGATCCCGTTTTGATACGCTCCATCAAGTCGCGGTACCTCATATTCCAAGTCTGGTCTGAAACGTTTGGCTTAGGTCTATTTGCCTGTATTATTTGCAATGCCTTTATAGCGTCTTGTTTAGATGCCACGTGCCTCAAACCCAACTTCTCGGCACCGTTCATCGGTACCATAATAACCATGCCGCTGTCTTTAATTGAGACATTCAAAAATTTGTGCTTAGCACCAAGCATCTGTTTTGTCTCAATCGAGACGATCTGACCAACACCGTGTCCAGGATAGACGACGAACTGTTTCACTTTAAAGCGTTTCATAATAACCCCTTTTCTTTTGCCTCAATTTTATATACTTCGTTTGCGATCAATTCGAATATGGTCCAGCTATATCTAAGTGCCTCAGAACGAGAAACAGCTGGTTGGGTGGCACGGATTTTGCGTCCATCCCAGAATGTAACAGTTACAACGAATTGTTTCATTTCTAGACATCTTATCGTTAGCATATAATAACCTCAATTGGAAAATTGCGGTATATCATTCGAGCGGTCTCTTCGAACATAGCGCCTAGAACCATGCCGTCAATAGTGTGAACCATATAAACAATGCGTCTCGATTTGAGATCAGTCCACCGTGGCGTCAATCGAATAGGATATAGGTGTCTCATTATAACCCCTTTGTAAACGTTTCAAAACATGACAGAATCACCGTTAGCTAAGAATGTCTCACGCGCCTCAATAGCCTTAATAACTTCTTCGTGTGTCTCACAATCAGTCGGACAGATATAGAACGTACCACCTGAGACGTATCCATATGAGAATTTTTGATCACCATAATAACGTAGCGTCCAATAGACCAAACCACTAACAGTCTCGCGTATCCATTCGATACAATAGAACTCATCCCCGAACGTCTTGGCATCAATAGCCTTGGTATCACCGTTGAATAGCTTCATCTCATTTTGGCACGTTTCTAGTTCGTCTCGTTCTACCTCAAGGCTACATTCTAAGGACCTTATCTCGCGTTTGAGGTCTTCGATCTGTCTATAGGTGTCGTCAACGCGGTTTTGCAAGTTAGCCTCAAGGGTTTGGAGTAACTCAAAATGATTCATCTGGTTATTTGGGAATACAGAAGTCCGTTTCATCCAAAACCCCTTGGTTAGCGTTATACCATCTTATCGGTCGATCAAAACAAAACTCAAGTGAATTTTGAATTATTTTCACTGTATCATAATGAGTCAAGGCGTAGCCGACCAATGTCTTGCAATCTTTACACCGACAGTCCGTGGTTCTCTAGGATAACAACTTAGCATGCCATTGGAACGTCCTAACCCCGATAAGACAAGAATACGTCTATTTGGCATGTTAGGACACGTCTAGGCAAAACCGTCGCTTAGCGCTGTCAATAGTTGCGTCTCAATAGGAGACGAATAGGCTTGTGTCAGGCTGAGACACCAATTCAGCCATGAAGTCTCATAGTGAGACCTTTATACGCGCCTCACCCTCCCTTGGCGCCATTCTCGCCTAGTGTAAACGCACTGGGCACTGTCTCGTCCTGAGATATCCTGACTAAACTATTGAAACAACTAAATAATTTCGTTATTGGACCAGTGTACTGTTGTTAGACTGAGCTAAGTGACACGGCGCCGATGACTGAGCTAGTGACTGTATCGGTGTGACACAACTAGTAGTGAGCCAAATTGAAACGTTTACATGTTACGGCACGATTCTTGCAAGGGGACATAGCTTAGTCTCGTTTTGATGCGGGTGGCTAAGGACTTGGACTAGTGGGATAGGTGTGTCATTTTGCTACGTCACTAAGCTATGTCTCAGTTTGGGACTGGGCACGAATATTGCATCCCTGCAAGCGTCCATGCCAACGGTGTCTAAGGTATATACGTATCAGATGCGGCACTGTCATGAGTTTAGACAGCGTAAACATGCGAATCCCCTAGGGAATCTCATATCGGGATATGGCATATGGATTGCACCCATGCCCTGAGCTACTTGCTCCCAGTGTTTTAACAAAAGTGTAAATTTTATAAATACAACAAAAAAATTTCCAAAAACTGAATTAAATTTTTTCCGAGAAATTTTTACACAAAATCGCGTCACCACAGATGCATTGTATTGCTTCCAATGGCCTCTATACGCCCTCTAATGACTGCCCCATTATTGCCCACAATCACAGCCCATTTCTCACACAGCGCAGATGAGAACCTTTGGGACGTGCATCTAAACGGACGCTGGACAAACTATTGTAAACAGTGATATAATCCAATATGGACAGCATTTTAAAAACATTTAAAAAAGGTTATAAATTTTGCAGTCAGTGTAAAATTGGAAAACCCTTCTCGGAATTTAAACCTCATAAAGTCGGTCCCTTTGGTTGGTATTCTAGGTGCCTAGCGTGTTCTACTAAGAAACAAAAAGAAGTATTACCCGTGGGATTTTGTCGATGCATCAAATGTAAAGAAATAAAAGAATTGACGACTAAACATTTTCAAAAGAGTAGCAGAGCGAAATCTGGATTTGACTCAAGATGTAAAATTTGCATAGTACAAATTCGTGCTGAATATGACACATCGTACAAGAGGGAATATGCAAAAGAATATAATCGTATCCACAAAAAGGAAAGAGCCGCCTATATAGCAAAAAGACGAAAGGAAGACCCCGCCTTCAGAGCGCGAAGTAACGTTGGTCAATGGACCAGACAATTACTAAGGGCAAATAAGCTGAAATATTCAAAAATTATAGGTTGTACGCAGGGGCAATTCGTAAGACATTTAGAGAGTTTATTCGAACCAGGAATGACTTGGGAAAATTACGGAAACGGTCCTGGAAAATGGCAAATTGATCACATTAAATCTTTAGCGTTAGCGATTCTTGAAGGAAGTGAAAGTTTTTCAAAAGCTTGCAATTATAAAAACTTACAACCATTGTGGCACAGCGATCATGCAATAAAAACCGCGAAAGATGTTCTTTTGATCAGATCGTTTAAGGCACCTTTTAACGCACTGTCCTAATAAAAACCCTTTTACCCCTTATGAAAATGCAGCCATAAAAACACTTGCGTTTAGCCTTTTGGTTGTGATAGTATTGGTTTAAACAAAGCGCCAAAAGCGTTAAATCCCAAAAGGAGTCATTATGCCAATAATCACCGCCGCCCAGGCTCGTGCTCTAACTAAACGAAAAGAAGAAGTTCTAAAAAAGAAAGTTGAAGAAGAACTCGTTTGGCTTAATGAGCAAATCGTTAAGCAGACTGAAGAGGGGTATTTCGACTATACAACTGGCACCTATACCGATAAAGCCATAGTAGATCTGACAAAAGAAAATCTTGAAAAATTGGGTTTTAGCGTTCTTCTTATAGAGACTGGCACGAATCGCATGGTTTCACGGATTGAGCGTTTTCCAGATGGTAGCAAGGACCTGTGCGCAGAATCTACTTACGTGAGACAAGATTTGTATAAATTATACATCAATTGGGCATAGTATGAGCAAACCTAAAGAATGGTGGATCAAGAAAAATCAATACGTCAGCATGGATCCCAACTTCTATGAAGAATTTGATCCAGTAGTGTCTGAAACGGAATTAAAGACTGGCATCCACGTTATTGAAAAATCTGCATACGATGAAGTAGTGGCGGCTCGGGATCGCTGGTATAATGAACACCAAAAAGTTCTGGATGTAAAAAATGCATTGGTAGATGAACTTGAAAAAGTTAAAACTGAATTAAAAGAACAAGGTCAAAAACAATGGCACGAAGGTTACGAGCAAGGACGAATTGATTCACTAAAATAGTCGGTGCGTGATAGAAACTCTATAATTCGAATAATAGTCCGTAATGGACATAGAGGCTAAAATGAAGTTCACAGAAGACGACGGTATTATTACTGCCAAACAAGCTACTAAAAGAAGCCAGAATGGCACAGAAGATTCCCTTACCCGCGAAGCAGTTCGCGGGATTATGGCTTATGTTAAGCGAAGCTCAGAATATGGATACTGGAACACAACCATATGGAATAATCCAGTTATGTCGGATGAGATCAAAGATATTCTAACTGACCTGGGCTATAAGTTCTATTTTAAACCATGCGGAACTAGTCGTCCAGATTGGGTTCGTTGGGATTGGATTATCAGCTGGGGTCCAGAAGCCTACGGCGATAATTGGCCCATTAAGAAATAGTTTTTAGACGTGAATGCGTGGAAGCTGTGTAATTCGCAGGGACCTTTTGGTCCTGTCGGTATCGATTCCGACCACTAGAACACGCGCTGATGATGGATAGGCGAAAACTGGTGCAAATTCCTATTCATGTCACCTTAGGCAGACGAAAGGTATCTGCATCGGGGCACTTGAGTCATTTCGCGAATGACCACGTCTTTTCTTTGTAGATTCAATTATTTACATTTTTACAAACCATTTTCATAAATTTCTGAAATCACTTTGAAGAAATTACCTTGACTCACCTTTGGTTTGTGTTATCCTGATTCTGCAGTAAAGAACTGGTCGCTGGCATGCCAAGAGCGATTGCGGGTACATGTCCCGCCTTATTTTGTGACCTGCTCTGGGACGAAAACGTGAAAAGTAGTCTGGGGTCACGCGATTAGGAGAAATGATGCACGATTTCGAGAAGCCTAGGATTTCAAAGGACGAAAGGACGATTTATACACACGATTTCACCATCCTCGCAATGATCAGAAAAGAATTGGGATTATAATGAAACGTTTAGATGGATACCAATGTGAGAATTGTAAGCAAATCCACATGACAGAGCGCGCAGCTATTGAATGTGAAAACGCCCACGTTATGCGCATGGAAAATGCTAAGGTAGTAGGTTTTTTTCGTAATGCAGATGAAACTTATGGCATAGATCGACATATTGCGCGTCAAATTCCTCAAACTATTTTCATAAGATTTTCCAAAGAATATGCTGATAATGCCACCTATGAACTAGTCCGCGTAGGACCGAAGGGAATGTAAAAAATGGGATATTCAGATGGCGTAAACTTCGACGTACTCGTTGGACAAACTTTATATTTTATTCAAGAAGACTCTGAGGAGATTATTTTTGAAACTGACACTGGTAAGAAATACAAAATGTACCACGGTCAGGATTGCTGTGAAAGCGTTTCGGTTGAGGAAATCGTTGGCGATTTGGAAGATCTAATCGGCAGCCCCATTCTTTTAGCTGAAGAAGTATGCAACGATGATCCGCCAGCACATGTACAGGCTGAAAGAGAAGCAGAAAAATTAAAAGCTGAAGCTGAAGGTCGAACTTACTGGGGTCACGGAATTGAGACCTGGACATTTTACAAGCTTTCGACCATCAAGGGCTCCGTTACGATTCGCTGGTATGGAACTTCAAATGGCTACTATTCAGAAGGTGTAGATTTTGAGGAAATAAAATAATGGCGATCACGGGCGATAGACCAGGATTCATTATAGATGTGAATGGCAATCACGGGCGATAGACCAGGATTCATTATAGATGTGAATGGCAATCACGGATTTGGTCCTAGTTTAAGATATGAAAATGACGGTCGCATCGCAGTCTTTACTAAAGAAGAGGCTTATTTAGTTTTATCTCCTGGTATGCCAAGCGATCTAAGAGTGCTGTGCGTCAGAGAATCTGATATGACTTGCGAGTGGGTGACGAACTGTGCTCAAGCGGAACAGTTTTACGAAACGGAAATAAAATAATGGGCGTTTACACTTGGGTATCAAAATATTGCTGTGACGAGGAGCTTGACTTTCAGAGCAAGTCACACCCAACTCAAGACTGGGGTGCAGTAGACATTGATTCGGTTCCAGTGGAAATGGCACGCGATATAGAAAACGACGTTAAAGAGTGCCCCCATTGTGGTAGACGTTATAGGATTCAGGTTAGACCTAGAAATTACGAGACCGTGCCAATGGAGATCGTTTGCGAAAACGAAGATGAGATTGTGGAACCCGATGAAATCGAGGAAATGGAAGAATCAAACGAAGCTCAAGACGATTTAGGACGCAGAATAACCAAATTGTATAGAAATATTGGAGTAAAACGATGATGACCTTCTGGCGTTTCGAGATAGGTCTATGGCGATCTCCTAATGAAGTCCTTAAGCTTAAGGACTATTTTGAATTGAGCTACACGATGGCTCCGTGTGGCTGCCGAATTTTAACCGTTAGCAGAATATACTTTATTTTCTTTGGTGATGAGTGCTACTATGAAATTAAGAAAGCTTCAAAGGAATCAAAATGAGTGATCAAGAAAATGGTTCTACAGATGAATCAAGCGATTGGGCAGAGTTTGCTAGTAAGTCATACGAATATAACGATTCAAGAAAATTTGGCCAAACGCCTCTTAAGGAACAGCCAATTCCGACTTCAAGTGAAAATAAAGAAAAACCAGTAGGAACTCCTACTCAGTATGCACTCCATGGAGACGGTTTTACTGCAACTACCTCTACGGTACCTTCCCTGCCAGCTGGATGCTATGACATAAATGTCGATACTCACTGCGTATTCGCTACTCCAGCACTCAAGCAATCAGGAATACTTCTGGAATTACCAGAAATGCGTTCGGAAGAAGTGATAAAGATCGTTGATACTTTTTGGGATTCAGAAAAAGATTATAAAGAAGGCAATGAATTTGTGGTTGGTGGAGCGGCCTATAAAGCTGGCATTATGGTCTACGGTCCTCCAGGATCTGGTAAATCCTGTACATTAAAATTAGTATCGAATAAACTAGTAGCTCGCGGTGGAATAGTTTTTTATGCCAGTGGGCATCCATCAAATGCCATGGTATTTTTGTCCGATTTTGCCAAGATAGAAGAAAATAGAAAATGTATCGTAATTCTTGAAGATTTCGATAGTCTGATTCAGAATTGGGGTGAAAGCCAATATCTAGAAATGCTAGATTCCGCAAAATCAATCAATAACGTTTTATTCATTGCTACAACAAATTATCCAGAGCGTTTGGATCCTAGAATTTATAATCGTCCAGGGAGATTTAGCCATGTAGTAAAGATTGGATTGCCAGGACCAAAGACTAGAGAAGCTTACCTTAAGGCTATCCTGAAAAACCATCGCGATATCTCAGAGATCGTCGAAAAATCTCAAGGATTCACAATTGATCATTTGACTGCATTGGTTAACGCAGTTTATAGGGAAAAGAAAGATTTACAAAAAGAATTGAAGCGATTAAGAATTCTTTTTAATCCACCGCAGGTAGACAATAAAGGCATGGGCTTTGCGGCTCTTCAAGAAGACGCCAATGAATGACGTGAGGTCGATAGCAAATGTGGCTTTTATAGTAATGGCATTCTTGGATATATTGATGGCGAAGGTTTTTGGATTAAGCCATCTTTTCTTCTTTATTCCTTGTGGAATATTGGCATTTGTGGTAGGATTGTTTTGTTTCATCATAACTTTAATTAAGGATATGGACTAATATGTCAAGAAATAAGAAATGTGGTATCACGAAAGAAGGTTCCAAGGCATGTTACGATTGCAATGTCGTGATTAAAGATACGGTTGTTGAACCAATTGTAGAGGCAGTTTCCGTGACAGTTTCAGAACCCCCAGTTGAGTCCGTCCAAGAACTTCTCAAGAAAAGTCCTTGGTGGAAAAAGATGCTTGGCAAATGATAAATTTTACTGGAACGATTTTAAGGCTTGATGGGATCCCAGATGCTTCTGGTGACATCTTTGATGAGAACACTACGATTGAACTGCCAAGCCGTGAAGTCCCAGTAACGTTTGAATTTCACAAAGAACCAGAGTTTCATCTTGGTTGGGCTAGACTTTATTTTCGTCCAGGAGAATTGAAGTACGACATGCGCCTGGATGAAACTCGTTTGCCGAAATATGCACTCGACGATTTGACGCCAGCCATTTGTGGCTCATGCAAAGGTCGAAATGGGAAAAAGATAGAATACGCGTCTATAAGTTCAATTGGTTTAAGTACATCTAAAAATATGGATTTAAGAATTAAATCTTTGAAAGATCAAAAATGACAATCCGTGAGATAGAAAAATTTTTTCTAGATGCTGGAATCCAAGCTGACGTGCGTGAGGAAAGCGATGGCAACGTTCGTGTTATTACCGAAGAAACGGTTTCGGATGATGTTAAATTTGCTCTCGAATTGATCACGCCTCCTGGTGTCCGTTTTCTTTTTTCTGTTCAATCTAAAAATAGAATGCCAATTCCATCGGTTTTGAAAAATTGGTACAAGCAAACCGATAAGTACTTAAAATGAGGAGGAATAGTGGGTCTTTATCCTATTGATTGTCCTGCCTGCAAGAGACCGCATATATGGTTCAGCGGCAATATGGACCAACGATGCGTGGAGTGCCAAAAACCAAAAGAATGGTACATTCAAGAAGCATCAGAAGGATATCAAGAATTCGTGACCAAGTTGAATCCAGATGAATTAGAAGAACATCATCCAGAATTAGTTGCCGAACGAGACAACGCTGGACCATGGCATCACGTTATTGAGAAATCTGCATACGATTTTCAATGTAAGCTGTTAAGCGATGCGTTAAAATCCCTTACTAGATCAGCGCATTACTATCAAGTAATGATCCAAGATTTGGAATCTCAAATAGCAATAGAAAAGGCTGAAGTTTCCAGACTTTTGGCTTTAAATAAACGCACTAGAGTTAAAAAAAGAAAAGGTTAAACTGGTTCGTCTTCGGGAAAATCGCGAAATTGAATGAACGGAGCCCAGTTAATTATGATTCTGACTGGATTTTTCTGAAATGGCGGCAAAAGGGTGTGGTTCCAGAATTCGATCCAGAATTGTCCAAACAAATCAACTGGTTGGAATGCTGTACCCTGTCTGAAATCGGGAAAATCCACGTTGTAGCCCAAGTTTGTGTAATATTTATAAATATCATGGGGATTAACGTATCTTTGCGCAGTGGTACTTATCTCAGTTCTTCCCAGGGCTATAGCGGCTTGAATTTGCTTGTCAGCGTCAGCTATAAATAATGCGTTATCAGCTGCGACTAACGCTTCTTCAGTTGCTTTCTGGGCTGCCAAGGCGGCAGATGCTGGTATGGATGACATACTTATAAGATTGTTTCAAACCGTGATAATGAAGGATATGTTTAAGAAATCTGGCAACCCCAAAGTAGAAGAGCTTACCAAATCCCACAGGGAGAGGTCTTACAATTTAAGTTCTCTAGGTGTCATTAAAAAGGTTTTGGAAGAGGGTCTAAAGCCAGCCAGATTTTGCGCTTGGTGTGCCGAAGGCAAACTGGCTCATGGCAATCAGAAATATTGCTCTACGGAGTGTTCAAGAAGTGCAATGGCTTGGAGCTACCCGCAAAAGGAAGAGAATTTAGCCCAGCTTCTCATAAGACAAAATTACAAGTGCAATGCGTGTCAGTTTGATTATACACCATTCATGGATGCCATCGCCGCCAAGGATAAGCCTCGCGGTTCTCTGCAGTGGGACTGGCGTAACGAATATATTTGGTATTTTTATAAAAGGCTTAAAAATCAGGTACCGCCAGAGCGTAAACCAGAAGTGGACCATGTAATCCCTATTTATAAGGGTGGTACCTCTTTGGGGATGGACAACCACTGCGTCCTATGTTATTCTTGCCATAAAGTAAAGACAGGAAAAGACCTGTCTGGAAAGCGTAAATAAGTGAAACATTTTATAATTCATACGATCGAATGCGGCATCTATTGTCTTGGTTTTCATTTGCTTGACGCCAAGTTTGAGTTAACGCAGCGTCTCATTCACATATTGATCTGGGCACACCTTTGGTAGTTGACTTTATTTTGAAAATGTTTTACAGTTACTTAATTCTTTAAGGAGAAAAATAATGGAATTGCTTTTGTTTTATGGTCTTTATGCACTTGGCTTTTTGACGTTGCTCGTTGCAACTTACAAAGCCCTCGGTATCGTTGTTGTAGGGGATTCTGAAGTTGGCATCGTAACAAAGAAGATCTCTCGCAAGAGTCTTCCCCCAGGTCAAGTTATCGCCCAAAACGGCGAAGCAGGCGTTCAAGCAGAAACGCTATCTCCTGGATGGCACCTAGGATTTTGGCCCGTAGTCTTCAAGGTTGATAAGGTCCCTCTCACTAATATCGAACCTGGAAACATCGGTCTCGTTATGGCTATCGATGGACAACAGATCGCTAGTAATCGAATCCTTGCAAAAGAAGTCGATTGTAATAACTTCCAGAGCGCTGGAGCATTTCTTAAAAACAACGGCGAAAAGGGTAAACAGCTTGCAATTCTTACGGCTGGTAAGTACCGTATTAATACTTCACTTTTCAAGGTCACAACTGCTCCCGTGACTGTTATTGGCTCAAACACGGTCGGCGTTGTAACGACTTTCGACGGAATTCCTCTCGATGGAGGAGAAATCGCTGGTGCCACGATCACTGGTCACAACTCCTTTCAAGACATCCAAAAATTCATTGATGCAGGTGGCAAACGCGGCCTCCAAGAACAAGTCATATTGGCTGGTCAATGGAACCTCAATCCTTGGTTCGTAAATGTAAAAGCGGTCGAAATGACCACGGTTCCGATTGGTCACGTGGGCGTAGTGACTTCTTACGTAGGCAAGGCTCACCTTGACATCTCTGGCGACACTTTCAAACACGGCGATCTGGTCGAACAAGGGCATAAAGGTGTGTGGGCAACTCCCCTTTATCCTGGAATGCACCCAATCAATACGGCTACAATGAAAGTGGATTTGATCCCGACCACTAACGTGGTCCTGAACTGGGCAACAAACCGCAATGAAGCCCACCAGTTGGATAAAAATCTGTCCAGCATCACGGTCCGTTCTAAAGACGGTTTCTCTTATAATCTAGATGTTTCTGTGGTTATCCATATTGGTGCCAAAGAGGCTGCTCGCGTGATCTCACGCATGGGCTCTATGTCTGGTCTTATCAGCCAGGTCCTTGAACCCACAATCGGCAACTACTTCCGTAATTCCGCTCAAGAAACGGCAGCGCTGGATTTCTTGAAATCGCGTACCCAGATGCAACAAAGCGCCGCCAAATATGTTGGCGAAGCCTTGACTACATATGATGTTGAAGCCGTCGATACTCTGATTGGTGATATTGTTCTGCCGCAAGCTTTGCTTGAAACCCAAACTCAGCGTAAATTGGCGGAAGAGATGCAGAAAACTTATGAGGTTCAACAAGAATCTCAGAAACAAAAAGAAGCTTTGAATCGTCAGACTGCCATCACTGAAATGCAGACTAGCGTTGTTCAGTCAGAACAGAACGTTAAGATTGCTCAACAGGAAGCTGAAGCTAAGGTCAAAGCCGCAGAAGGTGATACTAAGGTAGCAGAGCAGAAATCCTTGCAGACTATCCGTTTGGCTGAAGCGTCTGCCTCTGAGATCAAGCAAAAAGCGGTCGCAGAAGCCGAAGGTATCAAAGCCAAAGGTAACGCGCAAGCTGAAGCCTACAAGTCTGGTGTTAATGCTATGGGCGAAAACAACTTTACTCTGCTTGAGACCATGACAGCGATTGGTCGCGAAAAGATCAAGATTATCCCAGATTTAGTCGTTAATGGTGGTGGCAGTGGTCAAGACGGTGGTGCAAATGGTATCTTGTCAGTCTTGATGGCTTCGATGCTCAAAGACAAGATGGCGGCAGAAAAGACCCTTAAACAGCAGTAGGAAGTCATGCGCGTCATAAGTAAGTTTAAGGACTACTACGATGGCGTTATGAAAACGGGCATGGACAGAGAAGTTGTCTATGTCCGCGAGAACAAAGAGATAGAATTAGAAGAAAGTTATGGGGTAGATTTTTCTACCCAAAACTCCCCGAGATACAGCAACATTGAACTGGTGATTCTTGGCTATTGCGGTAAAATCTACAAAATTTATACCGTAACTACCTCTCTTAATACAGAAAAAGAAAAACACGTTTTTCACGACTTTGAATCCTTCAGAAAGTTCATGATGCGTTATCAAATTGCCAGCAAATGGGATTTTGAAAAGCGTAGATATTACCCTAGCGATTATCAGAAATTCGAAGCTTTAGATGGTAGCAGACTAATAGAACTTTTTCATAAATATCAGACGCCCTTATTTATAGTCTCGCACATCCATAGATATCGAACCAAAAGCAAAACGACTCTGACACTTGGTCCATGTTTGAAGGATCTGGAATTTTACCAAATCAAGGACACTTATGCCGCCTATCAAGATATTTTTCAATATGTTGCTGGTACATTGAATAGGCCAGAAAATAAGATGGTGGAAATTTCTGATGAAGACAAGGTATCCAAACACGGTTTTGACAAATGGTCATTCCGTAAATTGCCTACTAAGAAAAAGGATAAAAAATGAATAATGCCGATGATTTAAATTCAAAAACTACCGATGAACTGGTTCAAATATTTATCGATAGCGTTCAAAACGCCTATGATCGCATATGGGTTGAATCTGCCACCGAAGAACAGCTGGACAAACTGGGGAAAACTAGTGGACTGGTCCGTCAGTGTGATCACGAATGGGTGACATGGACTGGTCTTCATGGTACCATCACAGACTGCACTAAATGCAAACAGGTCAAAGCGGATGGTATATGAAAGTCCTATTTCTCGATTTCGATGGAGTTCTGAATTCTCAACAATCAGAGATTTTCTGGCACAATAAACGTGACCAATCGCTGTGGGAAAATGAGATGTACAAGTCTTGGCACGGTACTCTTAAAGAATATATTGCACATGAATTTTGTCCCATTGCTATGTCCAATGTGGAAGAGTTGATTCGGAGAGTTCCAGATCTCAAAATCGTGATTTCTTCTTCTTGGCGCCATGGAGAAACTATCGAAACATTGAAGAAAATTCTTCACCCTTCCAAACTCATTGCCGATGCCATAATTGACGTCACTCCGTATTTTCGCGGAGATAAGCCGCGTGGTGCTGAAATTCAAGATTGGCTTGATAGGCACACAGAAGTGTCGCACTATGTGATATTAGATGATGATCGCGATATGTTAGAAAGTCAGAAAGATAATTTTATTAACACGTCCCCTTTCCATGGATTCCAATACGGAGACATGCTTTGGGCCTTAAGAATACTTGGCCACGCGGATAGGCAATATTAGGAGGAAAATGATTACATTAGTTTGTTCCATCTTGATTACCGTTAATGGCGGCGGATTTGGTATAGCATCCAAGGCTGACGTTGAAGGGAAACTCATCAGTCAATCGGATACTAAATACCTTGTAGATTTCAGCGATGGTGTCAAAAAATTTGATATTTTCGGAAAACCAAGTAATTATGACGAAGTCTTAGTTGACAAGTCTGATTGCGTAAAGAAGTAATATGCTACATTATTTAGTGGAATGGGGCCACATCTATCTGATTCATGTCGGCGTACTAACTGGTTTATTGATGATTGATAATGTGCGTCGAGAAGGGTTACCATTTCCCAACAAAATGCTGATATTCAAACCCTTGGTATGGGCGCTCATATTGGCAGTCTTCTCCAGTCATAGTCACGCGCACTACCTTAATCACTTTGTTTCAAAATAGTATTGACAATGCAATTTTTATACTATAGTATGTGTAAATAAGGAAGGTAAAATGGAAAATCAACAAACAACAGTTATCGATGTAACCAATCTCCCCACTTTGCAGGAATTGGAACGTCAGTATTTGAACTTGGTCTTGGGCAGAACCTCTGGAAGCAAGGCAGAAGCCGCCAAAATCCTTGGCGTTAGCGTAAAGACGGTTTACAATAAACTTGACGCATACAAAGAGCAAATGACGTCTACTGTCACACAGTCGTAATGAAACATGATAAAAAAGACGAACCTGTCATTAGGTTGGACGTCACTGGCAATCTAACCCAGGAAATCATAGAAGAAGCTGCTCTTAGGTCCGCTCAAAATATGGGTCCAGCCCAAGACATGTGGATACCTGGAGTTGGTTGGATCATGAGGCATGGCGAGATTACTCAAGCTGGTTACGATTGGCTTGAACAGGAATACGGCAATAAAGAGGATAGGTAGTTATCATCTACTTCACATCAGACACACATTTTTGGCACAAGAATGTTATCAGACTGTGTAGCCGTCCATTTGCACATCTGCACGAGATGCATGAGTACATGATCGATGAATGGAATAAGCGCGTCAGAAAGCCTACGGATAAAATTTATGTTTTGGGAGACTTCTCGTTTGCCAATGGCACAATGACAAGGCCCATACTTGAACGTCTAAACGGCTATAAAATATTGATTGCTGGCAATCATGATAGGCATGCCAAGCATATGTTGGATATGGGTTTTCAAGAAGTACACGAGAACATTTGGATTGAGATTGGTAATAAACAGAAAGTTTTCTTGAGCCATTTTCCTTTCCATCCGATGAATGCTTATGGCAAATATCCAGATGGCCGTATTGAAATTGGTTATCCATATGAGAAGATAGACACGCGCTACATGCATAAGCGTATTGTAGACGATGGTACGCAGTGGTTGATCCACGGACATGTCCACGGTGCATGGAAACAGAATGGTCGTCAAATTAATGTTGGTGTGGATGTTTGGGATTTTAAGCCAGTTTCACATGAAAAGATTCTACAGATTATTAAAGCTGGACCAAAATTTGAGGGAAAATCCACAGACGATTACGGAGATTAATATGGAAAAAGAACTTAGTGCAGAACAAAGGAAACAATTAAGTAAAGTAGGAAGAACGTTTTTTCTAAAATCGTTTTTTAATGGAGTGCAGCACGCCATAATGCTGATGCTGGTAAATTTTATTTTGGTTATGTCTGCACAAATTTTCGATATTCCAGAACCACTCGCTTTCATTGTAGCACTTGTTGGGGGCTTTTTTGTTATCCGCAGAATGTTCTCGATTAACTTTGAAAATTATGATAGATTCAAGAACGAAATCAAAGCAATCTTAGAACCAAAATAAAAATTAGGAGACATCGGTGAAATCCGCCTTTGATGTATTTTCAAGTAAATTTGCTCAAGATATTTATTTGCAGAAGTATTCAAAAGATGGAGTTGAAAACTGGGCTGATACAGCGCGAAGAGTCGTAGAAGCTGTATGCTCTCAACTTCTAGATAGTAAAACAAAAGAAAAAATTTATAACGCAATTGTAGATAGAAAATTTATTCCTGGCGGTCGATACCTCTACTCTGCTGGCAGAGAATTTCACCAGACAAATAACTGTTTTCTCTTCCGTGCGGAGGATTCCAGGGAAGCTTGGGCAGAAAATATGCACAAGATCACCGCTTCTTTAATGACGGGCGGCGGTATTGGAGTTGACTACAGTAGGTTAAGACATGAAGGCGCCGTAATTAAGCGCACTGGTGGCACATCGACTGGTCCTATAGCTTTGATGAATATGACTAATGAAGCAGGGCGTTATATTATGCAAGGTGGCCAACGGAGATCGGCAATCTGGGCTGGACTTCTTTGGTCTCATCCCGACATATTCAAATTCATGAATCAAAAGAATTATTCAGAAGATATGAAAGCGATGAAGCTTAAAGATTTTAATTTTCCTCTGCCGATGGAATTGACAAACATCTCCATAATTTACGATACAGAATTCTTTATCGCCATAGACAATCTAGAGCACGCAAAACATGAATTAGCTAATCGTGTATGGTTGGAAAACTGCAAACAAGCATTTGCTACGGCTGAACCTGGAATGAGTTTCAATTTCCGAAAAGATAATGAGTCACTGCGCAATGCCTGCACTGAAGTTGTCAGTGAAGACGATTCAGATAAATGTAATCTTGGTACGATTTGGATCAATCGCATCAAGACAAAGAACGAGATGGCTGAAATGACGAAACTTTCAACGCTTTTTCTTCTTTGTGGTGGTATTTATAGTCACACTCCCACTGATAGGATCAAAGAAGTAGGAAACAAGAATAACAGGATCGGTCTTGGTCTTGGCGGCATTCATGAATGGCTAATGACGCGCAACCATGACTATGAGGTCGTACCAGAATTGCACAAATGGTTGTCTGTTTACGAGCAAGAATCGGATTCCGCAGCCTTCATTGGTGCTAAGCAGTTGGGAGTTTCGGTGCCTAAGGGCGTAAGGGCGATTGCTCCTACTGGAACTATAGGAATTATTGCAGAAACTACCACGGGAATCGAACCTTTGTTTTGTAAATCATACAAAAGACGTTATAGGAATTCCGAGGGCGAGTGGGTATTTCAATATGTGGTGGACGGTACCGTAAAACGACTGCTCGATCAGGGCGTGAAACTAGATGCGGTGAAAGATTCTTATGATCTGAACTTTAAACAGCGCGTTAAATTCCAAGCGGATGTGCAAAACTACGTGGATATGGCCATTTCCAGTACTTGCAATATGCCACAATGGGGATCGGATGCAAATAATGAGCAAAATTACGAGAAAAATGCCAAAGTCTTACTTAAATATGCAAAAAGACTGCGCGGATTTACTGTCTATCCCAATGGATCGCGCGGGGGACAACCTCTGACGAGCGTTCCTTTAGAAGAAGCTCTCAAAGATGAAGGAAAAGTATTCGAGGAGACGGAGAATACTTGCTTGAATGGAGTTTGCGGGCTATAATGAATTATGAAAGTAATTTTTTTAGACTTTGATGGCGTTTTAAATTCAGCTACCTCCTTTCTTTACGAAGTGAATCGCCGTAATAAACACAAAGAACAGGGCGTAAAGGGTCCAGTCAACGAAACTCTATCTTTACATTGCTGCGCAGCATTCCAATTTGTATTAGATCAGTATCCAGACGTTAAAGTAGTGCTTTCCACTACCTGGCGCACTATGTTCACCATAGATTGGTTAAAAGCCAAGCTTGAAGAGTATCACATTGATTCATCTCGCGTTATCGATAAGACACCACAGACTTTTGGCGGTAATAGAGGTCGCGAGATCGAAATTTGGCTACGTGATCATCCAGAAATCACGCATTTCGTGGCCATTGATGACAATGACGATGGCATATCTGCCTATTTCGGCAAGGATCGTTTCGTCCAGACGGATTGGGAACGTGGCATGGGCGTACAACATGCTGCCGAACTATGCGAAAAACTTTCTGCCAAAAATCTTAAAAAAGTTAAAGAAAGACTGAAAAAAGAAGCCAAGGAAGATGAGGAATAGTGGACTTAATCGACCGCCTATCTAGCAAGGGTCTCATTAAACCTCCGCCCCATGTTTTAGGTGGCACGCATTATTTGACCATAATGGGTTCCCAAGCTTATGCTGTAAATACTGATGACTCCGATCTAGACATTTATGGGTGGTGTATTCCTGCCAAGGACATGATTTTTCCGCACCTGCGCGGCGAGATACTTGGTTTTGGTTACCAAACTCAGAGATTCGAACAATTTCAACAGCATCATGTCCAAGAAAAAGATCACAATAAAGAATACGATCTTAATATCTACAATATTGTCAAATACTTCCAGTTGGTAATGGATAATAATCCGAATATGATTGATTCTCTGTTCACTGATGAAACTTGCGTAATCAAATCCACAAAACTGTCCAATCACGTTCGCGATAATAGAAAAACTTTCCTTTGCAAAAAAGCCTGGCACACTTTTAAGGGTTATGCCTACGCTCAGATGAAGAAAATGCGTACCAAGGAGCATAACAAAGAAGGTGTAAGATACCACATGATCGAGAAGTACGGGTATGATGTAAAATTTGCTTATCATGTAGTTCGTCTACTGAATGAAGTAGAAATGATTCTAACTGAGCACGATCTGGATTTACGTCGCAACAACGATCAGCTGAAAGAGATCCGTGCTGGTCAATGGACTATGGATCAGATCGAACAATATTTCCTCATTAAGGAACGATCTTTAGAGGAAACGTACGCCAAATCTACTCTTCGCAATCGACCAGATGAGCCAGCTATCAAGAAAATCCTTCTTGAGGTTTTAGAGGAACATTTTGGGACGTTGCAGGGTATGGTTGAGACTGCCGATTATTACAAAGATATGCTGAGACAAATCCAGCAGATTGTGAGCAAAGTATGACAAAAGAAGCTGTGATGTTTTCTAGCTCTGTAATCATTTCAACGTTGTTATTTGGTCTTGGGACCACGCCAGCCCTATTTATTTTCGGCTTCATTTGGTTACTTTGGGGCGAACCATGAAGTTCATCGTGGCAGGCAGCAGGACCATTCAGGAAATTACGGCTTATGGTCAGCTGGTAGAATTGCGTATTGCTAAAACGCATCCATTTTGTAATGCAACAGAGATCGTTTCTGGTACCGCCAAAGGACCAGACAAAGCTGGCGAGATCTATGGTGATTTCTATGGTATCTCCGTTACTAAATTTCCTGCAGAATGGGATAAGTATGGCAAACGTGCTGGTCCGATAAGAAACAATAAGATGGCAGTCTATGCCGATGCCCTACTTTTGATTTGGGACGGTCAGTCAAAAGGATCTAGACATATGAAACAAGCCATGCTAACATTGAATAAACCAGTGTTCGAGCTTATTTTGGAGCCATACAATGAAACGAAGTGAAATGTTAAAAATCATTGAAGGTTTATTCAATTTGGCACCTAGGTTTGACAATGAAACTAACGCAGAGAATCTTTTGTCTACCTTGGAAGAAATAGGAATGCGTCCTCCATATAATGCCAGTGAAGATGATGGAGTAGATAGTTTTGAGTGGGAATCGGAAGAAGAATTTCCTAGAAGTGGAGCGGTGTAATGCCAACCCTATTCCTTTTGGTCGGTCCTCCAGGATCTGGTAAATCCACTTTTGCTAAGAACCAGATCGAAAATGGCGGCGATTTAGGTGCTGAATGCACATACGTAAATCAAGATTCTCAAGGCAAGCTTCAGCACATGGAGAATTTTCGAGAAGCGCTTCGTAATGAAAAAGATGTATTTGTTGATCGCATGAATTTCAATCGCGCACAACGCCTTGGATACATCGAGCAAGCAAGAAAGGCTGGTTACGATGTCAAGATCCACGTTTTCCATGTTCCCTACTCGGAATGCTTGAAGCGTGCGTCTGAGAGAATTGGACACGAAACCATCCAGGATGCCGCCACAGCAGAAAAGGCAATACGATTTTTCTTCAAGTCTTATGAGAGAGTAGAAGACTGGGAAGCCGATGAAGTGATTCGCCATTATATGGAGGGCGATAAACCTAGTGCAATCTGGGTAGACCTAGATGGTACTCTATGTAATTGCGATCATAGAAGACATCATGTGCGCACCGAGAATAAGAAGAAGGATTGGTTAGCATTTTTTGGGGGCATCAAGGACGATACGGTAAACGAACCCGTGGCCAGTGTTCTAAGATCTATGAGTTGTGAGCGTGCCATAGTTTACTGTTCTGGACGGGGAGAAGAATACAGAAGCGCAACAGAACAATGGCTCAATAAACATCATCTGGATCGTTTTTATGATCCGTTGTTTGAAAGCTATACGTATGCTCATCTTTATATGAGACTTGCTGGAGATTCCAGGCAAGATTTTATTGTAAAAGAAATTCTTTTGGACTTTGAGATACTTCCTAGATTTGCAATAGATTTTTGTCTTGATGATAGAGATCAGGTTGTGAAGATGCTTAGGGGCAGAGGATTGACAGTCTTTCAGGTAGCATATGGAGATTTTTAATGGCACCCATTGTTTTGTATCATTCTAAAACCAACAATATTGTAGTCCTAGAACCCAATGTAGGCGAATATTGGATGAATTTTAGGATTATAACTCGTTCAGAATACGAATACCCTACTGCGTGCAGCGGATATTACGATGGTAATTTGGCTTCTTTTCTAGATGCTGGATATGAGATTGTAGGAGATTTTTAATGCTTAAGATCAGAGAAGCCAAAAAAGAACTAGCAGAGAAATCGTACAGGGATATTCAAGAATCTACAGCATGGACCTGGGCATCTCGGGGCGTGGCAAGTTATCAAAATGTCATGATCGTAAGCAAAGACAAGAAAATGGCTTATTATTTATTGGCTGAGGAATATTCTCATGAGGCTCGCGAACACGCTGCTCTGGTAGAAGCTGGTGCATCCAGTCTTTTGAGCCAGGTACAAGCTGCTATAGTGCCACATGCTCTAAAAGCATGGAATCACATCGAAGATGAGTTTGGCATATGAAATACGAGATCGAAGCCTTTGAAGTTTTGGTGAAAGATGGTTATTTGAAAAGGGCTGAAAAGGGCGACCTAGTTCTTTACGGCTATACTGATAAGACAACTTTCGAGCGAGCTTGGCAAACCAAGTACACACGCGATGCCCGTGGCATCATATTGAACAAAAATACTGGCGAAGTCGTCGCTAAGACATTCAAAAAATTCTTCAATCTTAACGAGATGGAAGAAACACAATTGAAAAATTTACCAAATGAGCAATACGAAGTTTTTGAGAAATACGACGGCTCCATGGGTACAGCCTTCTTCCATGACAATGACTGGCACATGGCCACTCGTGGAAGTTTTACATCAGAACAAGCACTCCGTGGCCTTGCAATATTAAATAAAAACTATAATATTTCGAGACTTGATCCTAATTGCACCTATCTTGTAGAGATTATCTACCCAGAGAATAAAATAATCGTAGATTATGGCGATAAAGAAATGCTTGTGCTGCTTGGCGTTTTCCACGTTCCCACGGGCGACGAATTGTCTTTTCAGACAGTTAGGTGCATAGCGCAAGTTACGGGAATGCCATGTGCAGTGCAATATTTTCACACAATAGAACAGATGATCGAATTACAGAAAACGATGCCAAAAGACGAAGAGGGCTTCGTCGTTCGCTTTGAATCTGGTTTGAGGGTAAAAATCAAAGGCGAAGAATATATGAAAATCGCCAAGATGATTTCTCAGATGTCTCCGATTTCCTTTTGGGAGTCCATGGAGAATGGTAAGGTTAAGAAAGATTATTTGCAACAGCTTCCAGAAGAGTTTAGAAAAGAATACGAGCCAATGGTAGAGAGACTCGAAAGTCTCTACGAGAAAACGTTGTTTGAAATTGCTACAGAACAGACTAAATTGCCTATTACGGAACTGAAAGATAGGAACGATCGTAAGAATCTTGGCTTGTACTTATCTAGTGGCAAGCACGATCTTAAGCATGCTTCCGTTATGTTTGCTGTGGTCTTAAAGCAATGGGAAACGGTCAACTCATATATTATGAAGTTGATTAGGCCCACTGGAAACGTTTTGTCATGAAGGTATTGTTTGTTGGTGATAGACCAAGCAGATTAAATAAGGACCCCAAAATCGCTTTTGTTGGCACTCCTTCTTATAAGAATTTGTTGAGATGGATCAAAAGAATGGGAGGCATCACTGATTTCTCTGCCATCAACAGTCATGATGGTATAGATAGATCCGCAATAGCGGATTGCTGGCGTTCTGGTGGAAAAGTTGTTGCCTTGGGCAATAACGCTAGCAAAAGATTGACAAAAATTGGCATAGAACATTTTAAGCTTCCTCATCCAAGCCCATTGAATAGACAATTGAATAATGAATATTTTATTGAGGAAAAACTGTGGGAGTGTTATTCTTATCTAAAGGAGACGTCTCGTGTGTATAATTTGTAGAAATCTGAATCATTTAACTTCTGAAGAAGCTATGCGCAATATTGGTGAAATGCTTATTGGGGCAAACAAAGAACATTCAAAACATTTGATGGATTTAGCTAGTAGAATTTTGGATAAGGACGTACCTATCGTCGATGCTGATTCAGACATGGATGAAAATTGGGAGAGGGAGCATAGGGAGTGAAATGAGCGTTTTGGATTCTTTAATAGTTTTCAGCTGTATGAGTTTGTCTGGACAACAAAATATAGCTTGCAACAAAGCTCTTCAAGCTGGATCAAAACAAACACAAGTGGATCAGACTTTTAATGGCTACGAAGATCATCAGCTGAAATTGATGGAAAAAGATGCCACTACGTTGGTTGGCCAAGATTCTTTGCAAACTATCGGAGGAACGGTGTGGTTAACCAAATCGATAGTGGAGAAAAAGGCTGATTTTGGTATAGCTAAAGATGTGGTAATGGAAATCAACATGCGCCTTGGGGAATTGATATTAAAATGGAAGTTTTGAAATTTCCACATCCAAATCTTTTCATTAAATGCAAAGAAGTCACCGTATTTGGTCCTGAACTGAAAGTTTTATTAGAATCGATGTGGGATACGATGATATCTAAGAACGGAATGGGTCTAGCCAGTAATCAGGTCGGTTTGGATTATCGCATGTTTACTATGAAGGGTCCAGAAGAAGAAAAACTATTCATCGTCAACCCAAAGATTTTGGTGAGCGGTCGTGCACAGGCAAATTTAAAAGAAGGCTGTCTCAGCGCTCCAGGCGAATTTCTGATTCTTGGTGAGCGTGCTATGTGGGTACAGATCCTCTATCAAGATGAAACTGGGGCACCTCACAGCCAAACGTTTGGCGGCATACACTCTGTTTGTGTGCAACATGAAATTGATCATTTAGATGGAAAATCGCATCTACAATCAAAATCTCTTACTAGGCGCGTGAGGAGAGAAATGAAAAGAAAATGGGGCGTATGATGGAGAATTTAGATAAAAGGACCAGATCACAGCGATGGTCTGATAATATTGCGGAATTCTGTGGCTCGTGGGGATTTGTTGAACGTGATAGAGAAAATGTGAATGGTATACATGCTAAATTAGACAAATTATTGGAGAAAAAATGAAGGTTAGATTCGTTTCTTCTACTTCTGGCACAGTAGATGGCATAAGAGTCGACGCAGAAGATCTAATCGCCTATACGGCTAGAGTTTCCAATCCAGCCAATCAGATGAACCTTCAGAGTGCCCCAAAGCTTATAGAGTATCTGATCAAGAACAAACACTGGAGCCCATTTGAGATGGCTCACATGACCGTCGAGATTAAGACTTCCCGCGCTATCGCTCAACAAATCCTTCGCCATCGCTCATTCAGTTTCCAAGAATTCTCTCAGCGTTATGCTACTGCTACGGAATTTGAGCGCTATCCCGCCAGACGACAAGACAATAAAAATCGACAAAATTCTATTGACGATCTTCCTGAGTTAACTAAGATCTGGTTCGATGAAGCTCAAAAAAGAAATGAAGAAGCTGCCTATGGCTATTACAAGCAGGCTTTGGATGCTGGCATTGCCAAAGAACAAGCGAGATTTCTTTTGCCTTTGTCCACTCAGACCACATTATATATGTGTGGATCAGTTCGCTCTTGGATCCACTATCTCGATCTAAGATGCGCAAATGGCACTCAACAAGAACATAAAGACATTGCAGACCAAATCAAAATCATTTTTGGTGAGCAATTTCCAGACATCTATGTAGCTTTGGGTTGGTAATTTTTACATTTGCCAGACAAGGAATCTTATACCAATGAAGATCCTTTTCCTCGATTTTGACGGCGTAATTAAGCCTTTATACAAAGACTTTTCGAAAGAGGCATGCAAACTAGTCAACGATCTTTTGATTAAAGAGCCAGGGCTACGCATAGTCGTATCATCAAGTTGGCGTGTGTATGGTCTTCAAGAGGTTCGTGGCATTTTGAGAGAACTGGGAATAGATCCTATCAAAGTAATTGACGTCACTCCTGGCTTTCCAGAGCACGGTTTAAAAACTCGCGATCACCATATTAAGGTGTGGCTTAGGAATCACCCAGTAGACAATTTCGTGATTTTGGACGATGAGGCAGAAATGCCTGATTTCAAGAAAAAGTATGTCAATACTGATTCTAATATTGGCTTGACTGAAAAAGATGCCGAACGAGCGCTCAGCATCCTAGAAAAGTCCAGTAAATACTAGGTCTTACCTGTAGAGCCAAATCCACCAGCACCACGGTCGGTTGAAGATAGTTCCTCTACAACTTCAAATTCTGCTTGTACGATTGGACAAATGACGCCTTGGGCAATGCGTTCGCCTTTTAGAATGAAAAATCTTTCTGTTGCATACCCAGGAACCAAAGGATCGGTGTTCGTCATGATTACGCAAATTTCCCCACGGTAATCGGAATCAACTGTTCCTGGTGAATTCGCTACTCTAAGAGGGGTTTTTAATGATGTACCAGAACGCGGTCGAATCTGAAGCTCATATCCCATTGGAATTTCTACTGAAAGTCCCGTTTTTATGAGCAGGGTTTCACCTTGATAGATTATTACGTTCTCCAAGGCCACCAGATCGAATCCAGCAGATCCTTCCGTAGCATATTTTGGCACAACGGCATCTGGATGTAATTTTTTAATTTTTACCTTCATTTTTCCTCCATACGTCAATTTGTTTCTCAAGCCGAAAGGATTGATCAATCAGCCACTTCTCGGATTCTCTGGGTGGATTGCTGATAAATTTGTCTGTAAATTTTACACACAGTTCCAACCATTCGCCGTGATCTTTGGGTAACCTATCGATCAGTGTCTGCCCTTTACGTTGTTTCTTGGGCCTCTTACTGGTTTTCTTCATATTTTTCCTTCGTGTAGATTTTATAATAGATCATTTGAGACGGTAGGTCAAGTGCCATTTATTCGCTAAGCCTGATATATACGGGTATGGCTTTCCCCTCAATCTTTACACTAATATGATGAAGAAAACTATCGAATTCATGACTAAAATCGATACTGCCGACTTCGACAGGGCAGTAGCCGACATGCAGCGTAAATTGAAAGATATTTATCGTCCAGCCGATAACGTAGCCCAACAGAGAG